TTGTAATGGTTTTGGATTCCTTTTCAACCTGTTTACGGCTAATGTTTACCGTTTCAGGCTCAGGCATCGGGATAACAATTTGCTCAGGCATACCTTTTTGTGTTTCCTTATCTAATGCCCTATCAATTACAGCTTGCTTTGCAACTAGTGTATTCGCCATTGTTACATCAAGCGAACCCTCTAAAACTAGATGCTGAATAAGCACGTTGTCGGTTTGCCCTATGCGGTGCGCTCTATCCTCAGCCTGAGTAACATTCCCAGGAGTCCAATCTAATTCCGCGAAGATAACATGGGATGCAGCCGTTAAGGTTATCCCCACGCCCGCCGCAGTTATAGAACCGATGAAAACCTTAACCGTGCTATCCGTTTGGAATCTATCAACGGCGCATTGTCGGTCATTTTGTGGGGTTTCGCCGGTAAAGGTTTCATAACCTATACCCTCAGAATCCAAAGCCGCTGCAATGGCGTTAATAATGTCATGATGATGTGCAAAAACAATAATCTTATCCTCAGATTCCAAAGAATCTATAATGTGTGCTATCACTAAAGGAGTTTTAGCTAATGCGGTTTCATGCCGCAGTTTTGATATCTCAGTAAATGCAGCCTTTGCACCCTCGCGCAGTTCCCTAACGGCGTTTTCATAATCGGCTGGGTTATCGCTTGCCTTTGTTAATTCAACATTTGCCCTGAGTTGATCTAACCGGCCTTCTAGTTTATCCCATGCGGATTTTTCAGCCTGTATAACACCGCTGAGTCCATTAGAGGGGAGTTCAATAACCTGCCGCCGTTTTGCGGGCAATTCGGTTAAAACATCCTGCTTTAGTCTCCTAATCATCAAGTGCATTCTAAGATTCTCTTGCAGCTCATTCAAATTTGATGCTCCACTTACATTCCAGCCGTAACCATCATGATAACCGTCACAGTATCGGGTAGCATATCCGGTCCATGATTTACCTATAGAATCAGGCAAAGCCGCATGGAGTATAGGCCATAGCTCTATAGGACGGTTTACTATTGGTGTGCCTGTTAGGAATATACGCCGCTTGGCGGCTATACCCTTAATGACCTTCTCAGGGTTTTTATCCCATTTACCAAGTGTGTAATTGGTGCGCTGTGCTTTAGGATTTTTCAAGTAATGGGATTCATCAATAATAAGTAAATCCCACGTTTGGCTAGTTAGCATGGCGTGATGTTTTTTAACAATATCATAGTTACATATGAGAATATCAGCCGTAGCGGTTGTTTTTCCGTTCATTATCTCTATTGAGCGAGGAATAACTAACCACTTGGTTAACTCATTTCGCCAGTTGATTTTGAGGGATGCAGGGCAGATAACCAGGACAGATTTAATACTGTCGTCAGCGTTGATAACTCCTATAGCTTGGATGGTTTTACCTAGTCCCATTTCGTCGGCTATCAAACAATTATTCCGCTGCATAGCATAAGCTATTCCGGCCCGCTGAAATGGCATATACTCTAAACCTTCAGGTACGGGTATTTCAATATCAGCATCAACGGCGCGGCTATCCTCTATGGCCTTATCCCGATTAGCTATAACTTCATCAAGAATTGCTTTAGCTGAATCAGTACAATAATCATAGAGCGTTGCAGCTTTAAGCGGTTGGTCAGTCCACCATTTTTTAACATCAGGATTCCACCTAAAGCCAGCATCTTTTAATGGCATACGTTCATCATACGTAGCCGTAGCTATAAAGATAGAACCGTCATAATCAATCTTCAAACCAAGCTCCTTTAAAATCTGTTACCTAACATTATTATATCATACTTGTCAAGTGTGCAAGTTAATCAAAAAATTGGCGCGGCTACGGCAAAGAATTTACTAGAATTTCTAAAGTCTCATATAAACCTTGATTATATATATCTTAGTATATCAACAGGCAAAATAGAGTAAATAACATACCCATATACCAGGATAGATAGAGGAATCAGAGAATAGATAATACATGAACATATGAACAAGTATTCATATGACATTAGGTTCATTTTTATACAGGCGGATACCTGGAAGCTACCCACAATTTACCAAACCATAATCTACCAGCACCTTTACACTTATACATTTTATAAAACATTATTTACCAGCTTGAAAAATGGGTCTGAAAGCTACTTTTTAACAATTTCCTTAATATTCCATTAGATAACTTATATAAAACCAATATCTGGAAATTGGCAAAAATGACAAAAAATGGTAAAAAATAAAGGAAAATTAGTCAAAAATGACAAAAAAGCTCCAAATAACAATAACAACAATAGTTAACAATAATTAACTCTTTAATACATTTCCCATTAGGGGGGAATAAAGAAATCGCCCAAAAATGACCAAAAACACTACATCAATAATTAACTCTGATAACAGTAATTAACATTATTAACATTTAAGGATGCTCTGAACAGGCACTTTACATTTTATGACATCTGATATTGCATTATGCCCTGTCTGGTCTGGTCTGGTATATATTACCAATTATAATATGATGGCTGATAATGGCTCTCAGAGCGGGTTTCGGGCATGGTGTATAATAGCAGGTAAAACAGGGCGTTTGATTCTAAGGCATCTATTAAAGGCATAGGCAGGGGTAACCCCTATATGTATATATTACTATTAGTTAGTTAGTTTTCGTGCTTCTATAAGGCTTACACGGCGTATCACCTAATAGAATAATACTTTATTTAGCTGGCGCGGGTATTAGGTAGAAGATCAGGCAAGGCACGACCTTATAAGTAAATTCCTTCGGTGTTAGGGCAACCATATAGATAAGTTGGCTACATACAAAAAAATATTTTTCTATAAACAAAATGTTATATTCTCAGTCATATTTTACCATGTTAAAATTTACCATTTAATAGACAAAGAAAAAGCCCAGGCTATAAAGCCCAGGCTTAATCTTATTAACTAATGCTATGCAGCCACCAGAGTATGAGTATTATTATACGCTGCCTTTGCTAGTGCTTTCATGCTTTCAACTTCATTAACAGGTAGGTCAACAAAGCCTTTGTTAGTCTTTCTTTGCAGGGGAATAATCCTTGTGCTACCATCGGGCATTACAATGTAAGTACACGCTGCAATTTCCTGTTTTTGGAATCCTTGTTTCCTTGCAATACTCTTACGCATTTTCAAACCCCTTTCTCAAACGACGCCAATTCACTACCAAAGAACGAATCATAAAGACATACTTTATAACTTTGGTTAGATTCCCACGCAATTAATCCCTTAAAAGATTCTAATAGGTTAAAGGCTTTCCAGTGATAATCAGCAATATCAGGATTCGGAGGGAATGACCATGATTCCTCTACAAGCCAATTAGGGGAATAGATAGACAGGTCATAGATAGCTCCCATGTTTTGCAATTCTTCAATATTCATTCCTTTAGCTTCCCATGCCCTGTTTGCATCGTCCCATGCAGCCGCTTCTATACGGGTGACAGCCTTAATCAATTCGTTATAGGTCATTGTGCTATCGCCTCCTTAGCTGGCCTTTGGTGAATCCCTTATACACTTTGACCAATGGAATAGTGTAGCCACAACAACCGCATTCTAAGATCAGGATATTATTTAACAAAGAGGGTTCAGAGAATATTGGTGTCATTGTTCCAATATGACCTTCACGTAAACAATGCGGGCAGGGGTGAATATTAGGGGTTAGTCCAGCATTCGCCTTTTCAAACCAATCCAGTAAATCAAAATTCATAAGCTATACCTCCTCATATTCATCATTTACCTCTATGTAATAATTACCTTGATTATCCTTTTGCAATTCAAAGTAAAAATCACGCCATTTAATCACATCCTTATATTTAGGTGTTACGTTGATAAGTGCGATAATTTCATTATTACAGCGTACTTCCACTTTGATTTCATGCATGACAAAATCCTTCCACTAATGGTAATATTTTCCACTATATATTTACACTATATACCTATCGTGTATTGCCCGGCGGTTGAGCCCTTGCGTACCTCCTAGATATTTCCAAGATGCCGCCGGTGCTGCCGCGCTGTTCCGGGCAAACCGTATAAGATTATCAATGTTCTATTGTATCTTTAATTTTAGATTATTTTATTCCAGTATGCAATACTTTTTCCCAAGAGAGTAAACAAAAGATAACAAACAATATTTTCCAGTTAAATTTTTCCAGGTCTAATATATGATAATTTGGTATAAGATGCCCCGGTTTCTTATTCCCGATGTTTTATCTATACCTAAAAGCTTAAGGGGGTAATCACACACTTCTGAGCAGCATAAATACTCCTATTCTCAGTCAAGGAAAAACCAAAAATCACAAAATATATGACCTGATTAAACCTTCTAATTGATTCAATTTGTGACCTGAATATTTACTGTATAGGATATATTTACTGTGTAGTGAATATATTAATTTTGGTGAATATTGTTTATACTTGAATATTTTAAGTACCTAAGAGAAAAAATATATGGGGAATAGTCTAAAAAGGAATGTTCTCAGGCTAGTTTTTATAATACCCCCACCGGGGGTCGGTAGGGGTAAGTAGATTCGATTCTGAGCGAATCTTACAAAGGTATACCTTTGTAAATATCTTCTATCGGTTAAAAGGTAATGATTACTATCAGTTATTAATAAGTATTAATAATTTCATTCTTATACGTTGTTTTTTCTAAAAACTCTTCTTAACTTACTTTTTATTTTTTCCATCGGAGTTAGTATTAAATCTAATCCTTCTCCTTCCATAAAACCCCACCAAAGACTTTTATAATCTACCGCGCCGCAAGATGGGCAGAAAAATTTATAAATAAGGCTGTATTCATCTGTTCCTTGATATGAATAAAACAAATCTTTTCCTTTCCCCTCCCACCCGCAATCACAACTAACTGGTCTTAACGGATGATAAAAAAATTCTCCTCTTTGAAAACTTTAGGGAGTAATATCTCTAGCGAGGTTTAGCACTTCATCGGGAGAACAGCGAAGCCTAGCCATAGGCACATCTCCCCCATAGGACCACTCCACGGATAGTATCGCTTTGCGATCTCTTGCAATCATTCTTGATAGGCACCTTACAAACGCGATAAGTTCTCGGCTTCCTCCGTTTACCGTAAAGTATACATAGGCAAAGCCATCATCTAAGTCGCACTCACACGCACTCAGTGTTATAGCGTTCTCATACGTATTAAGTGCTTCAACGAGCGGGGCGATGCCTCGATCAACGTAAGCATTCACTTTTATCGGGATTTCAATGTGTGCCATCAGGCAGAACCTCATTTAAACTGACCCACTACCAAACTTTCAGTCAATCCTAATTCCATCAAAATTACAACTCCTCTAACAATTGAAATAAAAACCTCTTTATTGTATCTAAATCAATGTCGAAAATTGTTAGACTCACTAATTCATTTGTATTTTCATCTCTATGAGCCACAACCTTATCCGAAAGATCATAACCTACACAGGGAGAATTTTCTTCAGCTACTAAAATCCAAAGGATTTCATGTTCTTTATCATAGTCTATTCTCATTTTTTACCCCTTAACTAAAAATAAGATTCTCTTTTAAGCTAGCAGCAAGTCTTAGACCTTCAATAAATTGTTTAGTAGTTTCTTCATAAGTTCTTCCCCGTGGCCCGCCGTCCCCGGCTATTTTCATCGAGGGTAGTAAGTATTCAAGCCTATTGGCAATTGCTTCGCAATCCTCCCAAGCTATCTCCCCTTCACAATCCGAGTGGTTTAGGAGTATTTGTAGTGGATCATCATTCTCGGGCCACGGTTCTGCTTCGTTTCTTGATTTATACCACCTAGGATTGTTTGTATCCCAACTTTCGCATTTAGAACATACCATAGGACGTTGATAATCCCAATATCCCTCATAGACTTCTAAATCTCCATAACCAGATACTTCAGCTAGTTTGCGCCGCCAGCGCATAAAGGCCGAATAAGCGCCGTCCCAAGCTCCGTGCGAAACATTAAGCCCCATTATCTTCTCCCTCCAAAATATCTGATTGAAGTTCATACCAAGCATCTAAGATTCTGTCCATCTTAGCTCGGCGGCTGGCGGGGGAGACATTAAGGATTTCTTTAATTCCTATTTCTATAATATTATCTAGTTCTCTTAGTAGCTCTTTTTTATTCATAATCTGGGTCATCCTTAAAATATTCTTTTTCCATTTCCCAAAGACTGTTTATACAATCCTTCAACATTTGCGCGGCCTCGTCTGGTGAAACCTGTCGATTAATACTCATACCTCTCCCGAGATACTTGTACCAAGAAACTTCTATATTCTTATATTTAAAATTAAAAGATTGTCCCTCAGTACAAAATTTGCAATAATCACCATATTCAATGTTGGCTTTTGGATCATCATATTCACAGCCACTACAAGGATCAGACCAATCATAAGCATGAACTTCAAATATGTTATTTTTAAATCCTGTTACATTGCCTGTATTACCAAAAGGGTTTTCAAAATCTTTCCCTAGATTTAACATTACTCTTTTTAGCTCATTACTAATAAAAGATAAATGAGATTCAATGTAATCTGGACATTCTATCTCTTGCCAAGGCTGACCAAAAACAGCTTGCCCCAATTCTGGTTCATACTCTTTCATCTCTCCTCCTCCAATATCTTAATCAAGACAGAACCCACAGCATCCTCTGGACAAACAAAGTGAATATCATTTTCGTTCGACCAATATTTAACAGTTCTCCCTGGAAATCTTTTATCTTCTTCCTTTATATTATCTGCCCAGCAAACCCAGCCTAATATTTGATCACGGCGAAGGTTTATATCTGGATATCCCTGATTTATTATCTCTTCCAGCATTGATCCTGCTTCATAAAATCCACTATCAGGAGATTTGTTCCAAATATCATAATATCCTAAAAAATTTAAACGTTTATAAATATCATAATCAATCATTTTATTCTCTCCACTTCTCCAGTTCTAAAATTTACATAACCCCAAGGAAAAACTTTCTCGCCCACTTTAACAAAACATTCTGCCCAATAATATTCACCTGGATAAGTGTAACAACTAACAAATTCTTTCCTAGCAAAGTTCTCACAGGTTTTTTGTTCCCTATAACTTAGACCCCAAGTTCTTTTCAATTTGTTACTCCTATTTTTAAGATGCTATTATCTTATTCCATTCCAATTCATATTCATTGATAGCTTCTTTCAACTCTTGATAGGCAGACCATTCTACTTCTTCTTTATGATGTTCCTGCAGGCAAGAATCATCCGATTTTCTGATATAATTTTTCTCTCTAAAAGCATCTATAAAACCCATACAAGAATTATAAACTCTTTGAAATTCAACCACTTTTTAAACTCCTTTTAATTTGTTTAAAAAACCATTTAATTCTTTTTTTATAAGAAACCCCATGATAAGCATAAAACCATTTATGTTTAAAATCCCTTCTCCATTCCTGCCACTTCCAAGCTAAATTTTTCTCTGGATCTGGAAGAAGCCCATCCCGTAAAATATTACTTGCCTTTTGTAATTTCTTTTCCATCCTGCGCCATGTTCTATCAGTCATAAAATCATATCCGTGAAATTTATAAATCTCACCTGCTAACCTTTGTAGCATCCTTGTTTCATGTAGTTTGCCGCCGATTTCTATGCACCCTTTCCCCTCGCAATACCCGCATTCATACCAAGGACCAGAACCATCATCTAAGATAACTTCTTTCTCTCCACCAGATCCATGACATATAGGTCCATGACATATAGGACAAGGAAAATACTTACTCATTCTTCTTCTTCTACCATATTTTCTACTTCAAAAAGAACAAAATAAAAACAACGTGTAGTAGTAAGAGAAACACCATCCTCTTTACATATTCCAAATAATTTTTTTGCAATGTCACAACAATTAAGTATCCTACAATTTAAACAAAGACATTCTTCTTTTCTTATTTTGTCTGTTACTGTGTTAGTCCATACATATCTGTCATAATGCTTTTCAAGTTTAATCATTTTTTATCTACCCCCTTTCTGGCTTTTGCTAAGGCACCAGCATTACCTTTAACTTTTTTCTTAGGCATACAAGGGTCTTTCTTTCCCATTCTGTAAGGATACAGAGGACAATCCCAACCAATAAAACATTCAGCTACTTCTTTTTGGTTCCCACAACTACAGTCAAGACACTTTAGTCTTATAGCCCGTAGTGGGGGGTGGGCGCTTCTATCAATGCCTTTTTCATCTTTAAACTTTATTATTGCCATTTCTATTCCTCAGAACATTCTTCTAAATCAGTAAGAACAGTGAGTTTTGCTTTTTCTAATGCTCCTATAATTTGTAATGGTCTGCCTTGATAAAGAAAAGTAGCTCCCTCAATTCCATCATTTTCATAGATAAAAACAGTAGCGCTACCAACTATTCTATCTCCTTCTTTTAAATCATCAATGCATTGTTCAAACAATCCAAAAGCGATTTCTGTAGGATCAAAATTAAGTTCCTCTGAATCCATTCCTTTCCCCTTTCTACCTAGAAATTGATTAATAACCCCTATGCTGCTCTGTGATTCTTCTTGGGTGAAGTTCGCAGCTTTTCCCTTTGCCTGTAAAGATTATATCTATACCTAAACCAAGAAGCAATACCTGAGCAAGCCTGGATTTTTTTGTCAACTGCTTTTAATAAAATTGATCTCATTTTTTATTTTTATCCATTCATCCTCGACCCATCAGGGCCGAAGACCCAACCGTTGGGGGGCATTAGTGGGTGTCCTCCACCTTGATTCGGGGCTCATATCCCCAGCTATGGTTGTCGCCCTTGCCGCTGCACGGCACGATGCGTCGAAGCCAGATAAGCGGTGTCTTGTCAGTTAGCGGCCCCCTTACCTCGATGCTAATTTCCCGGTTGTCGGCTTTAATCCCGGCCTGAAACCATTTGGCAAACCTGTCTGAACACTCGAAGCTAATCGTTACTCGTTTCACCCTTCCCCACCTCCCTCTTTGAGGATTGCTGAGAGTTCACAGTCGGGGGCGTGGCCTTCATCCTGCGTGTTTTTGCAAATGCGGCAGAATAACTTGGCATCGAAAAAGTCCTCAAACCATTCACATTCCCTCAGCAACGCCACGGCCTTATCGCGTTGGGATTCGGCTGCTTTGAGTTCGGCTTCAGCTTGGTCAAGCATATTGCCTAGTTCTTTTGCCCCCGTGCCATTGGCTATGTAGGTGCATCGGTCGGTCCATAAATCCCTCTCCCCCTCCAATTTGGCTATAAGAGCTTGGGCGGCGGAGAGTTGGCGGTTGTATAACTGCAACTGCTCGATGTAGTCCTTCCTAATTCGCCGCTCCACTTCGCCCCTGCAATCGGGTCTGTGTCCGGGGCTTTCAGCTCCACAATGGGGACAAACTTTTAACATCATCCATCTCCCTCTATGGCTTGGCGGGCCATCAGTTCGATTCCATCCTCTTGCCTAAACCGAGCCTCTTTTTGAATCTCCCCTAACGCCTCCCTATATCGCTTGTTGGTGGCTTCTAATTCAGCTATATAAGCGCTGGCGGCAGAGAGCCGAACATTTTCAGCCCAGCATCCATCCATCCACTCACACCCCCCTCAGCTTGGCGAGGAGCGCCGGGGCCTCATCGTAAACATCTCGTATAGCAGCCGCATGGCCTCGGCCGGAACACACGGCTTCCCTTGCCCTGGCTTCCCAAACCATCACCCTCATATGGGTTTCCCCCAACAGCTCGGTCTTTTCGGCCAAGTGGGCGCGAAGCATATTAATTTCAGACTCCGCTTCGGCAATCCTCTGCAGTATACAATGACAGGCATAGTGCTCTGTGTCGCACGGTTCTCCCTCGATTTTTGGTAGTCGCGGTTGGGCAAGGAGAATTTCTGAAGTCTTATTAGCTTCCTTTAATTGCTCTTCCAATTTTGATATTTGAGCATCATATTTCCGCTCACAATCGCAACACTCGCAGAAACCATCTTCAGTAAATATTTGATATTCATCGAAATCATCTCTTTCACAGCTTTCACATCTCATCCCAATCACTTCCCACAATATTCTGGATCATCATACTCGGTACATCCACAAGCGAATTCCAAATCATCTTTTCTTTTTAATCTCATATTATTTAGTTCGGCAACCTGCGGGAAATATCCTTTACTACAGTAAGCATAAATTTCATCATCTAAAACAGAAGTCTTACAGCTATAACACCAATAGCAACTCTTTTCATCTTCAAATAATCTTACATCCATATTCTCTGCTATCTTATTCCTCTTTCTTGCTAATTCTTCTTTCCTTTTCCGCTTAGTGGCTTCTTCCTCAGAACTTAATTTAGTCACTACCTGCCTCTCTTTCCAAAGTATATTCCCCATTCCATAGGATTTACTATTAAAGAAAATTTATAACAATCAATACAATAATCCTTGGATTTATCGTGCGGTTCTACTCTAGTATGACACCGTTTGCATTTCAAAGTTCTTTTTTCCAATCTCTTCTCTCGTTTGCTTTTTTTCTTTTGAATTATTTCTTTAGTCATTTATCCATTGCTTTCATACATTTAGAACAATAACTCTGACCAATACAAAGCTTTCCACATGATAAACAATGCCTTCTACAATATCTCTTCTTTGTTAGTCTTTTTGTCTTTAACCGCATTTTATTCCTCCTAGCGGATTGACCAGAATATTGAGCACCAGTTTTCCATATATACAGGTTTCCACAGGTTATAGTTTCCACTTACTTGCTCAGGTGTCCAAGGAGCATACCCAGAAGTAGTAAGTAGGTTGTAAAAGAAATAATTTGTAGCTTCTGCGAAACTGCTGCCATTGAACCGCATACCATAAGGGTCATGTCCCGTAAGTCCAAAGCATTCCCAATTTTCACAAATTGCTGCGGCGGGGGCGTGACGGTAATCCATATTATATCGTAGAGCCGAAGTAACCATTAACCATCCCGCATTTGCGGGGGGCCAAGGATAACCACTAGCTATAGAAAAATTCTCTAGCCAATTCTGGCAACGCTCCGAATGAAACAGAACCATACAAAAATATGCTTGGTCAGCATTGAGATTAGTCTGCGGAGGTTGAAAATTTCTTCCATCCACAGCATTGAAATACAAAGCGAATCCATTCTGCCACGCTACCTGTTCATCAGAGGAAAATCTATAAAATGGTCCTCCCCAATCATAATCTACGCAATTAGTTGAGAAATCAGGCATGGGGTCAATTGGTCTAGTTTCTGCTACTTTAACTTCTTTAACTTCCGCATGAGCTTTACAAGCCATTGAACTAAAAATCAAAAATATCATAAAAACACATAACAAAAACCCTATTAACTTCTTCAAGATATTAATCCCTTTCTTTCTTCTTATACCACTTACTGAAGGTGTCTCCAGCAACCGAATACTTAATAATAGATTTTACCAACCTCCCCTTTTCCAATTCTGACAAATCCTCTAGCAGTTTTTTATTAGCTTTCCAAGCCGCAGCGGGGGTTTTTCTATATTCCCTCGGCCCGCCAAGGTCAAGGATGAAAACTGACAAAGTAGCCGTTACATTCATAAAATCTGGATTTATCAATCCCTCATAAGTAAACATCTTATAATCTTCTATTAATTCTGGTTTTACAAACTCTTCTAGTCCAGAAAGATTATTAGATTTCATTTTACTTTCCTTATCATACCCTTACTATCTACCTCTACTAAATTCCCCAGTTTTATGTCTTCAGCAGCAGTTCCTAGAATAATATTTGGCTCTTTTACTTCTTCCCAATTTAATATTCTAATTCTATCAGAATTGATTAATCCCCTATCAGACAAATTTTCTATCCAAACCAACCCTTCATCCCTACACCTAAAAACACTAAACCAAATTTGACGATCAGATAGAGGATATTTGAAATACCTCTCAGGAATTTCAAAAGTTACATTTACCCTTCGCATTTTTCCTCCTTGGGAAACTCTAAAATTTTTCCGTTAGCAACATTTGTATCAGATGAAATTCTAAATGTCAAGTTTTTATTTCGCAACTTTAATAGTTTTACTTTTAGAATATCCCATTTACTAAGTTCTATTGAACCCGGTTTAGTTATTTCACCCGTTCTAAGAATAGAGGTTGGCCCCCTAACAGATTTGATTTTAACTCTTGCAATTCTTTTATTATTTTTATAGAATTCAATTGTGCTTTCTCTGGGATAGCTTCTAAACATAAAAATATCTTCCTAGAATTATTATAGATTTCTTGATGCTATTATTTCACATCTTATCCAAAAAGTCAAGTTTTTAGCAGCCATTAAAAAGTTGACAAATTGGGTTGTTTCTGTATATGATACATAAATAGTAATCAACTCATTCAGAAAGGAGTAAAAATGAAACAAGTAAAAATGTCAACAGCAATCTTAACGCCGTCTTTTGATAATTCAGTTTTAGTCAAATGCCCAAGTTGCAAGAATGTATTATCTTTCGAGGAAGACCCTTTTGAAGTAGATGAAATCGGTTGGTGTAAGAGATGCAGAAAGAATGTTTACATTCCTTGGGAAGAATATCTCAAAAAGGGAGGATATGTAAGGAAATATGATGATAACGATTACTACGAATTTTAAAATATTTGCTTTATCTGATCTCCATCTTTCTTTTGCAAAGCCAAAACCAATGAACAAGTTTGGACCTCAATGGGAGGGACACCCCGAGATAATAGAGAAAAGGTGGAATAAGATAGTAGGAAAAAATGATATTGTATTGATTGCTGGCGATATTAGTTGGGCTTCAAAATTAGATACAGCTTTAATTGATCTTTTCTTCATAGATAAATTGAATGGGATTAAAATATTTGTTAAAGGCAACCACGATTTTTGGTTCAAAGGAATTCAGAATATTCGGAAGGTATTGAAAGATACTTCTCTTTATCCCCTTAGAAATGATTGCATAGTAATTAATAATATTGGAATAGTGGGAACTAAGGGTTATAACCTTGATAGAATAACGGGATTAGGAATAAGAAACCTAGACAATTTTAATTCTAGTCATTTCTTAAAAGAGAAGAACCGTCTAGATTTATCAATTCAAGATGCCAAGAAAAAAAATGTAGAAAAGATTATAGCTATGCTTCATTATCCACCTTTTAAAACAATTCAAGGGGGATCTACTCCGTTGACCAAAACACTTTCCAAAGCGGATGTTAAAGATTGTGTATATGGACACATTCACACAGAGATTCACCAAAGTAAGTGTTTTCAAGGTAAATTAGATAGAGTAAACTATCATATGACTAGTTGTGATTACCTAAAATTTCAACCAAAATTAATAGTTGATAATTTAAAGGGTTTTGGTGTTATTTAATAGTGGGAGGTTTAAAAATGGAAGATGGAATGTTGTCAAGAGAAGATGTTATGAGTACAGAAGAAAAATATAATAAAAAAGAAGTATACCAGCTTGTTCGCTGTGATTATTGTGGTCGTCTTATCCTTAAAGGATACGAAGAAAGAGTAGAGATAATGGGAAATGCAGAATGGCCTTATCTCTCTTATGATGCTTACCTTTGCCCAAAATGTTATGAAAAAGCTATTATGGTAGATTTTTACATGTGTGATTGAATTTTGGGGCATCGTCTAGTAGTAAGACACCAAATTTTCACTCTGGAAAGGAAGAAACATAACCTTTTTCTCCTGCCAATAAATTTAAGGAGGTATAAGTGATAACAACAAAACAAAAGAGAGATACTATACCAATTGAAAATATGAAACTTTTACTAGAAATCCTCTTTACTACTAGGTCGGAAAGTGTTAGAATAGGTAAGGAAGATTGGATGCTCGGCTATTGTGATGCTCTTTTTGATGTAGCCAACGAAATAAGTAAGGAAAAATTCATAAATGGGTGAGGGAAAGAAATTTGAAAATACCAAATGAGATTAGGAAAGCAACAAAAGAAGAAATAGAGACTATTGCTAAGACTATTCAAGGCTTAATGGAAGGATTAATGGAAGGTACTATAGAGATTTTGGATCATCCTTACTTTGAGAATTGCCAATGTCCCGAATGCCGGGAAGCCAGAGGAAAATATAGTGGAAAAGAAAAAAGAACCAGATAAAATAAATAAAATAGATAAAAATAAGAAAATATATAATAGGAAAAGGAAGGAGGAATGACAAATGAGTTGGGAGATTTGTCCGGTATGTAATGGAAGGGGATTGGTCCCTGCTGGATTCTATAATGTAGGCTCTAAAATAGATTATACTTATAGAGGAACAACTACTGGTTGCAGTAGTCCAAAACCAGAAACTTGTAGGACTTGTAAAGGAAGGGGAGTTCTTTATTCTTATAATCATATTCCTAAATATGATTATGAAACTGTTTCAGTAAAATGTAATCCTAATAATCCTAAATTTGACTATACTATTTATTAAAAAAGGAGGTTAGATATGAACCCTACAGAAATTATCGGAATTGGGGTAGCTGGAATACTTTTCTTTATTGGGATACTTCGTACAGCTTTTCCTAATATTCCTAGTAAGTTTATTCCCCTTATATCTTTTATATTAGGAATTGGCCTTGCAGTAGCAGTAGGATTAACTAATCATGTAAACATTATTACACTTATTCTTAGTGGTCTTCTTCCTGCGCTTGGGGCATCTGGAACCCACAGCACTTATAACACTTTAACATCAAAAGACGGTACTGTAGTTGCGGCCCCCAGTAATCCTCAGATACCTGCATCCACGGTAGAATAAGAAAAAAACCATGAGCCGGTGGTGGAATGGAATACACGAAGGGTTTAAGCCCCTTTGCCGCAAGGCATGAGAGTTCGATCCTCTCCCGGCTTACGAAAACCAAAGCCCCCAGAAATGGGGGCTTCTTATATTTTTCAAACTATATTCCTTCAAAATCTCGCATCAGCTTTTCATTAATTAAACTATCACAATAAGCTAAGAGATAAATTACTAGATAGAAATTGGTACTAGAGGTAAAGAAAAACTTGGTTAGTTTATGAGAATTTAAAGCATAATAAAGGGTTCGGAATCCCCCCGTAAAAAACCCCTCAAGCCATTCCACAGGTTTATCTTTTAGGTTCAAAGCATTATCAATATTTTTGATTACTTCTTCTTTTCTTTCTTCAGTAAGTGATTCCCAATTCTTATTTAAAGCTTCCCTCAATTGCAGAAGGGCTTCATCCTCACTTATTACATTATTGAAAGGAAATTGTTCTTCATTCATCGTATTCACCCCATACCTTCCTTATTTTTTTCAATTTATAAGCTACGGTGCTCTGTGCTATTCCTAAGTATTTTCCAATTTCTTCTTGAGTAAATCCTAACAGAAGCATTATAGCTACTTTTTTATCGTCTTCTTTTAATTTTTCATTTTCCATTAAGTCTTTAACAGAATGCCCACTGAAATCTTGGTAACAAAGAACACTATCGTTAGTAGGTTCCAAAGTAGTTTCTAGAATAGCATAAGAAGGGTTATCTCTAGTTATATTTAAGAAATGATTAAAAATAGACCTATTAATAAATTTATTAATATCCACTTTAGAAAGATTTTCTAGCATCTTATTGTTTTCCAATTTTCTTAAAGTAGAAAGTATTTTTAAATACCCCTCTTGCTTCAAATCTTCTTGATCTAGTGTAGTATAATAATGAAATTTCCACACCATATTCTCAAGATATCTTTCAAAATAATTTATATATTCAATTTTGGTTTTTTCATCCACTCATTAGTTCCCTCCTTTATATTAATGCTGCCAATAGCCAATTAACTAAATAATCTTGAACTTCTTTCCAAACTGAAAACCTCTTTAACATCTCTTCTTGTTCAAATTGGTTTACGCGAATATTCATTTGATGATATTCTTCAGTACAGAGATTGGTAAAAGATTTATGAGCATTGTCTTCTTTCTTATTATACTCATCTATAGTATACGTTCCTTCAGTAAATTTTAGATTATATTTAGCTAAGTTGGAAAAATATTCTTTTTTATACCTCCTGCAAGCTTCTTCATACTCTCCCTGCTGTTCGGCTCTAAAACTATTAACTTCTTTATTATATTTTTCGGTAGCTTGCCAATATCTTTTCATTTGAGAAAACCAAGTATCAGTATAATTTTCCCCAATGCTGGATGGAAGAACTACTTTATCAAGAATGACTAGAATAATAGGGGTTTCCTTAGACCTCAATAAAGTACTAATCAAATTTTTATAGTCAGACCATTCTAAACTATTAATAGCATCAGCAAAGAAATCATACCAATAATTATGATAATAAACTACCCTACTAGCAAAAGGGCACCATTCAGCTATCTTTGCTCGATATTTCCCAAATTGTATTTTATTAGTTTCCTCGGGTAGAATCTCCACTATCATCCTCCAATAATTTATCTTGTTCTAGATTATTTACCTTTTCCATTAAAGCATTTACAGTTAAATTCAAAGCCCTAATAATCAAGGCTTGGCTATCCATTCTTTTAACTATTTCTGTTAATAATTGTGTGATTAGGTCTATTTGTTTCTGTTCTTTCTTTTCTTTCAACATTATTCCTCCTCTGGAAAATTTAATCTAGCAAACTCCCCAAATAGTTCTCTGGCTGCTTTATCGTATGCTCGGGCAGCATCAATCTCATTTTTATATCTTCCTACTCTTATTTTTAATTTACTATGTCGTATGTAGGTATCCCATATTGCATCTCTCTTGCACCAAGATACTCCTTTATAATAAGAAGAAGAATTTTTATATGTTCTTCCGTTTTGTTTATTTTCTTAATTGGTTACTATTCTTAAATTATAATTCTGATTGTTTAGACCATTTAAATCAATATGGTCTACTAATTCCCAAAGTTCTAATTTTCTCCTTAGATGGTGCTCCATAATAGCTCTATGCATACGAACACTTTTCTTTTGTTTATAGGTTCTTCCATCTAAAAGGTATTCTTCTTTTCTTTCCATTCTGATAGCATAAAAAGTATCCCTACTTTTTTGTGTATACCACTTCCATTGAGACAACCAATCAAAGTCTTCATCATCTACTAAGGTAACTTGATTTTGTGTTAATAGTATTTTCTTCAATTTTAATTACCAATTATCTTATCCATATTTTTTGGATAGAAAATATGTATAAATAGAAGAATAATAAGAGAATTCCAATATCCTATTTTGGGGGTTCCAAAAGCAATAGCTAATCCCCAATTCCACATCACCATAAATAACCATCCTAGAAAAAAAACCAACCCAGCCAGGATTATGTAAGCATAATTTTGTGAAATAAAAGCTTTTATCTTTTTCATTTTAATCCCTCCAATAATTCAATATTCTCATGAATATTGCCGATGACCTCGATATCATAGAGAGTTGGTAACACGCAGAACTGGGGCGCATATCCCTTGGGAATAGAGAAGCGAACAGACCACCCCAGCATATCCTCTCGCCAGAAAACGGGAGAGATGAGTCGATATTCGTCAGTTGAGTATATGAAGCTGAGAACATCCCCCTCATAAATCTCTTTGCCATTCTTGTCACACAGGCTGGTAAATTGCATGAGTTGAAAGCGGTCGGCCTCGAAGCCAATTGCATGTTCGTGAAGTCCGTCTTTACCATTATCGCAGGAACTCTCAAGGCGTAGGTCACCGCCAAGACCCATACTCAGAAATTCCCACTCGTCGTTCCATACGCCCCCGTCATGCACGACACCATCCGTTATCATCTTCTTTTGGGCTGTATCCCATACTCGAAATTTAATTTCTCTCATTTGCGATTCTCCTTATACTCCCGATAAAACTTTTCAAACCACCCGTCGATATGGACAGTTCCCCATTTATCCTCAAATTTTTGCCGATTTTCCCATATATAGGAATTTCCTATTCTTTCTAACAAAGAACCATGTTGGGTTACTGAAGAATAATGATACACAAAAGAGTTTAGACATTTACCAAATTTGTACCCATTCTTAGCCATTCTGAGGAGATAGTCGCTATCTTCCCATTGCCCATATTTGAACCGCTCATCAAACAACCCTACCTTATCAAAGACTTCTTTTCTAAACATCCAAGGACCGTCTTTAGCCCAATCTTCTATTGGTGGAATTTCAGAAAAGGAAAATAGACTATCCTCATTAAAAAATTGTTCTTTACTCATATGACACGGCTCAATCAAGGAAGAAGATACCATTCCATAATCTTCAAAATCCAAACATCTCAATAATGGTGACAACCAATTTTTCTTCGGAAGCATATCAGAATTCCATATACAAATATATTTTCCTTGTGCCTCCATAATTGCTTCATTAACAGAAGGACCGAATCCATGTATCTTGTCCTCATGTCTAATAATTCTAAAATCAAAACCTAATAAATCTAAATATTGTTCTAAACAATCTTTAGTTTTATCAAGAGAATTATCATCTACAACAATAAACTCAATACCCTCTATACCTGTGTTTAATTCTATATTTGTGTTTAATTTAACATACCATAAATGTTCTTTCATCATGTCCCAATGATCTAATGTGGGTGTTATAAATGTTATAATCATTCTATATCTAGTCTTTCTTTCAAATATGTCCATCTGCTAGAATTAAGAGTGGTGTCTCTTAAATAATCAAGCCCAACTTTATTTATAGGATTTTCGGATAATTTCATAGGAAGAACTTCAGGATTTAATTTCTTAGCTATATCATAAATACTGTGCTTACCTGTTCCTATATGCAAGATAGTACCATCAAGATAATAAAGAACATATTTGAAACATTTTGCTGCTTCCCAAATTTCTTTGGCTATAATATCAATAGTGTCTCCAGAAAAATACTTATCTTCAAATGCCCTTTCCAAAGGAAAGTCTTTTATAAATGAAGTACGAATAATCAAATTTTTTCTTCCAGTAGTAATCGTGGCCTCTTCCCCTAAATACTTAGACATGGCATAAACACCAATAGGTTCTGGACAATCTTCTTCAGACCAAGCCCATTTATTTTTTCCTCCGAAAACATGATCTGTACTAATATAAATTACTGATTTTCCTCTTGCATTGAAAGCTCTTGCAACATTAAAAGCACCCAATACATTTGTTTTAAACGCCTCATTTGGAAATTCTTCGCATTCACACACATCCGTCTTTGCAGCAGTATTAATTACCACAGAAAACTCATTTCTATGTTTATTAACCCAATCTTCTATATCACAAAGATGTTGAACTCTAAAGTCTGTAGGTATAATATCATCCCCATAAAGTTCCATTAAAGTAGAACCAAGCCTGCCGGTAGAACCAATTAAAGCAATTTTGAGATTCGCCATTCTTCAATCATCTCCTTTAATTCTCCAATACTTAAAAACTCATTGTCTTTAGAATTGTAAGAGGGGGCATAGTCTTTATGTGGTTTTTTATTGATAGTTATATATCCTTTTGTTATTTCTGAAGATCTGGTCATTTCCTCAGTAGATACTAAAGTTTCATGTAATTTTTCTCCTTGAGTAATTCCTTTAATTTCATATTTTTTTTCAAAGGCTGCTGCCAAATCCATCAAACGCATAGAAGGGGATTTTTTTACTATAATACACCCTTTACCATCTAGTTTCCCATATCCTAACCCATGATTTATGAGAGCTAATGCATCTTTAAGTGTAAGAACAAATCTAGTCATATCAGGATGTGTAATATTAATATCATCAGATTTATCCCAAATTTCTACTACACTTCCTCTTGATCCAAAAATATTACCATATCTTACAACATTAAATCCAGCTTCAGTAAATATTCTTTCTTGTATCATTTTAGTTGCGCCATAAACATTTGCCGGTTCTACGGCCTTATCTGTGCTAATTGCCAAAACTTTACTTATGCCATATTCCTGAGCAAACTTAACAACATTAGCCGCCCCAAGTATATTAGTCCTCACCGCTTCCGTTGGAAATTGTTCTGCAACTTCAATCCTTTTTAACGCTGCCGCATGAATAATAGTATCAAAAGCTGCTCCAAAACAATAATAATTTTTCTCATAATAGGTTCTTTGTAAATCATCATAATTAGATACATTTCCGATTACAAATTTAGCTTTAGGATATTTTTGTTTTAAAATAGCTTGTTTATACTCATCTCTTGAGATAATAATAAAATTCCATTCGTCATAATACTTCTCTAAAAGAGAAGTTCCTAAAGAACCTGTCCCACCAGTTATAAGAACTTGTCTAAACATTAGTCAATCTCTTCTCAAATTCCTCTACAGTCATTTTATTTTTATCTAAATATTTAATAAGTGCCTCGGGTAACAGCCCATTATAAGGGATCATCTGACGATCATCTAAAATTGTTTCTGGATTAGTACCATCATAAAAATGTTCCTGTCCTTCTAAATCAGAATAAAGCTTCCAGCGATTAAATACTGCTCTTTGAGACTTACTATAGCCAAGATGCATATAAAATAATTCAGTATCAAGAAAGGGAAATTCCGGTAAACCAAGAAGATACTCGTGTACTGGAGATACCCATTTAATTTGCCCTACGGCATTTCTAAACATAAAAATCCTATGATAACGGGGGTCTTTCGCATCTTCTCCCTCATTATGTATATGCCTTAAATCTTTCAACATATGATAAAACCAACATTTCATAGTGTGCACTTTCTTATCAATCATCTCGGCAGCTATAGGTCTAATACTTTGTGCAAATTTTTCAAATAAAATTTCATCAGCATCAATTTTAATAATAAAGTCAGCATCATTACTATTAAACAAAACCATATTTCTTAGGTCAGAGAAATCTTGTGAAGCTGATTGAAGTAACTTAACCTTATCTGCAAATGGTTGGAGAGTTTCTATTGTGTTATCTGTTGATTCATTATCTAGTACCACTATTTCATCTACTGCATCATAGATAGAAGCTATACTAATAGGAAGAAGTAATTCTTCATTTTTTACTATCATGTTCGCAAAGATTACTGGTTCCCCCATTTTTATAATACCCCTTCCATTTAAATGCCGATGGTTTTTGTGATGATAAAATTCCACAATAGTCACAATTAAAATAAATCTGTTTTCTATTTGAATCCCCAATTTTCTTTTTTGTTTCTTCAGAATGTTTATGCCTTAATTGAAATCCTTTTATTCTTGTTGACATTCAGGTTCTCCTAAATTATTTGATTCATATATGTTTCCAATGACTTCTATATCTTCGGCAATACAAGATTCACCTAGCCAGTAAAAAATATCTTCAAGGTTTTCTACAACTGTGCCATCTTCTCCACCACGATAACCATATCCCCAACTTGCTTTTACAATATCTTTTTCATAAATCTCTTTGCCCCTACAATCCTTGAGGCCGGTAAATTGCATGATGTCAGCCCCGGTGAGGCCCGCCCATGTTGAGCAACCCTTCGCATTCCCGGTGACCATGAAGCCATAGGTTTCCTTGTCCAGGTCATCCCAGAGCAGGCCCACTTTCTCTATCATCTGACCTTCAAACCACGCTCGGAATTTAATCTCTCTCATTAGAAATACCTCCACTCGAAAAGACTCATCATATCCTCATAAAGATTATCATATTTTGCTCCTACCCTTTCCCAACAATTTTCATTAGTCCAAATTTGTAATTCTTCTGAATAGTGTTTATAATTTTTAAAGTTTAAAACAGAATTAATAATTACTTCGGGTAGATTATTTGGAATTTTAAATAATGCTTTTTTACTATCTGCAAAAAAACTTATATCAGTAGTTATCATAGGGGTGCAAGAAGCTACACAAGTTTTTGCCGCTGCTGAGATTCCTTTTTGATTTCTAAACTCGGCATAAGGAAGAACTATAAGATCAGCTTCCTCATGGAGCATACGGACTATTTCAGTTTCTTCTATATAATCATCAACCCAAGTTAAGTTCTTCAATTCTAGTGTTTCTATTATTCTTTTGAAACGGCTGGCTGCAATTTCCGAAGTTTCATTTCCTTCTTGGATTGAACTGAGTAACAACCAATTGTATCCAAAATATTCTAGCTGTTTCATAGCTACTGCTAATTCTATAAAACCTTTCTGCGGAAACATTAATCCAAAGGAAGCTATAGTCTTAATTTTTTCTATATCTTTATTTTTATAGTCATAATTTTTAATTCCCATCGGCATAACTTTGACTTTATCAGATTTAATAAACGCTTCTTTCATTTCTTTGCTGTGGACTATTACTAAATCAAAATTATCTAGAACGGCTCGGTTGAAGTCATAAAGTCTTGGTTCTATTGAATGGATAGTGGCTATCCTTTTCTTATCGGGGAAAGCGTAGAAACAACGTTTAAATGTAATAGGGTTCCAAAGACCATACTCAATTTGAAAATGAAGAATATTAACATCCCTCATTATTTCAGGCGGCAAGATAGGAGAATCAAAAACCCCTAGATTTATTTCAGGGTCAAGACTATTAGCAAGATTAACTGTGTATTCAGCTATACCACATCTTTTACCGAGACTAGGAACAATTTGAACAACTTTTGGTTTAGTATTAAGAGGAAAAGAAACCAATTTATATTTTGGACGGTCATATATTATTCTTTTCATATTATTAATAATATTAATTGCTGTATGGTTCCAAGTGAATTCCTGCGCTCTTAGCGCGGCCTTTTGTCCTTTTTGTTTTAACTCTTCTCTATTGTTATAACAGTTTCTTAGAATATCTACAAAATCATCTACATCTGGTACAGCCCACTTGCTTCCTTTATAAAATTTGTCATTAGCTATCCCTAACATTGGAACTTCTTCAAAATCTTTAATCTTCACAAAATAACTATCTTCTAAAGTCATAAAATCAAGATGCGCCGACCAATTAGGGGCTACCACAGGAGTTCCACAAGCCATAGCTTCATTAGCTGGAAGATTCCAACCTTCCCCATGAGTCATAGTAATATAAAGATCAGAAGCCTTATAGAGACTCGCAAGCATTTCGGGTGGAATAGGTTCCATTAGCAACATTATTTCTGGGGGCTTTTTAAAATTTTCTTTTATACTATTTATTGTCTCTGCAATTTCTTGTAGTATTTGTGGCCTTCCAAAATTATAAGTTCTAATAATAAGAACTACATCTTCTTGATAATCAAATGCTTTATAATATCCTTCTATTAAGGCTTTCGGATTCTTTCTTTCGCTCCATTCAAAATTACTAAAAAGTATGAATTTATCTTCCATGTTTAAATTCAGTTGAGGAACATCAATATTAAAAATATCATCATTTATTCCTAATGGTACAATATTAATTTTTCCTACATCCACACCAGATCGCATAAAAGTATAATAATTAAATTTAGAGGGAACCCAAACTTCATCTATTGCATTACAAAATCTTACCCAATCGGGAGTTATCCTATCACTTTCTAGCATAGTAAGTCCTATACTATATCTATCGGCGGGATTAGAGAACATGTCGGGAAGCCAACAGGTAAGAACGGGGCATTCACCCATCTCTGGAGATTTGGATTGTTCAATAATAAGGTCAACTAAATCTCGGTCGTAAGCAAACTGAGGAACCCTGAGTCTGGACATATTTTCTAATTTTACATTAATGCCTTTTTTGTATAAGTGTCTGAATATATTTCTAGTGGTTGTAGCATATCCTGATGGTTCAAAAACCAATCCCCTGAGATAAAGGTCCATAAATTAAATCTCCATTAGTTTCATCAATGTGACGAGGATTGTTAGCTCATCATCTTTAGTATAGTCAAAGTTAAGACAAGACTCACAAAGAATCTCAAACATCTTCCTTCTTCGGTCATTAAACTCAAATTTCTTTAATGTATTAATCATTTCAAACATAAGGCTTCTTGCGCCGGTTCCTTCTTGTTTAATTTCCCTAGCAAAGTTAATTAGGGATTCTACATCCTTTTTCTTAATTATCTCAAATGCACTTTTGACTGTCTTCTCTGGCGGCAATCCAAAAACATCCCTAAGACTATTAGCATCAATAGAATCAGAATAAAGACTAACCTGCTCAAGACCATTTAAAGCATCTCGTAGTGATCCATCAGAAAGTTTAACTAAGGCAGAAACCCCATCTTCGGAAATTTTAATCTTCTTTTTCTTAGCTACATGAACAATATATTTTTCCATAATATCATCTGGAATAGGATGAAAGTTAAATTTGTAGCATCTAGACAAAATTGTTTTAGGAACTTTACTAAGTTCTGTAGTACAGAGGACAATAGTCATGTACTCTGGCGGTTCCTCTAAAAGTTTCAGCAATGCCTCAAAAGCCTGTGATGTAATTTGATGAAATTCATCAATGATAACTACCAGTTTTCCATCGGCAGGAACATACTTACTCCTATCCTGAAGCTCTCTAGCATTATCTATTCCTCGATTGGATGCTCCATCAATCTCTAGTGGATTTGTACACCCCAACTCATTAGCCACTATTCTTGCTACCGAAGTCTTTCCCGACCCCCTAGGGCCAACAAAAAGTATAGTATTAGGAACTTGATTTTTTTCAAAAGCTTGTGCTAAGATATTGACAATATGATTTTGTCCAATGACCTCATCAAACTTAGTTGGCCTCAGTTCATTTGCAAGAATTTTAATCATCTCCTTTTCCTCTAAGAAAGAATATATAATTTACGTATCTTCATTATAAACTGTTTTTTCCAATTTGTCAAGTTTTTTACACGTTTTTTATTATGATAAAAAGAATGCACCCATAGGTGCATTTGGTTGAGATTTCAACATAGACTAATCCTTTAAAGCCCCTTCGGGCTTGAACCCTGCTGGGTTCGTCATTCTTAATTATTACTCGTCCCTAATTTTTTGGGACATTCCAAAGGCGTTGGGTTTTCAATTTTAGTCAAAATAAAAAATCCAAATTTAAGGAAATATAACCTCTATACAGGTACTTTTCTCATTTCTTCTCAGAGCGCGGCTTGTATATTGACCGCAGTATGAGTCTATCGCCCTGACTCACCCTTCAGAAAAGGCCATATAGATTTTTTACTTATATCTTGTTAGTCTGTTTTGTTTATTTCAAAAGCATGAAGTATTTCATTTTCTGACATGTTTCCTGCCAGATGTGCTTTAAACATTTTTCGTTTTTCATCTCTAGAAAATGTAAACCAAGTTTCCTTGCCATAAAGTTTTTTGATTTTTTCAGAAAAGAGATAAAATAATTCTTCCATCAAAGGAGAATCAAAATTATCTAATTTTTTGTAAGGATTGTGGGGTTTTGTAAAACTATCATTTTTTGTACCATCAAACTTTTTATTGACATTAGTTGATGCCGCAGATGGAGTTTCTTTATATGGTTTTCCTTTATAATATGAACCCATAATATCCTTCTCTGTTAATTTCTAAAATATGATGTTTTCATGCTACCATACTCGTTTTCATTTGTCAAGTTTTTTTAAGGCTTATTAATAGGTGTAAAAGTTGATAATTTAGAAAGATTTGGTGTTAATATAAGTTAGAGATACATTTTTTAGGAAGAGGATGGTAAAGGTGAAATGTTATAATTGCTTTCCTAAAGATTTCTGTGAAGAAGAACATTGCTCCGACTATGAGAAATGTAGGATAAGAACAATGTTGGGAATTTCCACAATCTGTACGGAAGAAGAAAAACAATATAACACCAGAAATTTGAAATTTTTCTTAGGAGAAGGAAAGGAAAAAATTGAGAATTTTGATTTTGGGCGATAGTGCTCATTTAAAGTCAGGGTACGCAAATATCATCAGGGAAATTGGAAGAGGTCTTGTAAAAGAAGGACATGAGGTAGCACAGATAGGATGGTACCAGTCAGAAGCAGCTAATGATGAAGAAATAGGATTCCCTATTTACCCGATTAATTCAGACGATCCTTATGGGATTAAGAATTTTGATTCTATAGTTTATAAGTTTAAGCCTGACATTGTTTTTGGAGTACAAGATCCTTATGCCTTAGTATGGCTTCCTAATATGATGACTAGAAATAGGTTTAAATTTTGTTTTTATGTTCCTATAGATTCTGGACCAATCCCCTCTTTTTGGTTTCCTCTTTTGAGAAATGCAGACAAATTAATTGGGTTTTGTAATTTTGCAAGAGAAGAAGTTAAAAAGAGTTTACATATAGAAATTTCAGTAGTCTATCCAGGCTATGATTCTAATATATTTTTTGAAATGAATGATGGTAAGGATACAATAAAAGAGAGAAATGGATTTAAAGATGACTTTGTTTTTGGATATGTTGGTGTTAATGCTGTTAGGAAACAACCCTATAGACTAATTGAAGCCTTTTCTAAAGTAAAAAAGAAGCATCCCAATACAAAATTATTTATGCATACTCAAGTAGTTAATGAAAAAGAGGGATGGAATCTTAATGAAGCAGCGGTACAGACGGGACTAAAACCTAATGATGTTTTATTTAGTTCATCTGCTGGGCCATTTGGAATAGAAATAGAGAAGATGAATTTGATTTATAATTTATTTGATGTACTTTGTTTGCCGAGCAATAGTGAAGGTTTTGGGCTTCCAATTTTGGAAGCGGCGGCTTGTGGAGTTCCAACAATTGCTACAAATTATTCTTCAATGCCAGAATTAATAGAAGGGCACGGAGAATTAGTAAAACCTCGGGATTGGATAATGCATAATCCTTATTGTCAAAAAAGGGCTTTAATAGATATTGATTCTTTAGCTTCTCGGATGTGTAAGATGGTAGAGAACAAACAACTATTAAATCAATATTCTAAGAAAGTTAAAGAGTGGGCATCAAAGTATACTTGGGATAAACAAATAGGAAAATTTATTCAAGAAATTATTACTACAGAAAGGAATTTAGAGGAAAGAAAAATAGAAAAGTTTTCCCTCCTTAAAATATAATGGGTACTGAAGAACAACCTAGGACTTTGCTTACCGAGGCACAAATAGAAAAGTTTGCAAATAAGAAGTGGGATATAGATTTAATTGATACCGAGGGTAAAGTTTTTGCGGAAGAACGTTCGCAAGAATCTAAAGAGAAATCTCTCCGAAATCTAAGACCTGTTGCGAAGAAACCAAATGAAGAAGAAATTGCTGAAGAGATTGCACCGGAATTAGAAGATTTAGCTTATCTTTCTGCTGTTGGTATTTTAAATCCCGATGAGAAAAAATATTTTAAGAGTCAATGGAATAAGTATATGAAAGATTATAATATTCAGACAGCCGCAGAACAAAGTTTTGTGGTTGATATTATTATGGAAGAAATAACTGCTAACAAATTGAGAACTACTTATTATAAGAAAGATAATCCTCCGATTAACTTAGATGAACAGCTCAAGAAGTGTTCGGAGAGGAAGGACAAGGCATATAATAAATTAGCTGCTTTTAAGAAAGAAAAATGGAGTGATATAGAAGAAGCTAAAAGTTTAGCCCAATTAATATTAGAGGCAGATAAAAGAGCAAGGCTTTTTGAAGAAAAGGAACCAGAATATCTTAAAGAAGAAGAAGAGTTGCTTGGTAAGAATATGAAGCAATTTGAGATAGATTTGTTGGAAGCAGAACAGGGTCATATGGACCAAGAAATTATAGAAAGGGCAGAGTCTATTAGGACGGAAACTCCCCCTCCCCCGCCAATGGAGCCGGAAAAGCAAGTTTATGGAATTTATAATTATATTTCATTATCCGGTAGACAACCAACAAAAAAGTGAAATTAAACTATAATAAATTTGATGAAACATTAAAATACTGGAGAGAACATCCCGTTTTTGCTGCTGAAGATATTTTAGATCATCCTTTAGCCCCCCATCAAAGAATAGCATTTAAGGGAATGTGGGAAGCTAAATGGGTATTAAACATATGGGGGCGCGGAATTGGGAAGAGTCGGATAGATGCTGCTTATTCTTTATTAAGAGCTGTTCTTTATTCAAGGGAAAAAATTGTAATTGTGGCTCCATCTTTTAGACAATCTATTCTAGTTTTTTCTGAAATTGAAAATATTGTTGACAATCACCCTATACTAAAAAACAACTTTAAGCGTTGGCCCCCTACTCATAATACACTTCAATATAGAGCAGAACTTTTAAATGGTTCAACAATTATAGCTTTACCAATGGGTTCCGATGGTGCAAAGATTAGAGGAATTCGAGCCACCGTGATTATTATTGATGAGGCTAGAGAAGTTGATAAAGAAGTAATGGAGAATGTTATTATTCCCTTTATGGTTTCTAATAAAAATTTTATGGGAAAGTATTTAGGTAAACAGGACAATAAAGAAAAAAATATTTTAATTCTTTCAACATCGGCTTATTATCAATTTAATCATATTTATGAGAGGTATTTGCTTTATATAAGTGAAATATTGAAAGGGAATAAAAACTATTGTGTAACTTCTTTTGATGTTTATGATGCTCCTGATGGGGCTGTTGATATGGAAGTAGTTGAACTTCAAAAGAAAACTATGTCAGAATTAGAATTTGCTATGGAATATCTTGCAAAGATGCCGAAGGACAGTATGGGATTTTATCCAGCTAGTATGCTTAACCGATGTAGGACTAGATTTGTAGAACCTCTCCAAAAAGGAAAACAAAGCAAAGAGTACATAATTGGGGTTGACCCTGGAGATACTTCTGGATTAGTTGTTTTAGAAAAAGATGGTTTGGAACTTAGTGTAGTCAGGGCCGAGGAGCTTCAAGTGAGGGAAGGACAATTAAGACAAAGAATTGATGATCTTCTTGATGCTTTTCCCGGCACTTCCCGTGTAGCTATGGAAACCCAAGGTGGGGGGAAAGCTGTTCAGGATTTATTTTTACAAGAAAGAACTTATATTAATAAAATGACAGGAGAACTTCAGAAAAAACCCCCCCTTCTTGCGATTGGGGATAAAGAAACAGAACATATCAGAGGAGAGAGAAAACTAGAAATGATTAATCCTCAGATTCAAAATATTGATGAAATGAACTATGACCTTAGAGCTAAACTAGAACAACAATATATAAGATTTCCAGCTTCGGCGGGTATGAGAAAAAGGGAAGAAGATAAAAAATATGAAGGAAGTTATATGGAAGATTCTGACAAAATGTATGCAAATATAACTGAATTAATTAGACAGATTACTAATGTTTCTACTAATGAAACCAAGAGAGGATATCTTAGTTTTGATACTCCTGCTGGGACAAGAAAAGACATATATTCAGCTTTGTTATATGCTTCTTGGGCGGCTGACCATCAAGATTTAACCCCCTCAAAAATAGTGTTACCTACAGGTGGATGGGTGCAACGGAGATGATAATTTGGTGGAATTGTATCAATTTAAAAAATCATTTTGGCAAGGAACAGATAGAAAAATATATTCCTGTATGGAACTTGTTGATGAGGAAACATCAATTGAAGAAGCATATGAAAATAGTAAAGAATGTTATAATAATGGTTTTTTGTTATATTCTTTTCCTGCAAAATTATTTATTATTCATCCTAATCTTTTAGAGGTTTTGAAAATAATTTTTATGATTCCTGAATTTATAAAACAAGGGAACAAAGGAACTAATTATGCCAACTAAATTTATTTGTAAGAGTTGTGGAAAAGAATTTGAAGACTCGAAAAGTAAAAATCGTAAATTTTGTAGTAAGGATTGTCATAATAAAAGTATGGAAGATAAAGTTGAAAAAATTTGTAAATATTGTGGAGAAAAATTTTTAACATATAAATCCTTAAAAAAGTTTAATAGGGGTAAGTATTGCTCAACTAAATGTAAATATCTTGGAGACAGAAACGAGGTTACGTTGGTTTGTGTTGTTTGCGGAAAATCTTATGAAAAAGCTAAGGTGGCTTCAGAAAACTCTAAATATTGTTCTCCACAATGTTCAGGAAAAGGAAGAATTAAGACAGAAAAAAGAATATGTAAAGGATGTGGAGAAATATTTATTGTTTGCCCCTCCTCTAAAAATATATTTTGTTCTCATAATTGTTATTCTAATTTTATAAAAGGAGAAAATAGTTATTTATGGAAAGGTGGAATAACCTCCGAAAGGGTAAAAGCTAGAACAAACCCCGAATATAATGAATGGAGAAAAAAAGTTTTTGCACGAGATAATTATACATGTGTTTATTGCGGAAATAGAAATCCCCTCCATGCTCACCACATTTTTAGTTTCGCGGATTTTCCTGAATTGAGATATGAAATTTATAATGGGGAAACTGTTTGTATATCATGTCATGAAAAAATTCATGGGAGGTCTTTTGCTCATGCCAAGTAGTATTATTCATAACAAAGTTGATGAGGCTAATTGGAAAAAAGCAAAGCAAGCGGCTCATAAATCTTATCCTAAAATGAAAGAAACCGATTCTAAATTTTGGAAAATTGTAATGACTATTTTTAAAAATATGAATAAAGAAGACAAAAATGAATCTAAGGCTTCTGAGGAACGCTGGATTGATCTTTTTTTAAAATATGAATGGAATATACACTAATGGTTTATGATACTTTTATGTTTTTTAATGAATTAGATATTTTAGAATTAAGATTAAAAGAGCTTAATGATGTGGTAGATAGATTTGTTTTAGCAGAATCTATTTCTTCTCATTCTGGTAATGAAAAGCCCCTTTATTATGAAAGTAACAAAGATAGGTTTTCTCAGTTTCAAGATAAAATAATTCATGTTGTAGTAGAAGATTATCCTAAAGGAACAAGTTTTATAAGTTGGGATAGGGAGCATCACCAAAGGAACGCCATTATTAGAGGTCTTTCTGATGTAAAAGATGATGATTATATTATGCTTTCTGATGTAGATGAAATTCCTAGGCCCTCAAAAATAGGACAAGAAGGGGTATTCATTACCAATCTATATGGATACTATATTAATGTTAAATGCGGATCTGGGTTGTCTAATGCAACTGTAGGAATTAGAGGAAAAAACCTGAAAGAATTATTACCATTACAAAAATTAAGAGAAACGAGAGGAGATAACATAACACCTATCTGCAATGGAGGATGGCATTTTAGTTATTTAGGTAATCCCGATGAAATAAAGGCTAAGCTAGATAACTATGCTCATACGGAATATTCAGGGCAAAGTATTGAAAATGTTAGAAAAAATTATGAAAACTTACAAAGCCCCTATAGTGAAGAAAAATGGTATAAATGTGATGTTGATGATACTTATCCTAAGACAATTCTTGAGAATTTGGACTATTATTCTAAATACATTTTGTAATTTTGAAAGGGAAGAAATAAATGGAAATATCTAATCCATTAACAAAAGAACAAGCAGATGCGCTCTATGCTTTATTAGGGAATACTTCTGGCTGGGATGCGGAAAATTTTGATGATGAAAAGCAGTTAGATGCAAGTGCAACTACAATTAATCAACTAGCAAATATAGTAGCTAATTTGATTATTGTTTTAAAAAATACAGGTATACTAGGAGGTTAATAAATGAGTAATTTAGGCGATGCCCCATCTAATGCAATATTAGGTATTGCATATGGAGGGACAAATAATGCTGATGCTCCTACTTCAAATAAATTTTTAGTTTATGATGGAACAAAATATGCTGCATCGGCTTATGATCAAGCTAGTTTTAGTGCGTCGGGTCATGGACACGCTGCGGCTGACATTTCTGATTTTGATACAGAGGTTGGTAATCAAACGGATGTAGCAGCGAATACGAGTGCTCGTCATAGTCAGAATACGGATTCTGGAACGACAGCTCAAACTTTTGTGATTGATAGTGATGCTGGTGCTCCGATTAGCTTAAAGAATAATTCTGGAGTTTTGGAGATTAGAAATGGTGTAGATAACGCTTATATGGACTTGAAGGTTAAAGACCTACAAGTAACAGGTACAACTACTACGATTAATTCCGAAGTCTTGACTATTGATGATAATGTTATTGTTTTAAATAATAATGTTACCGGAAGTCCTACTGAAAATGGTGGAATTGAAGTAGAACGAGGAACTTCAGATAATGCGGTATTAGTTTGGGATGAAAGTGATGATTTATGGAAAGCAGGTATTTCAGGTTCGCAGGCTGCGATTAGCCTATTAGGACATGCCCATGCTTGGGCTGATGTTAATAAAAGCGGTTCCAGTATTGCGGATTTAACAACACACAACTATTCTGATTTGGATAGCCCCCCTGGTGATGATGATTTTCATACAATAACGGCAGAAACATCCATTGCATCAGATGATGAATTATTAATATATGATACTTCTGTAAGTGCTTATCGCAAAATGACTAGAGCTAATCTGGTGGCTGGAATTGATACTAATCCTGCTGGATCTGATACTTTTGTGCAATATAACGATGGTGGATCTGCTTTAGGTGGGAGTGCTAATTTTACATTTGATGATGCCACAAATAAACTAACCATCAATGGACCATTTTCGCATTCCGGTTCTTCATTAGGGTTTTTTGCTGCGAATCCTGCAGTTAGGTCTACTGGTTGGGCAGTAACAAATGCTAATGCGGATAAAGTTTATGATGCTAATGCGACTTCTATTAATGAGCTGGCAGATATTTTAGGAACGTTAATTACAGATTTGGTAACTTATGGTTTGTTAGGAGCTTAAATGTCTAATCTTGGAGATGCACTATCTAATGCCCCTTTACCCGAAGAGGCGGGAGGTACGGATAATACAACTTTTAGTAGTGGGAAGTTTCTTGCTTATGATGGGGCTAAAATTGCGTCTTCTTCTTATGACCAAAATAGTTTTGTAACTCCCTCAACTGCCGCAAAAAGGACAATTATTTTAGGCGCGGCTGGCGGTTGGCCTTCAACAACTTCCGGTTGTGCTGATCCTACTAGAGTTGAATATACTACCAATAAACAAAACTTATATATTATGGATTTTGATAAAGATACTGTAGAATATGCTCAATGGACTATTTTTATGCCAGATAGTTATGATGGAGGAACTATTATAGTTAGATTTATTTGGCTAAGTACCACGAATAGTGGAGATGTTGTTTGGAATATTCAGGGTAGAACTTATGGGGATGGAGAAGCAATAGATCAGGCTTGGGGGGATGTTGTTGCTGTTACCGATACAACTCCTGGTACGGCTGGTCAAATAGCAATTAGTGCTGAGAGTAGCGCAATAACTTTATCAGGAACGCCTGCGCCAGGAGAATTATGCCAGATTAGGGTTTCAAGGAATGCTAGTAATGGTTCTGATACTTTAGCTGCTGATGCAAGGTTGATAGCCATTAAGTTAGAATATGGAATTAATGTATATACAGATTAGAGGATAATATGGTTGAGATAAGATTGAGTCAACAAGAGAAGGATTTTTGGGAACAAATAGCCCTAGAAATTGAAAAGTATGATATTAATAAACTAGATACAAAAAGTTTAAATATATTTTTATCCAAAATGCCTCTTACAATAATTAATTGTGGACAAAGGGAATTATTGTTTTGGGAACAGCGGGCAATGGCGCAATATACCTATGCAATAAGAGCTATTAGATGGTGGTTAGGGGATAAAAGTATATTTACTTCTGAGGAATCTCGCATTCTTCGTTGTTCTAAATGTGTAAATTTTAAAGAATGTTCGCAAGATGAAAATGCTATTAAATTATGTTTAGATAGTTTGAAAAAAATGGCTGTTAGTTATAGGAGTAATACAATTGCCTAATGGGGTATATCAGCTTAATACAGCAAATGAGCACGATTGTCAATCTTATTCTGGAGGATATGATAATTCTGGGACATACACTATTGTTGGTAATTTGAATGGTAATGATTATAGAACTTGGTTAAGATATGTTTTAGATATACCGGCAGATGCGGTTATTGATGATGCGAGACTTTATTCTTGGGTAGCGGGTCAGACAGGGAATATTACTGCTAAGGTATATTTGGTAGATGATAATGATTGTGATGCTTTTTCTGCTAATCCTAATAGTAGGTCTGTGGTAGGTTCGGGGAATGCTGGTCCTATAACTTGGTCTGGATTAGGTAGCGCAGCGGCGTCTACTTGGCAGATATCACCCAGTTTAGCAGCGCAGGTACAATATTTTGTTAATGGTAGTTGTACGGGTGGGGGCTATGTTTCAGGACAATATATTGGATTTAGGATTACCGCTGATGGGGAATCCAATAATATTTACAAACAATTAGTTCAAAGCAACTATGGTTCAGGAATATTAGGTTCTGTTCTTCTTGTTGCCTATCATACGGCAAATGGGTATGCTACTAAATTTGTTTCGGTTTCTGCTCAAGGAAATGATACATATAATATTTCTACTGATACTACAAATGATCGCAAGGCTGAAACCACTCTTATTGCCGGAGAAGATGGTTCGTCAAATCTTAATAGAATATTTTTGCGTTTTAATGCTGGTATACCAGCTAATGCTACTATTCAGGATGCTTATTTAATAAGTTTTGCAGCATCTACTGCAAGTGCTGCCTTTACTGCCTCTCTTGCTACTATTGATGATGAATCTGTATTTTTAGGAAATGTTTATACAAGAGGATTGATTGCAGGACAGACGGCGGTTAATTGGTCTTGTGATGGAACTTGGGCTATTAATGGGTATCATATTACTCCCCCATTTCCTAATCCTATTCAATATAGAGTTAATCAGGCAGACTATAACCCAATAGGTGAAAATCCTTATATTGGAATAAGGATTGGTGAAGGCGATGCCAATGCCAAGAATGAAATGATTACACTAGCATCTTATGACCACACAACTTTGGAATCCCCGGTATTTATTGTTTATTATTATGCGAAACCTTTACGGAGAATATCTGTTTCTGGTGGGGCGGCTTATGGGAACCCAGCATTTTATTAAAGGAGAAGGAAAATGGAAAAGATAGTATTGAAAGAAGCCCAAACACAAACTCTTCATAATTACTTTTTGGAAAAAGAAAAAGCAAAAAATAAAGTGATAGATTTCTTGGATTATTTGAAAGATGAATATGATTTAGATGATGATTTTGAAATTGCAAATGGAATGATAGCTTTAGTTAAAGGATGTAAAGTTCAAATCTTAACTCCCAAACAGACCGAATTATTGAAAGACAAAGTGATTGAAATGAATCATTTTGTGAATATGCTAAATGGTTTTATTAATTATCTAAATTTGGAATATAACTCAGATGCTAGTTATCAACTAGATATAAATAATGGTTATTTTTTTAGAAATAAAGAAATGAAGGAAGAGAAAAATGTTAAGGACAGTAAGAGCAAATCAAGAAATTAAATCCCAGTTTTCTATTTTTGATATTGATGGATATACTAAAATTTCAGGGGAAGCTGAGAATTGCGTAGCAACTTTGTGGAAAGACGGAGAATTATCTGGAGAAGAGATTGCTGTTAGTGAAATCGGAACTTCAGGAGAATATTTAGTTTCGTTTACCCCGACTTCCGCAGGAATTTGGATATTGGAAATAAAAGATCCAACAAACAGAATTTGGAAATCAGAAATTGAAGTTAGATTAGTAGATTTAGATAGTGTTGCATCAGATTTATTAATCATCAAAAAAATTGAAACAGGAAGATGGAGGATAAATTCTGTGGATAACACCATGACCTTTTATGATGAGGATGGAGAAACAGAACTGTTTAAATTTAATCTAAAAGACGCTTCTGGTGCTGCTTCAGCTACAGAGGTTTTTGAAAGGATTCCTGAATAAATGAAAGATAAGAAAATTTCTTTAAAAGAATATTTTGATATGCGTATAGAACTTATTTATGCCCGTATACTAACAATGATTGAAGATATAGACAGGAGAACTTTGGTTGCAAAAGAATCTATGGAATATCGTCTTGCTGGTATGAATGAATTTAGAAACAGCATGAAAGATCAAGAGTCCCATTTTGTTCGTAGGCTAGAGATGAAAGCAGAATTGGATTTGATTAAGAAAGATTTACAAGAATTACGTGATTTTCGTGTAGCGTCACAATCTCTTGCATCGCAGAGAGCGGTTAATATTACTTTATTTATAGCCACATTGGGGATTATCCTTGGAATCGTGTCTATAATAATACAAATGGTATAAGATGAACACTACACCACATCTCTCTAAATTAATAACTAGAGGAATGGGAAATGGGCAGTTAGTTGTTACTAAAGGATTGAGTAATACTTTAGAAATTATTCTTGATGAGGTAAAACTAAGATGGAATTCTTTTGAATTTAGGAACAATAAAATCAATTTTGATACATTTATTTATCATCCTAAATTTGAAATAAAAATTACAAAAGATTCATAAGTTGATAATTTTGGAAGATTTAGTGTTAATATAGAGTAGAAGGAAGTTTTTTTCCTTATACCCCTTCGGAGGATACATGAATACTACAGCAACTACAAAAAATTATGAAGACAAAATAGAACTGTTCAAGAGCATATCTTTGGCTAATGCAGATGGAAAGCACCAGTTTAGAACTTTAGCAACAAAAGATATGGGCAATACTCAAATGTTGCTTGGTGCTTTTGCTTCTAATATTTCTTCTAATACTCGTTTAGGAGAACGTTACGGTTTAACATCTCAACAGATTATTAAGATACCCTCTCCGCACGAATTTCATAAAAATGTTGCTTTGGCGCGAGATATTTATTTCCGAGAAGGTATAGTTAGAACCGCTATTGATAAGATGGTGGATTTTGCTTGTGTGGGTTTTGAGAATAAGGCTAAGAGTTCGAGGGTTAAGAGTTTTTTTGACATGCATTGTAAATATGCGGATATGGATAATATTATTAGAAAAATAGTTTGGGAATATTTAGTTTCTGGTGATGTTTTTCTTTATCGTGGGGATAAAACTATTGTTGGAAATAGCATTGATACCGGAAAAGCCTTTTATCCTTATACAGTTTTAAACCCCCAGAAGACTCAGGTAGTTGGAAGTCTTTTATTTGATTCAGAAGCTTTAGCCATAGATCTTAAATCTGATTTAGACAAACTTAAAGAACTCCCTAAAGCAATGCAGGAAAAATTTTTAGCAAATATCCCAAGCCAATTTAAAAAGTTGTTTTCGCCAAATGGGGAAATTGATAAATCAGTTTTAACTAAAACAGGAAAATTTATTCTTCCTATTGAGAGTACATCTAGAATTAGCAGAAATCGCCAAGATTATGATAGATATGGAACTCCCTTCTTAGCAGGAATCTTTGAGCCTATTCTTATTAAAAGACGTTTAAGAGAAATGGATCATGCAACAGCCGAAGGGATGATTAACACAATAGTCTTGTTCAAATTAGGTAATGATGAATTTCCTGCTGAACCTGTTGAATTGGCGGTTATGCAAAATCTATTAGAAACCAGTTCTAAGGCTTTTGAATTAGTGTGGACACACACTCTTGAAGTTGAGTTCCTGAATCCGGGTTGGGAAGCATTAGCCCCATCAAAATATGAAGAAGTAGACCAAGATATAAAAAATGGTTTAGGAATGCCCCAGATTTTAATTTCTGGAGAAGGGGATGCTACCGCTTCTTGGGTTGGGGTGACGGGGTTTACTATTCAATTAGAAAGGATTAACCACGAAATTAAGAGATGGATGGAAGAAGAATACAGAATTATCGCAAATGAGAATGGCTTTAAAGAATCTCCTAAAGTAAGATTTAATAAGATTGATTTGCGTGATGATAAGGCGTTTAAGAATGTTGTCCTTCAACTCCGAAATGGCGGTTTACTTGATAACCAAACTGCTTTGGAAGATGCTGGTTATGATTATGATGATGTTTTACAAAGAAAGAAAGATCAAGAAAAAGATGCGAAATATTTTCAACCTCCAATGTTGCCTTTTAGTGGTAATCCTGCTGGGAAAGTAACAACTCCTACTAATAGACAAGGCGGTGGCGGCAGGCCACCAGGGGAAGTTTCTCCACCTAGTCCAGAACAAGATAATGTTAAAACTCCCAAAGGAAAAGAAGGAGATATTGGTGGTAAATAAATGACACCATTAGAAGCAGTAGTAACAGTTTTAGCTACTTTAATTCCGGGGTTAATAACAATTATTATTCTTTTGATAAGGCAAAGAAGTAGTCGCAGAAAAGATTTAAATGAAAACTGGATACCAAAATCTGTTTATGACATCGAGGTTGAGCGGGGCAAAGAAATATTAAAACTATATCTTGATTTTTTATCTTGTTTTGATGATTGGTGTTTGTCAACTACCAAAGAATTTGAAAAATTAGATAAACACTTATTAGAGAGCGGGGGAGTAACGGCGCAAAACTTGGTTTTATTAACTCAGTCTCTTACCGCTCTGAAAGAAACTATGGAAAGATTAATTTTGAGGCTGGTCAATGGGCGAAAAGACTGACTCGAAGGAATACCAAGAAATTATTATAAAATTAAAAGATAATGCTAGTTTGGCGAAGAGAATTGCTGAGGAAGCATATGCGTTAGTTTTATTATTAGAAGATTATGGAAAGGAGGAAGTATCAAAAAATGGGAATAGTAAAAAGAGAACTTGAAAAGACATATATAGATATACCTCTTAAAGCATCTAAGATTAGAGATTGTGCGATAGCCTCTGCGAAAGAGAGTCCTGATCTTTTAACTATAGATTTTATTCTTTGTAATGAAGGAGTAAACGGTCGTGGTGATAGATTTAATTCAGTACAACTTGGCAGTCGTTATTGGACGGCAGAATATAAAGGAATAAATTGGGAGCATAATCAGCCTTTTATTGGTTGTATTAGTAAAGCATCTGTAAAGACGAATGGAGAAGGCTTGAAGTATGTCGATTGCCAGGGTAAATTATGGAAATTTATCTATGAAGATTTTACTGATTTGATTTCTCAGGCTATGGCTTCTGATAATCCTCAGTATGATGTTGATCTTGCTTTTATTTCTATGGAGGCTTGGTTTCCCACTTACAATATGATTGTTGGAGAATATGAGGAAACTTATCCCAAGGGGGATGCCTATGCTGAAGAACTTCATGAAAAAAGAGGCACACATTTGGATGACGGTCGTTTAGTTTCTAGAGAATTGCTTGATATAATTTTTGGAGCTGCTGCTATAACTTCCAGCCCTGCTGATAAGGGTGCTCTGATTAAAAGTGCCGCCTCAAAACGTAGTATTGAGGAATACCACGAATATCTTCATGCAGTTTATTCTGGCAAAAGACAGTCTCCGTTTAAACCTGAAGAAATTATAGAAGAGCATACTAGACTCCATAAACAGAATCCAGAAAAATTTTTAAGGGAATAAAAATTGGAAAAAGAATTATATTGGGCAGCGGGGTTTTTTGATGGAGAAGGCTGGTGTGGATTACATAAAAATGGGGGGTTTTTGTATCCGTATATAGCAGTTGCACAAATAAATAAAGAACCTCTAGAAAGATTTCAGAAAGTTTTTGATGTGGGCAACATTACTGGTCCAAGGATAAAGGCTAAATATCCAAACAGCAAACCAATCTATCAATACAGGGTTAGTAGAATTGAGGATACTTTGTTTGTTTTAGCAAAATTGTTGCCTGTTGTGTGTCGTGTGAAAAGGGAGCAGATTTTAAATACGGTTGAAGGGATGAAAATAGGAAAAGGTTCTGGTTCAAATATGAAAAGAGAAAAGTATTGTAAAAAAGGACATCTTTTAGAGGGAGAAAATATAATATGGCTTAATGATAAAAGAGGAAAAGATGGGAAAAATCGAAGGTGTAGGGTTTGTACGAGAGAATATGATAGAATTCAGTATGCTAATAAAAAATAAAATTTAAAATTTTGATAAGATATAAAAGTTGATAATTTTTAAATATTTAGTGTTAATATAGAGTAGGGAATAATTTTATTGAACAACAATATGTATGAAAGGGGGTCTTATGTTTGGATAAGAAATTAGAAAAGAATTTAGATGACACTCTTCCTGATGAAAACCGCTCCGAAGCTTCTACCTCAGACGAAAAAGATTTAATGCTTTTAGCTCTTGAATCCAACAATTTTTCTTTTGATGAAATTAGACAAAAAGTTTCTGTTGTTTTAAAGGAAAAATTTGGAAGTAACATGAATGATGAACTTTCTTATGTTTGGATAGTAGATATGTATGATGATTATTGTATCTACGAAAAAGGTCTTGAGGATTATTTTAAAGTATCTTATGTGTTAGAAGATTCTGGAGAAGTTACTTTAGGGGATTCAAAGGAAGTTATTAGAGAGATAGTTTATAGACCGGTTAGTGCGGAAGCTGCAAAGAGAAAGCCAAAACCTAAAGGTAAATGGGAAGATATACCAGCTCAGTTGATGGGAGATCCAAAAAATAATGCTTTTCCTCTAGATACAGAATCCCGTGCGAATGCTGCGATTAGATATTTAGTTAAATATTTTAATAATCCTTCTGATAAGGGAGTTACTGCCGGATATAGTGAAGCTGATTTTAAGAAAGTGCACAATAAAATTGTTAAAGTTATGAAAAACAAATACCACATAGAGCACGGTGGTTGTGATATTTGCCAAAAAAATAGAAAGGGGGCCGCATCATTGGACGAGAATAAAGAAGAGAAGACTAAGGCTGAGGAGCCGAAGGTTGATGATAGTGTAATTGCTTCTTTAACTGAAGAGATTAAATCTTTGAAAGATGCTAAGGCTAGTGATGAAGCTACGATTAAAGAATTAACTGAAAAGGTTGCTACTTATGCCGCAAAAGAAAAGTTGGATACTCGTAAAGCTACATTAGCTAGTAAGGGTGTTGAGATTTCTGAAGAGAAGATGGAAGCTCTGGCTAATCTAGAAGATAGTGCATTTGATCTTTTTGTGGAACTTATGCCTGAGAAGGCTGAGGCTTCCGAGGAAGAAGAGAAAAATGAGAAAGAGACGGATAAGACAGAGGCTTCTAAGAAAGAAGAAGAGTCTGAGAAAAAGCTTACTCCTGAAGAGGTAGCACAAGCTAAGGCTTCGATTAATTTGGAGAATACGGAAAAATCTCTAGTCGAAAAATTTATTGAGATGCAGAGATAGACATTTAAAAGAAATAAAAAAGGAGGTTTATATTTTAGATGAGTGTTAATAGTCCAAACTTGTTTGTTGGTACATATGAACCCCATGAAATAGTCATCTTCTATAAGGCTGGCGAAGTCATGGAAGAGATGATGCTAGTTAAGATGGATTCTGATGGGAAACTAAAGAAAGCTATTACGGGTGAAACCCCGTTTGGTTTTGTTACCCAGGATGTGACTTTAACTGGTATTACTGACCAGACCGCTATTAATGGGTTGATTAGTCGTGTAGCAGCGGTTAATGCGTATGTGGGTCTTTACATGGGAACTGGTGTTCTCAAAACTGATAAATACTATGAGACGAGTGGTTCAATTGCCGCCGGTGACCTTCTGTATCCTCACGCTTCTGGTGGGTATATCTGCAATTCGCAGCAAGGTTCCGATTCTCCGGTAGGTGTCGCTGATGCCGCCGCTTCTGGTGGAGTTATTAGGTTTAAGAGCTTAGTTTAAATAAAAATATATAATTGATGGGAGGTAAAAATTTAGTGGATAATGAGAAAATGAGTAATGAAGAAAAAGCTGAACTCTTTCGTCAGACTATGGCGAGTGATGAAGCACGTAAGGCGTATGCTCAGTCTTGGGCAACCCTTATTTTAGAGCAACTTCCCGCTGAATCTACAGTTAGGAGTATTTATACGGTAGAAGATTTGCCGGTTGGTGGAGCTTCCACTTATCAGAAAGATTTTCCGTATGTTGATGCTTGGATTATGCCCGCTTTGGGTTCATTTCCTCAGAACTTACTGCACAGTGAAGAGGTTACTATTGTAACTTTTGAGATTGTTGGTAATGTTGAGTATCGAATTACTCTTGCTAGGGATGGTCGTTTTGATGTTGCTGGTAGGGCGCGTCAGCGTTTGATGGATTCTTTTGTTGATGCAGAGGAGGACAATGGTTGGCCCGTAATCAAGGCTGCTATTACTTCCGATACTACCGTTACGGCTAGTGATTTTAATACCGGTACTGAAACTGGTCTTACCAAAGCCGTTCTTAATGCCGTTTGGGTTAAGATGGAAGAGCGTAGAGATTATAAGGTTACTGGTATTTTTGTTCCTGCTGCCCGTAAGGGTGAGGTACGTATGTGGGAAGCCACTACGATTGACCCCGTAACTCAGCGTGAGATTTTCGTGGGTGCTGGTCTTGAGGGTCTGTGGAATGCGGAACTCCGTTTGACTCATCGTATTGATGATAATGAGGGTTATGCATTTGATGGTCGTCCTGGTCTGCTTGGCTATATGCCAATTAGAGAGGCATTGAGTACCTTTGATGATGTTACTGCTCCGTTGCGTAGGCGCTATGGCGTATGTGGGGTAGAAGAGGTCGGCTGGGGAATTCTAAACCCTGACAGAGAAATCAAGATTGATTTCGATGATATAAGTTAGTATAATGTAAAATAGTGAGGGAAATGATTTCCCTCACACCAGATTTAAAGGAAAAGTAAATGTATAAAAGAACATGTCCTAATTGTAACAAAGAATTTAATACGAGCGATTATAGGCAAAAATATTGCAACCCAAAATGTTACCATGAATCGCAGCGAGAAATAGATAGGACAAAGGTAAAGGAATTATTTGACCAAGGAAAACTGGCTTCTGAAATAGCAGACATTTTAGGGTGTACTGCAAATGGCATTAGAAGAGTGTTTGAAGCTATGGGAATAGAGTCTAAAGGAAGGTCATATGCATTACACAAGTCGCGGGGTAATTTTAAAGAATTTTCTAAGGAAGAATTGGCAGCTTTGGATGGACATTTACTAGGAGATGGTTGTTTAGCAAGAAGTAACGGGTTTTCATCTAAATTTTCTTCTAGTTTAAAATATCAAGAACATTGTCAATATATGATGGATGGGGTAGGTTTTGAAGGAAGATTTAATTATGATAAGAAACAAAGTTTACATATAATTACTTCCTTAGCTTATGCAAATCTTCTACCACAACGGGAAAGGTGGTATCCAGAGGGAAACAAAATAGTCCCAAAGGATATTAAGTTGACACCAGATTTAGTCAGAAGATGGTTTATAGATGATGGATGCCATTCAATTAGGAAGAGAGCTAGTAATAGTTTAATGTTTTGTACATGTAATTTTACTATTGAAGATGTTAATTTTCTTTCTGAAATGTTAAAAGAATTAGGATTTAAAGCCAATACAAGAATAGAAACAGGATATCCGGTTATAAGATTTTCTACTAAATCTATCTCAGATTTCTTTGATTATATTGGACCACCTCCAATAGAATGTTATTCATATAAATGGCCCAAATAGCAGGGGAATAATCCCCTGCACCAATGGGAGAGAAATTAGAAATTTACCAAAACGATTCTGAGATTTATACCGGTACTGTGACCTCAGATGGAGAACCTGTGCTATTGTCAGGGGCATCTATCACGTTTTCTGTCAAAGAAAATATAGACAGTTCTGGTTATTTAATACAAAAGAAAAGTGATGATATTTCTGAGATAGACATTTTTGCCCCCTCAAGCGGTAATTTTTATATTTATTTAAATCCAGAAGACACTGAGCTAGAGCCAGGATTTTATCCCTATGATATAGAGATTATCTTAGCAAGCGGATTTAAAAAGACAATTGAGATGGATTTTTTAGAAATTAAAAAGGATGTTACATAATGACTCCATTATCAACATATTTAAATCGACTTCGTTCAATGACATTTGATATGGGAGATTTAGAAGAAGAAGAGTTTTTTGGTGATGGTAGCAGACGTGATTTTTTTCTGTTGTTTAATAATGTAGATGTTGGGTCTGAGACGGTTTACTTAGATGATGATACTACTACAGACTATACTCTAGATGGAACAACAGGGAGACTAAGATTAGGAACTGCTCCCGCTGATGGTGTTGTAATACGTATAATTTACGTGTCTTATATTGTTGATGAAACAACACTTATTGAATATTTTGAAACCGCGATAGAATTAAGTAACCCGATGATTGGAACATCTTTTTTGATTACAGGTACAGCTCCGGCAAGTTATGTTTCTGCCGAGCCGACAGCACTTCAAAAACATCTTTGGTTTTTGATTTTTCTCAGAGAACTAAAAAGAGATGGGATTTGGCAAAAAATAGAGGAAGCAGTTTCTTGGAGAACTCAAGATATTTCTGTTAGTAAAACTTCTCAAATACAAAGTGCTCAAGTGGCAAAAGTTAATTTAGATAAAGAAATAAAAGACTTCGTTTTTAGAATTAACAAACAGAACATTACTGGAAAGATTTTATCGGGTGGGTATGAACCTCTTCCAGCGGGGTCGGTTGGCGGGGAAGTTTTGGACTTTATGCCCAATTTATACATTATTGATGAGAGAAATCATGAGTAGACTTCTATTAACTAAAGATGTGATAGAATTACAAAAACTATTAGGAAAGAAAACATCTGTGCAAGTTTTTTTAAATCTTTCTTCTGATTGTCCCGATTGCACATCGGATAAGATTTCAGGTCAAAGCACAAACGCTAAATGTCCCACTTGTAAAGGACAAGGAAAACTCTTTACAGAGAAGAGAGTAAAGCTTCCATCTTTTATTCAGTATAATAAGGAAAATGAAACTCTACTTAGTGGAGGGATAAACGAAGAAACTAGCGTTCAACTTTATATAGATTATAGAACGGTAATGAATTTTAACAGATTTTTGAATGGTAGAGCCAGAGTTTACATTGATAATGTTTTATATGAAATAGTTGATAAGGTGAAGACGGGGATATATTCTATGGATATGATTATATTTGATTGTCAGAAAGTAGAGAAATAGAGAAAATTATTTAAAAATATAATAAATAGGCAATTAAAACTCAAACTTAATAAAACCCAAGAACAAACTTTAGAACAGTGGTTATGGCACCTTACCGCAGTTTATAACTGGGCCATTAGAAAAATAGAGTTGGATGCTAATGATAAAATTTACTATAGTGCATATGATTTTAATAATATTCTTGCTAATCATAGTAAAAAAATTGGAATACCATCCCACGTTATACACGGAATATTAATGCAGGGATATACAGCTTGGAAAAGATATTTTAAGAAGGTTTCAGGAAAACCTAGATTAAAAGGCAACAGGAATAAATTAAACTCTGTCCCTTTTCCAGACCCATTTAAATCTCCAGAAGATAATAAGATAGGTATATTGGGTCTTGGAAAAGTTAGATTCCACAAACAAGATATACCAGAGGGTAAAATTAAATGTGGCAGGATTATTAAAAAGGCTTCAGGATGGTATTTACAATTAACTATTGATGTTAAGAATAAGTTTTCTGTAAAAGAAACAACTGAGACAATTGGTATAGACCCCGGATTCAAGACCCTTTTAACTTTATCCAACGGCATCAAAATTGATAATCCTAGAGAGTTGCGAAAAGGTGAGAAAAGGATTGCTCAGGCACAACGAGGCAGGAACAAAAAATTAACAGCTAGATTACAGGAAAAACAAGCTAACAGGAGAAAAGACAGAAATCATAAAATAAGTAGAAGCCTAATAGAAGATTACCAAACCATATTTTATTCAAATGATAATTTTAAGAACCTAGCTAAGATTAACGGAAAATCAGTTTCCGAAGCTAGTTTAGGACAATTAATCAGGATGATAACCTACAAAGGCAGTATGTGCGGTAGGGACGTTATCCCGGTTGATTCAAGATTTACCACCATGACCTGTTCTGTTTGTGGTAGCCTCACGGGGCCACACGGACGGGATGGGCTTGCAGTAAGGCATTGGGAATGTTCAGCTTGTGGGGCTGACCACGACAGAGATATAAACTCTGCCAAGGTAGTTCTTAATGCTGGGGTGGGGGCCACCCTCAAGGATTCAGAGATGAATCAATTAACCGGAATTTCTATTACAAATGATAGAAAGGTTCAAATTTATTCTTTAGATATGATGATTTATACTTGCCAAAAGGTTGAAATATGAGGGATTTAGAAGGATTTTTACGGGATGAGTATCCTAAGAGATATACCAAGATAGTTAGACAAAGAGTTGATAAAGCTGCCGTTGAAACTGGTAAAGAATTAAAAGAATTAATTCAGGATAATTTTAGTGAAGCAGACGCTATGTTTAGGGAACATCAAGCAGGTTTAACCGGCAGGGCTGAGTTTTTTTGGAATCCTGCTGAATTAATGAAGGGTGGTTCTAGACCAGGAGGGCACAGAGTAAGTATTTCTCATCCAGATTCTAATGGTTTTGAAGTTAGATATTTTGATAGTGTTTGGTTGGATGACCCCGCAACGCAAAGATATCGTGACCCTATAGTATTACGAATTGGAAGAAGTATGATAACAATTAGAGGAAGAGGAACCCTTGGTCCTAAAGATAATCCTTATTTCTACTGGAGATTTTTAGAATATGGAACTGTGACTCCCCCTCAACATGTAATGGTTCGAGTGAATAATAAAGGAACAGATTATTATTTTATGGCTAGTATAAATACGCGAAGAGGACAATGGCTTTCTTCTTTAGGGGATGTAGTTCCGGTACAGCCCTTTCCCGCAAAGCATCCAGTAGGGCGGGTTATAAATGATAAGGAAAGAATACATAATATTTATTTAGGCAACATGCGTAGGTTTGGTGGATTAAGTGGATAGAGATACAAAAGTTATGGAGTCAGTTATTTTTCACGTAAAAAGCGGTTTACATCGAGAAGGATGTAATACCATTGATGATGATTATCAAGATAATCTCTACCGAGTAGAAATTCCTTATTATGTGAAAGTTATAAAAGGTTGGCCTTCTAATCCCGATGATATCTTTCTTCCTACTGTTGCAGTTACAGAATCAGATGATGATGAAATCCCTCTCCAAATTGGGGGGGGGAAATATAACAGGAAATTAGGATATATAGAAATTTTTACTGAAAAAGACAATGATAGGGATTTTTTGAAAACAATGATAAGAGATTATTTAAGAGACTACTCAACTTATGTGAGAAATTATGAAGAGGCAACCCCTTTGTACTTAGCTGTAGGAGTACCGGAGGATTTTATTCTTACAGAATATTGGCCTAGTGGAATGGCTACAGCAGAATCAGAGTTATGGTTTGAGGATGTTAGGTCAACCGTAATCCCACCCATGAATACTGTCGGGGAAGTAGATAATCACCGTGCTCAAGTCTCTTTTACGGCAGTTTCATTGAGATAAAAAAAAGAAAATTGAAAGGAGGACTTATTAGATAATGACAAAACCAACGCGAATTAAATCTACTGCTGTTGGAGTCAAAGCTAATGACCATCAGATACATCGTCTACAGAATATTGGTATGACTGCTGGTTTGAATCCTACACAAGTTAAAGAAATCGGTAATGCTGGCATTACCGAAGTTGTTGATGGAATTCCTACTGTAGATGTTACTATGGATAAGAATCAGAATGGTAGTATTAGGGCTATCTGCCTTTTTGCTGATACTGTTTTTGATTATAGTTATGCTCAAGTTACACCTGCCACGGGACTTACTGTGAATATGGGAACTTCCGGTGATTCATACTACATTGATGAGATGAAGTATATTTGTTCAGGAGGTACTATAAATCTTACTTCTTTTGTTCCTGGTTCTGATAGCAGAATAGTAGTTGTTGCTCTGGATGCTTCTCAAGCAGTTCAGCTTACGAGTGGTTCGGCTGCGGCTGTTCCTACTGCTCCGACTTCTTCGGCGGGTTGTGTGAAGGTTGCTGAGGTTTATCTGACTAATGGACAAACCATAATAGAAGATAAGCATGTTTTCAATTGTGGAGATTATGTAACTATTACTGACAAGGATTTTGAAAACGCCTCTGCTGATGTAATTGTGGGTATCAAAGAAGTTGGAGATAGCGAAACTTCTGACCCCATTACTCGGACAGCCTATATGGAGAATGCTTTCCTTAATCGTTTGGAGATTGCTTGCAATACTGGTGGAGTGTCTACTGAGAATATGGCGGCTGAGACGGATAACCGTAAGTGGTTGTTTGATACAAAGAGGGCAGTTATAGATGATAGATTCAAGGGAGCAGCGACACATATTCTTACCTATACTCCTACTACTTTAACTAACGGTAATAAGGCTTTGAAGGTACGTGTCTATGATTATTCTGCTGATGTTTATGTTGATAAGGTTGAGGGAACTGATTTTACTATTAGTGGTTCTACTCTAACGTGGGTTACTACAGCTCCAGATGCTGCGGATACATCTATTGTTCGTTATTGTGCTGACCAAGATATATCTGAAGTATTCAAGAAGTTCCCAAATCCTGATGTGTCTCATCCTGATTTCCCGGCTGCTTTACAGCAAGGAAATATAGAGATTTATCTTTCGGACGATTCAGCTAATCAGGTATTGAGGATTCAGTCTTGTACAATTTCCCTAGGTCTTACCCGTGAAGCTCTGAATGAGATTGGGCATGAAAGACCGTATGCTCGTCCTCTTACTCTACCTATTACGGTTACTGTAACTCTTAATACTACGGCTTCTGACCTTGCGGAACTGGCTAGGTTGTGTGGTAAAACTCTTGCTACTGCTTCTGAATTAGACCTTGGTGATTTCATCAAGACGTTGACGCTTTATGTTTACTTCTATAGGGAGAATGATATTAAGCGGGCTGAGGCTCCTTATAGTTTCTATCCTTATTTGAAGAAAATCACTTGTACGGATTTGAGTGTATCTTCGGACGCTTTTGACCTTAGAGTTGATGCCAACGCTACACAAAACTACACACTTACTTGTGATAATATATCTATAGTGAGTTGCATTTAAAGAAAACAGAGGGGATTTAATATCCCCTCACCATAAAAGATAAAAAGGAAAGGGGAAAGGAATGGAAGATAATGAAACACTCAAAGACATAATTGCAAAAGAAATTACAAATTTCTTTTATAAAGTATTAAAAGATGCTGAATTACTTACATCAAATAAATATATTTATAATCAATATCGTAAACATGTTTTAGACGAGGGCAATGATGCAATCCGTACTTTACAAGATGAAATTAGTAATTCTTATATTTGTTCTAGGATTAGGTTTGTTGAAGAAATAGAGGTTGAGGAGGAATAAGGCATGACTGAGGAAGTTATAACCGATGAGGAAAAGGCCGAGATTGCGGCAAAATTAGAGAGCATTGATGAAGATAAAATTGTTGAGGATGAATTAAATTCTGAGCAAGCAGATATTCTTCTTACTGAACTTAGGACAGGAAGGAGATATTTTACTGTAGAAGGTATTGGTGATTTGTTTATTTGTAATCCATCTGTGAAGGACCAACAGGAAGCTGACCGGGAGGGTATTAAAGCACTTTCCCAAGCTCTTAGAGATGGTATTCTTACACCAGAGGAAATGGAAGAACTACTCGATAATCGTGGGTTGTTTGTTGATATGCAAGATAAACTGAACAAATCTATTGCCGAACTAACGAGATTAAATTTTGAATTAGATAATTATAGTAGCAAAACAGATGCTAAATCAAAGAAAAAGGAAAAAGATATTGCGGTTGAGATGGCAAACATAAGAGAAGAAGCTACTAGACTTAGGATGGAAAAAGATTCTTATCTTAGGAGTACAACCGCAGGGATTTCAAATGATGCTAGAAGTGGTTATATAGTTTCTAGATGTATTAAGAAAGTTGATACAGAGGAACGTCTGTGGCCTACCTATGAAGACTATTTAAATGAAACTGATGTGAATCTTCTTAGTTCAGTTACAATAAACTATTTGACTTTCTCTAATGGTATTAGCGCAGATTTTATTAGACAATTCCCAGAATCAAAAGTTCTGAATGAAATTATAACGTAGTGAATTGTAATGACTTGGGCCAGGGGAGAAAGAATAAAGCTAGACGACCTTACAAGATTAATGGCTAAAAACTCAATGGCTAGGTTATTATGGGTGGTTTCAAGGGAAACAGGAGCAAGCCTATTTGGTTCAGACTTAAACAATTGGTCTATGGCCCAGATTGCATTTACTAATTGGTGTTTGTTTTATGATAGCGTATATGAATCTTATGAATGCCCTCCAGAAAGAGTTATCAAGGATGATGAACTCATAGACGATTGGATGGAGAATCAGAAGATTAAAAGGAATGAAGAGAGCGAAAGCAAATATTCTAAACGTGGGGGCGGCACCTTATCAGCATTGGACCACGCAGAACATTATGCTATCGAGGAAATTTAGGGAACGTTTCAATGACAACTTTGGTTGTTCTAGGCAAGGAAAAAATTAAAATCGGGCGAAGCTAAGGGAATTAAATATTTTATAATTCAGCATTTTGGGTATTCCTTAGTGAAGCCTAGAATGCTTTTTTGATGGGTGATTAGATGGCCTTATGGCAGGATGTTGCTGAACTTATAATTAAATTAAAATTAGACCCTGTTGATTACCGAAAGGCAATGCAGGGCATTGTTGGTTTGACTACTGGCACAGCAGGCAAAGAGCTTCCCGGCTTCGGTGATATTTCTTATAGAAGTATAGCTAAAGTAAATACTGAATTAAGTAGAACTTCTAAACTTATTCAATCTCTTAGCCAAGGAACTCAAAAAGCATTTATGCCCGAACTTTGGCGGCAGCAGATTTACCAGACTAAGCAATACGGCGACCAACTTGTTATGCTTGAACAAGAGTCTTCTAAGGTTAGTGGTCGTATACGTTCTATGGTTCAGACTTATCTTGATGTGGGCAAGAGTGTTGGTCAGGGAATTGACCCGGCTAAACAAAAAATAAATGAATTAATGCAGGCTTTTGGGGCTACTCGTTATGCTATTGCTAGAGGAATAGGATTAAAAGAGGCGTATGCCCCCGAGGTTCAGGCTATAGATAAACTTATTAGTAAATTTAAAACTTTACAAAATTATTCTCAAACCGGAGCGGAGTTTAGGAAAACCAGTAGAACTTCTGCTGGGATGGTTGGAGGATTATTAGAAAAAGTTCAAACCGGAAGAGGGAATCTTACTGAACAAGAAATTTCTTTACTTCGTTCACAAGGGGCTAGAAACCTAAATGAATTTTCCCCTGCCGAATTTAAGGATTTAAAAAAGTTTGGTGCTTATCAGACTATTGGAAATATGGTTATCCCAGATTCAGCAATTTCTTCTTTGCAAAAATATAAAACTGAATTGAGTTCTTTAGGTAAAGTTGGATTTTTTCCTGCCGGAGCAAACGAACAAATAAAAATAGCATTTTCTCAAATGGGTATTGGTTTAACGAAAGCTCAAAAAGACTATATTACACTAAACACACTTACTAGAGAACAACTCCAAATGATAGAGCAATTAGGATATCAATATAATGCAAAACTTGGTCAATTCACTAAGGGTGGTAGTGTTGTTAGTAATCAGATAGTTGCTCAAGATTTAACTAAAATACAAAGAAATATTCCCGGTCAACAACAACTACTGACGAGTGCTGCGGTAATGCAGAGTAGACAGGCTTTTCTTGGTTCTATGCTTCAATATTATAATGAGTTTAGAAAAGAAGCTGCGGGCGGGCAAGCTCCACAAAGATATGGTGAGCATGATGTAAAGGCCCGCGAGAGATTAAATCAATTAATGACTGATTCTGAAAAAAACTTACAAGGGCAAATTGATAAACAACAAACTATTGTTAATACAACCCAAAAAGGTACAGCCGAATATGAGAAACAAAATGGAAAATTAACACAGATGCAACGTAGTCTTCATTTTATGAAGCAAGGACACCAAGAAGTAAATGATATAATTAACAAAACTACCCAAGGTGCTGTGGGCATGTCGGGAGCTTTCGATATGGCTCTTAGGCGTGTAGTGCTTTGGGGTTCTGCTTCTATGGCTATATATGGATCTTTTAGATTTATAAAATCTCTTATTACAGATATTCGTGACCTTGATGCTGAATTTCAACAATTAAGAGGCATCTTATCTGGAACTGATGCGGATATGAGAGATTTAACTAATGCTGCTTTTTCTTTTGCTGAACAGTTTGGAAGAACCCCTAAAGAAGTTGTTTCAACTATGACGGAGATAGCCAAAACAGGTAAAAATACCGCTGATGTATTAACTTTAACCGAAGTTGCTCTGATAGGAGCCAATGCTGCTGGCCTTGATTTGGCAGATTCAGGTAAGACTTTAACTTCAGTAATGGACCAGTTTAATATGTCAACAAACGAGGCTATGCATATAATGGATTCTTGGACGGCACTTTCTAGACAGATGCGAGTCAATACTAAAGATTTAGAAACCGCTATGCAAGCAACAGGTGAAGGTGCCGAAGAAGTTGGTATGAGTTTTGATAAATATAGCGCTATGGTAGCTACTATATCAAAAGTAACTGGTCAAAGTGGTACAGCTATTGCGGCTACCTTTAAATCTATATTTGGTAGGTTAGAACAACCTAAAACTATTGAACAGCTAGGAAAAATTGGAATTACTCCTTATCTGCCTTCTGGAGAATTAAAGAATTTTGGAGATTTACTTGATGAGATAGCATCAAAATGGGATACCCTCTCTAATACAGAACAAATGAATCTGTCTATAGCTATGGCTGAGAAACGTAGATATACTTCTCTGTTAGCTCTTTTAAATAATTATTCTACTTATCAAAATGCTGTCAATATTAGTGTTAATTCTGCGGGGGAAGCCGCTAATAAAAATGCAATCATAATGGATTCTATCAGCAAGAGATGGGCTTCCTTTACTGCGGTATTTACTGATTTTAAAAATGTAATTGGTGGAGCAATAAAACCCTTATCTAGTGTGGTACTTCCCGCTTTACAGGCATTATTAGGGATAGTTACTACTATTAGTAGAATACTTCCTGGTGGATTAGGAAAAGTTGCAATAGGATTTTTGGCCGTTGCTGCCGCTGGTAAATTGATGTTACGAGGATTAGGAATGGCTGGAGCCACAATGGGCGGGGAGCCTGGGGAAAAACTTGGATTTGGGCATTTATTTAATTGGGCTATGTATAAACCCCAAAAAGAAGGGGCTGGAGCAATAGGAGGACAAAAACTTGTTTTTGATGAAACAAGGGGGTGGATTGCGGCATCGGGGGGAACCACATCTTCTTATAGAGTTAGTCCAATAGAAAAATATTTACGTCCTACAGCGACTTCTCAAGAAATAAGTAAATATCAAAGTAATCTCCTGTTAGGTGGGGTAAATCCAGAAGATACGATGGTCAGTCCTTTGAAAAAGGGTATTGCTTCGACTGCTGCTGCTTTAGAAGGGGCAAAGAAAACATTATCCCATCCATTTTCTTCTTTGAAAACATATTTTAAGAATAATTTTTCCGGTCTTGGGGAATCTATTGCCGGTAGTTTTAAATCTATTGGTGGTTTTATTAAAGCTAATATAGGAACTATAGTAATGGTTGGTGCCATGCTTTTGATTGGTAAAATTACAAGCGCAATAGCCGAGCAGAAAAAAATACAAGAAGAAAATATTCAGGGTGTGAAAGACTTTTTCAAAAGCTACCAAGAAGATTTACAAAAAGTTATGCCTACCTATGAACCGTTGAAGGATACTCTTGATTTTATGCATGAACGTGAGGACAAGATAAATAGTCTTCTCAATGACCAAACAATAAGTATGGAAAAAAAGATAGAATTACAAAAACAATTAGGTGCATTACAGCTTAATGAAGTAGCTACACAAAAACAAATAAGTGATGCTCTTAAAGATTTTTTGCAGGCGCATCCTATGGCCGGTGTTTATGGCGCAACTGGGGAGATTCAAGGGCTACAGCCGTGGGCAGAGAATATGTATCAGAAACCGTCAGAGCAGTTAGCGCAAACAGCCGATACGATGTTGATGAAATGGGATTTGTTTTTAAAATCTTTTGAGCAGGGAATGATAAATGGTCTTAATTGGGATAAATTACAAGTTAGTTATGGGAAAGCCCCCGAACCCGGCATAGGTCTTGAAACATTAACTGGGGAAAGCGCAAAAGGATTAACGGGGTATATGCTTGGCGGTGATTTGGGGGCAAGGATGTTTTCTGCTCCTGAAGAAATCGCCGCTGTTAGAGAAATATTAACTGCTGTCGGAATGACCGAAGATGAATTATCAAAAATAGGAAAAGGCCCGGTAGATATTACTAAATATGTTCCAGATATAAAAAGACTTTTAGGAAACATAACTAGTGGAACTCAGTCTCTTACGGATTTACAAAATCAATTTGGTGGTTTTGTGAAAGTAGCTAAAGGGACAAAATTTGAAAAACAAATTGGAGCTACTGCCCAAGAAGCAGAAAAAAACTTCTTAAAATCTGGGAAGGCAAGTCCGATGGAGTGGTTACAATCTATAGACGAGTCTTTAGTAAGAGCATATCAAAAAGCCGATTTTCCCAATCAGCTTATAAGTTTTCTTCATAGAATGCAGACCACTACTTATAAATCATTGAGCGGAGAATGGAATGATGCTATAAACAAAGCTATGACAAGTGAAACATTTAAAGATACTTATAGCAACCTACCCTCTATTATGGGACAAATTCCAGAGGCGGTTAAAACAATGCTTAGTGGCCCCTCAATGATTGGGCCTACTGGTAAACCCCTACAGGGGGGGAATTTAAGTATACTCTCTTCTGAATTTAAAAACATGACAGATACATATAAAGTAGCACAAGATAGTATATCTGGAATTGGGGATATATCTGCTAAGATTTCTGATTCACTACAACAATACAATGAGGCAAAAGATAATGTAGCTAACTTATACCAGCAGGGAACAGCTAGTCAAGACGAGATGCAACAGGCTTTAAATAGAGAAACACTTTTCCGTGAGCAAGTTAATAATCAATATGGAGAATTAGCAACTATTCAAATGACCGCTGTTCAAAATTTACAAGCAGCACAAGTTTCCTGGGAAAGAGTTAGACAAGAGTTACTGGCTTTAGTTCAAACATTTGGCTATTTAAATATGGGACAGATAGAACAGGTTATAAATCTTCCCGACGTTTTTGGCGGTGACATTGTAGGTCAGTTTACTGGTATGAGAAATAAAATTATGCAACAGCAAATGGGAGCAACTGATTTATTAGTTGGAAAAGCATTAAATAATGAAATTTCTCCTACTTGGGCGTATGGGTCAATAATTGACATGGCAACGGGTGTACAGCAGCAAGCACAAATGGAAGCAGACCAAGTTAATAAAGCTAATCAAGCTGCGGCCCAAGCCGAACAAAAAGCAAAACAAGCTGAGCAAGCTAGAATACAAAATATGGAAAAAATGTTAGACCATCTTAAAACTATGGACGAAATTACTTTAGTTCAATATAAAAGTGTACTAGAATATTTATTATCAGCGGCAAGTACGGAAGAAGAACGTATGGGGATTGAGGAAAAAATAAAATCTACTGAAAAAGAAATAGCGCAACAAAAATTATCCTATGCAGATGAATGGATAAGCCACGAAGATGCTATGGGAAAAATGAATACTACACAAAAACTTGAATATTTGAAACAAAAACTAGCTATGGCTTCTAGCCGTTCAGATAGATGGAAAATTGAAGAAGACATTTATAAAACAGAAAAAGAAACAGTTGATAATCGTTTAGATGCGGCCCAAAAGTGGTTGGACCATCAGACGACTATGGATAGTGTTACAAAAGAATCACAAATAAAAATACTCAAAAGAATACTTGAATGGACTAAGACAAAAGGGGATCAGTATGCTATTTGGGATGTAGAGGAAAAAATACATTCTCTTGAAAAAGATTTGAGTGGCGCGGCAGAAGAACTCCCCCAAGAAATAGTGAAAAGGGCTGCTGGGTTATCCGGTCCTATGAGAATTAGTCTTGAAGAATACAAAAGATTTTTAGGTGAAAGTTCTCCTATTAGTGAAACTAAAGATATGTTTCAAGAATTTCAAAAATATATGGAGGATTTCAACAATACCGGGCAGGGAAGTATAGGAACAATACAAAACTTGCAACTAGCTATAGATAATATGATAGCCTCGGACCAAACAGCAATATTTACTACTGGGCAGATAATTTCTATGATGAATAATTTTGCTGTTTCTCAGGCTGCTTTAACTGATATTACTTATGAAACGGTTACTGCCGAAGATATACTCATTTCTAGACATGGTGATGTAATTACACAATTACAAACATGGATAGCGCAATTAGACCCCCTGAATAAAACTATGCAAGGTTCTGTTGATATTTTGAAAAGTGTTGGAGATATTATAAATGGAATAACCGATAATGAAGCAACTACATCTTTTTGGGATAGTATGAAGCAGGCTTTTATAACAATTGGTGATTATATAAAACAATGGAGAGAATCTGGTCAGACGGGTGTGCCAGGAATTAATGTTTCAGTAGGACACGGAATTGGTGGTTTTGGTATGGCCCCCGGTTTCGGTATGATGCCCTCATTAATTAATGGTGGTCCTGGTGATATAGCTGCGGCGGCTGGGGCGTATGCGGCAGATGTGCAAGCACCCTATCATTATGGTTCTCACGGTCCAGGAAGTTGTTCGCATAATACAAGTCATGGTGTGCCTTTTGGTGGTGAATACAGCCACGAAGATAGGTCAAGGTATCCTGTTGGATGTTTTGATTGTTCTGGGTTAGTTCAATGGGCTTGGGAGCAAGCTGGAGTTGGATTATCTGCCCCCTCTGGAAATCAGTTTGAAGCTTCTATAATAGCTCCTGTTGGTTCTTTTTTGGCAGATGCTCTTTTACGCCCCGGTGCTTTACTTTTTAAAGGTGATCCCTATAGTCATGTCGGAATGTACTATGGAAATAATAGAGTTGTTGAGGCTTCTAGTACAGGAAATCCAGTTGAACTAAGAGATTATTTTGATTATAACAAATGGAAATGGGTCGGTTGGCCTAGACTACATGAAGGCGGTTATTCCCCCGATAAAGAAGGGTGGGCAATTCTAAAGAAAGAAGAACTTGTATTAGCTCCACCCGAAACTAAAGCATTTAGAGAAATGGTAGATAATGGTGGAACAGGGTTTACCTATGTAGACAAATCTGAAACTAATATAAATGGTGCGGGACTCAGTGAAGAGCAAATACTCAATTTAATAAGGAAAGCTAATAATGAAAAGATAGCAAATATAGAACGTTCGTTTAAGGCGAGGTTGAGATAAATGGATTTAGAACTTAGTTATAATACACTTCCTGAATATCCTAATGGAGCAAATGGGTGGTATATATCCCCCACAGAGATTTCACTTTATCCTAATAGTGGTTCAGATATAACTATATATTGGAATTGGAACACTAGTGGTTCTTATTATTCTTCGGGGGATATTCCTGCTGGTGTGCCCTATAATATAGGGTATCTGCCCTCGGGGGCTAATGTATTATATTGCCACGCTTTAAGTGATAATTATGATTTAGTTATGGATGGTACTACTCTTAATAAAGATTTAGTACACGATGTGGCAGCAACTACGACAGGCACTCCTTCTTCAGGTTCTTTGTTAGGGGTTGAGGCTCCTTATATATCTTCTGGAGGTTTTACTAGATTTTCTTATCCTAATAGTTCCATAGGGTTAGTCGCGGGAGAGCCTATTACTTGTATTTTTGCAGTAAATACTACATGGGCGGGTAATGATGGTGTTACTCATTTTTTGTTTAATACAAACTATTCAGGCGACCACAACGGTATTAGGATAGTTAAATTTTCATCTAATTATCTTTCAGTACAGGTATATAGTGATGATAGTATAAAACAAACATCTATAGCTGTTAACGGCACTAATTGGGCAGCCGGGGTTGACCATATAATAATAATCACTATTGATGAAGACAATAATCAACGAATCTTTCTTGATGGGATAGAGCCAACCCCTGTACACAGCGGTTCATCTGGAAGAGAACTTGTTATGGGTTCGTGGGTTGATATAGGAACAAGCTGGGGATATACGCAACGCACGGAAGGTTATATTCTTTGTGCCTTATATAATCGTATTTTGTCAGATACAGAAATAGAAGACTTATCTGGTATGACAGAATGGTTCCCCGGTTATCAAAAAACAGAAAACTATTCCTTTGTATTTAGATATGATGATGTATCTCCTACTTTTACCCTAACCGAGCCTTCGGGAACTACTTGGAGTGGAAGTATTACTGTTAGTGCTTCTGGTTCTGATGAACTATCGGGGGTTGCCCACACAGATATTTTTGTAGATGGCTGGTTAACCTATACTGAGATACTTGGAGAATTGGAATATATCTTAGATACCACTAGATTTAAAGATGGAACACATAGTTTAGATGTATCTGTATATGATAGGGCTGGACATATTACTGCTAGTGGTATGAGTGGTATTATAGACAATTCTCCCCCCGTGATAAATTACACAGATTTTAGTCTAATAAGTGATAGTTCTTATAACGTTTCGGGCACTTCATATGATGTTTGTTCTAATGTAGAGAAAGTAGAATTTATTTATTATTCGTCCTCATCGGGGAGCGGAACTTGGCAGGAAGTAACTTATACCTCTGGTGAAAATACATCTTTTGCTTATTGGTACGCACCTTTAACTGGATTAGTGAATGAAGATTGGGTGTTACAATTTAGGGCCGAAGACACACTAGGGAATATAACTCCTTCCGGTACATATCCTATGAAAGTTTTTACTGTGGAGGTTGATGAGTAATGGCTGTACCAGGAAAGCGGTTCATTCTAACAAATCTGGATGACCCAATAACTTATAAACAATTAATCTTTGCGCCGTATAAAAATGACGGTTCCTATCTTATTCATAATCCTAAGTGGTCTATTGTTGATTACCCGATTTTGGGGGCTGCGAATCCTACATCATACGAACCCAATAACAGAGAAGAACCTATAAAATCTAAAATAAGCATCAATGGATATAGAATAGCTGTGAGGTTTCCTTTAGCTCCTGAATCTAAAAAAATAAGCTGGGATAGGATAGGCCAACCATTTTATGAAGAATTAAAGAAGCGTTGTGATTCGGGCCATAGATATTTGTTAAGGGACCAAGATGGTAAGACATTGGTAGGACGTATTAAGGAATTCCAATTCTCAGCTATTGTTGCTACAGTCCCTACTCTGTTTACAGGCTCATTCGTACTTGAGGGAATAGGAAATTGGGAAAGCCCTCTCTAAGGAGATAAAAGATGTCAGTTTCAAAAACGATGCGGCAGGCAACGCCAATAATCACCCATAATTTAACATATTCCAATAATGAATATACTCTACAACCTGATAATTCAGATGGGTATGTTGTTTTTGAATTATACCTACAGCGTGTAAAAGCGTGGCAAGATTTTAATTATACTGTGATTGCTGATAATATTGATACTTTTGTTTCTTATAGCACACAATCTTCACATGATGGTGTTGCTTGGGGTTATTGGAATACCGGCTTTACTTGCCCCGCCGCCAAGTATCTCCGCATTAGGTTTGATTTAAGGACTACTGATGGGGATAAGACTTCCCGCCTACAAGATTTTGTACTAACTTTTGATGATAATATAGTTATAAACGAGGAAGAAGAATGGATTAAAACTACTCAAGGTGCTGCTACTGACGTGGATGCTAAGGTGGAAGTGGAATTGAAAAATCAATATTGGAGTGGGGCAACCGAATTAGACACAAGAATTAAATATCCTTTTAGCCCAATGGATGCAAGTTCAGAAATACAGGCTTTGGATTTTTTTAAAATAGATGACGATACGATACTAGCTCTTGTTCCTTTTGATAAATACCCCAATACAACAATAAATGGGAATTTTTATGGTTTGAAAGTGTATTCTTTTAATCCTAAAAGTGGAGCAATAAGTGGCATTAGTTCAGATGTTACCGGAATATACGGTGTTACTATCGGTCAACCAGCTAGAATAAATAAATACAAAGGAGAGAATGGAGATTACTGGGTAACTTTTGTGTCTGGATTAAAACTTATATCAGCAAAATCTACAGGTAATTGGAATTCTTGGTCACAAACTGTTATTTATGATGCAGAATCGAGATATGATGTTTCAAACCCAACGGACATGAATCACTATCATATGTATCTTCTTACTAATGGGACAGAATGGAAATGCAGTTCTCAATTTGTGATTAATCCTACTTGGGAATCTGATGTAGGTACTGTAAGGATATTAGATTATAGTGGTTTTTATTATTTATCTAGAACAGACTATTCTCCAGGTATAAGGTTGGGAGATTTTATACAAAATGGGGATTCTGGTTGGTTTACCCTCAGTTTTGTTGGTAAGTCAATAACTCTAAAGGGGTCTGCCCGCACTACTTGTCATATTGATGCCTATAAATACAAAAATGGAGGATGGGAGTGGGCCACAAGCAACCAATATCAATATGATGGCTCATTAGATGTTACGGTAGATTTTGGTAATTATAATACTCACATAGTTAAATTAGTAGTAACTTCTAGTGGCCTAGCACAGACTGATACACTGTCTCCCATAACGGGTACGGATTATTTTACTACTTATATTTCTGATTTGCCTTGGTGGCAATGGAATTGGGGTCTTTCAAATTGGGATTTTCAAAAAGGAAATAATTGGCTTTATTTAGGAGCTAAACAGGATGTAATTTATAATAATGGTTGGCAGAGTGATTGGAAATTAGATGTACATAATTTACCCCATCCCTACAATCTTTGCGGCATCTATAGAATTGAATATGATGTGGTTAGTGATGTTAGGTGGTGGGATTGGGAATTTCGTTGTTACACCGATTTTGGTTTTTGGTATTATGATACACATGATGATCCGTGGTGTGTAGTAGATAGGAGTAGTCATCATTATAATCAATATGTACAAGCAGAATGGGATGCACCCGGTTTTATTATAGGAGATCCCGTTTCTTTCATAGCATTTGGGTTGAGGTGGCACACTAACAATGGCATATGGACTTGTCGGCAATTGCATCCCGATTGGGAACCCGCCCATGTGACCTTACAGAATATAAAAACTTATTTTAAACCTACACATCATTCCCCACCCTATAGATATAAATTTGAAAGTGCGGAAATAAATGCTGAATGGCAAGCCTCTTATGCCAAAAATACTGATTTGATTTTTAATGATGCATATATTTCTGTAGCTGGGGAGATGCGAAATACTGAATTTATTTCTGATGCCCTTTTAATAGGATATTGGGATGGGTATGGTAGTGCGGACGAAGCATTAAACAGCGCTAATCAAATTGATTTTAGTCTAGACCCTGCGCCGGGGGATATTGAAAATACTAAAATTTGGGTAAAATGGTTTTCAACTGATGTTGACTGCTACAATTTCAGAGAATTTCCTACATGGGATGGTGAACCGGGACCAGAAAAATGTGTTGCTTGGATGATGGTTTATGTTTATAATCCCTCAGCAGGAGACTCTTCCTATATATTGAAATATGGTGTAGATGATGGTGTAAAAATTTATTCAGTAAAACCTGACGGTACTGTTACTTTAGAAGACACTCAAACAGGTGAGCGAGATATGCAACCAGACGAATTTCCGAATTGTGCAATAACTTTAGGGGCTGGCTGGAATAAATTGTATTTTAAAGTTAGTAATGGTACTGGAACAGGTTGGCCTAATAGGTGGAGTATAAAGGCTAGAATAGTAGATGCAAATGATAAATTACCCGATGGGATGATAATTAGTACAACGAAGTCAACAACAGGGGAAATTGCTTATATCTCACTTCAGTCCAAAGAAGATAAAGCCATTGGCTACGATTTTACGGAAACTACAAATTCTAATACAATAGATAAATGGTCTAGAGTTCATACAATGGGTTCTATAAAAGAGGGAACTAAAAGTGGTTATTCCTATAGTTCTCTTGAATATATTTGTCAAGATTATTATCCCCAATCTTCAGAAAAGGGAAATATAATGTATGTCCAATATGATATTAGAGCTAATATTCCTGCTGATTGGCATGTTGAAATATATATGGATGCGGTATTAAAAACAGAATATGGTAGTGGATATTATAACCTTACAGATAGATTTGAAGTATCTAGTACCGCCATTGGAGCCGGACATATCGGTTTTGCATTGAAATATTGGGGGGCAGGAACATCTTCTCCGGGAGACATAAGCCAATGTTATGTTGAAATTTTTAATATCAAATGTATTTATTCACAGATTCAGACAGGTATGAAAATATACTCCTATTTATGGGTAAATTGGGGCGGGGATTGCCAAGATTGGGAAAGCCCGGCATTTAATAAAAGATATAAATTATGGGAAAGTGTCGGTTCTTATCCAGAAAGGGGCACTTTTTTAACTTTAGATAATTCTTTGTGGATGCTAGCTCAACATTGGGAAGATGGTTTAGTAAAACTTAAAATGCATAGTTTAGATAGTACAATATTATCATCTCCTGATTACTGGTCTTCTGTGGACACAGGTTTTTACCGACCTCTGGAGGGGATTAAAAAATATTTTACTAATTTAAATTGGGAAGCTTCTAGGTATAATCAATTTTTTATTTGTTCTGATTTTGTAAATAATCCTGACGGTAATAATTTCTCTAGAGAGAATGGTTTTTTTACCACGCATCATCCTGAATGGATTTCTAGCCCAAAACCCGCCTTTACTAATGAAATGATTATAGCTTTTATACCTATTGGTGATAGTATGATGATGCTTTCTACCGCCGGAGACGGGTTGATTAGAAAAAGAATGTTAGGCGAATCTACCACCCGTTATGATATATCTAATTGGGTAACTGACTTTACTATAAGTAAAACTCTTGAGGGTTCTAGCGATAATGCCTCGATAACTTTAAATAATGTTGGTGGGGAATTTAATCCTATATCAGCTAGTGGTATGTTTAGAGAAATAATCCCAGAAGCTTATTATGATAGAAAACCTCGTATATTTAATATTTATATGTCTTCTCATTCTGCTGATGAACAGCCATATTTTTCTAGAATAACAAATACAGACCCAGACCATAATTTTGATGAAAAAAGAGTATTTACTGGAGTATTGGGACAAATTGAGAATTCAGCTAGTTATGAGGATAATTCCTTACCCCTTTCCATTTATGATTTTAGTTATCAACTAAATAAATTTAATGCACCTGAAAGCTACGTGTATGCCTCTCCCCCACAGGTTTTCTTCGATGATTTTTGTGATAGTTATGCTATGGGTGTAAGTGATAAAGCTCTTTCTATTCGTAATTATCCAGATTCTACTATTTGGGTTGAAAGTAGTAATAATAGTGCCTTTAGCATAGACCCATATGAAAAATATATGGAGCATATTTATGATAATTATCACTATATCTGTACGAAGAACTTCCCCGGAAATTTCTCTGCTACCTTAGCCTGTTCTATTAAAATGCCCACTTTTTGTGATTTTACTCTATGGTGGTCAAGACAAGATTTTATTAGATTCTATCCTGCTAGTGGGTTTGCTGCGATATATGATTCTAACGGAGTTGATTATGGTCATTTTGATATAAGTAATATGATTGAGAATGATTGGAATGATATTAAAATAGCTGTTGGTCCTTCCTATGTAGATTTATCTATAAGAAATACTTCTAAGGGAAGGGTATATGGTAGAGGCTATAGTGCTGGGATATATTGTTTCTTGTGGGGGCCGAGTGCCCATAGTTATCTCCGAAGCCCCAGAATTACGAAAAGCCAAACAGGATTATTTGAGAAAACCGATACTTGGATAGTTAAAGACGTACTGTATAAAGCAGCGCAACACATTATTCCCGTTAACGAAACATCCTTTATGATTCCTGAAAACGAAGAGGACGTATTAATAGGATTTATAGTATGGCGAGAAGGTGAATCTGCTTATTCATTCTTAGACCGACTTTCTAAACGATACAATAAGCGTTTTTACTTTGATAATCTAGGACGCATAATATGGAAGAATCAGGAATTGGATTTGGTAACTAGGACTTTGGAATCTAAGCACATAGAGAGTGTTAGACAGAGCTATTCTAATTTTGACTATGTTAATTGGATTGGGGTTTATTCGGATAATAATGGTAGTCCAATTAAGGGCAGAGCAGGCAGCGCAGAGAGTATCATGACAGATGGGACACGATATGAATTAGTGGAGGACGGTTCATTTAAAACCCGAAAAGATGCTAATTTGAAGGCTGCTGGAGAGTATTATTCTAGAAATGACGGGTTAGAGGTATTGTCTTGTAATTTAACTGTGCCCCTCTTTACTGTTAGGCCGGGGGATTTAATAAAAGTTAGTGATCCTGAAGTAACACGTATAGAATCCGACTATATAATCAGGGGTACGTCCTTTTCCTATAACAATAATGACAAGAGCTGGGAGATAGGGTTAGAAATGGATTCTAGGATTAAGGCATTAAGAGAAGGCGTTGGAAAACAAATACTTGGGACGTTTATTTAGATGAGGCACGAAGGCGGGGATTAGCATTATAGATAAAAGCGACTATAATATAATTTTAGAGATAGTACAATCCTTAATAGGAGAAAACCTAGGTAAAACTATTACTAAGGGTAGGATTTCCTCTATTGATTACTCTACGGGTACGGCTATAGTTGTTATAAATGACCGTAGTTATACTCCTGTTACTTTAGACCCTTCTGCTGGTTATTCTCCGGGCGACCCTGTAATTATTCTGGAACCTATTATTGGCGGCGGCGGGCAAGCACAGCCTATTATAATTGGCAAAGACGAGGGCGGGGCACCCATACCTCCAGGTGGAAATGAATTAGTAATCAATGGAGATTTAAGAGACGATGCCTTTGGATGGCTAGGACAGGACGCTACAGTATCAGTCAGCACAGATTTCGCTATTAGTGGTATTTATTCATTAAAGATTATACCTGATGCTGCTTACCAAGATTGCGGTACTTATCAAGATATTAATGTGGTTGCTACTATCCCCGGTGAATTATATAAACACGAGGCTTCTTTCTTTACTCAATCCACCAACGGGATAGAGATAGTGTTAGACGGTGAATGGTATGACAAGGATGGTAACTCGCTAACCAATGCCCCCTATAATAAGAGTAATAGAGTAATCATCACTAACAACGATTCTTGGGTTACATTAACTATGTATAATAGGTGTCCTCAGAATGCTGTATATCTTACTGTTAGGTTCTTAGCTAAGTTCTATGATGCAGAGGATATTCTTTATGTAGATAATATGTCTTTCTTTGGAAAGAGTTCTGCCATCCCCGGCGGGACGGTTACCCACCTTCATTCAAGAAACTATGATAAGACTCCTTGTTTAGATGTTATTAATCTTACTGCGGCAGCGGGAATGGAAGTAATAGTAGATAAATATAATTTCTTTATGGACCTCGACTTTGACCACATTGATACTTCAGCTTATGGCCCTAGTGGTACATGGGATAATACAGACTTTGACCACTATGAGGTTTACTATGCGCCTTCCGGTTCTGATTGGATTACATATGGTAATGTGGTAATTACCCCGCCCCAGACTTCAGGAGCCAGCATCAGTTACAAGATAAATCATTTAGGTGAGAACACTAATTACAACGTAATGGTGAAGACCTGTGACCTACAGGGGAATAGAAGCAGTGGCGCGGCACTATACAATATCCTTAGCTCTGGAAATAAGTTTCCCCACGCACCTGAATTTGTTGATGATAAGTGTAGCTTTTTAACTGAGAATGCTGAGATATTCTGGAATCCTGTTACTACTAACGAGGATGATACTTCCTCAGCTATTGGTGGATTAAGTTCAGATACTAAAGATTATAAAATAGAAGTTGTGGTAGGTGGCACAGAAAAACGAGTCGAATATACAAATGCTACACATTATACTTACAAACTTGGTAATAACAAATCAGACAATGGCACACCTAATCCTGTGATTACTTTTAATATTTATACTAGAGATTTTGGGGATAAAATAAGTTCAGGGACTCAAAAAATATTAACTAACTATGCTCCTGATATTGTGGAAGGGCTAACTGCGGATTTTACTACTAAAGATGCTATCTTTTGGTGGAACCCCGTTATCACTGATAGTGAAGATGCTGCTCTGCTGGATTTCGATACCTATGTATTAACAATCACTCCAAGCGGAGGAAGTCCTACTACCCTTTACACACAAGATGCCAGATACACCTATAAGTTTGAAGACAACGTAGATAATATTCCTAATGTAAACCTAAAAGTACAGGCAAGAGATAAATTTGCACAGTTAGGAACTAGTGGTAATTCTACAGCTATTAATTCTGTTCCCGATAAAGGCCCAACACCGGAAGTTCAGACGGGTTTCAAAAAAGTATTGATACACTGGACTTCTCCTGAAGAGATAGCCCAATTAGATTCAGATGAAAAAGATGTTGAGAGAATACAATTATGGTCTAGTGGTAATTCTGATTATTCGTTATTATCTGAACAAACTAACAATTTTTTTGTGCATGATGTAGAATTAAATTCTACTCATAAATATAAGGTAAGATTTATTGATTGTTTTGGTCAAAGTGGTTCTTTGAGTGAAGCATCAAATGAAGCTTTTACTAATGATTATATCACTTTAAGAGATATGGAAGGTTCGGCTTATCAACTAATTCCGACTTCTTCTTATGAAGATACTTATATAGGGGCAAGCGATGAAAATGATATATCTAGACTTTATGATTCCTATTCTAATTCCTATGCTTATTTTGGTTCAGGAGAACAATGGATAGAATATGAATTTCCAGTTTCCCATACTTTTAATAAAGCTGTGGTTAATTTTCCAACAGACAATATTTATAAATATTTCTATGCTTATCGTCCTAATAGTGGTGATTCTTGGATATATGTTGCTGGTGGCGACCATAATAATTTAGTAGAATATGTTGATACTATTATTAGTGGAGAATCTTGGACAGGTAAGACATTAGCTTATCAATCTTTAATAACTGCGAGTGGCACACAAGCCGTTGATACTTTTGATTATATGAGAGATGCGCGGTATTGGAGATTTTATTTTCCGAGCGGTGATTATGTATGGGATGAAAATAAACTATGTGAATTAAAATTTTCTACTTATGTAATAGCTGATGAAATAGATACAGGTACGATTAATTTAGCTAAAGGTATAAATCTTTATAATAATGAAACTGGATCTGGATTTCATATGGATGAAACAGGAGCTTTTTTTGAGAATGGATATATCAGTGTTTTAGGTGATGGGTATACAATAATTCAGGATGGAGAGATTTGGGTTAAATCATCTGGAGCATCGAGTGAGGGCAGATTAAATGATTTTTTTGAAGATGAAGAGGGCACTACAAGAATTCGTGGTGGATATATAAAAACAGGAACTATTGATACTGAGATTCTTAGAATCATGGGCAAAGGATATTTCCAAAACTATGTGAGAAACCCGTCTTTAGAGGTTCCAAATACTTTAGATACTGTACCGAGTGAATGGGAAATTATTCTTGGCAGTAGCGGATCATTTACATATGGGAATAATGCGGCTTTTGCCAAATATGGTAGACGATATGCTGAATTTAGCCCCGGTTCTGGTGGTATGCCTTGTGATTTTTATATTAGAACATCAGGTTCTTATCCAGATGGTAAATATATCATACCTATTAATAATGATGCTCTTGAAGGTAGATATTACACTATAAGCTGTTATGCTTCTACCGATTCTAATTCTTATGCTGAGGCTTGGGTAGATGAGGTTGATCAATCAGGAAGCACTATAGCTAGTCATTATCTTTGTAGCGCTTGGGGGGCTGCTTGTTTACAAGCTATGACTCGTCATGTAGTCACATTCACTCCTAGTAGTGGATCTTCTGGAATTTTGTTTAATGCAAGACAAGACCAAAATATGTTACATTCTGGAAGTGTGAGATTTGATGCTTTTCAATTAGAAGAAGGAAATCAGGTTACAGATTTTAAAGTTACTTATGAATTGGGTACAGTAGTAATAGATTCTAGTGGTATCGTTGTTGACCATGGGCCTAATAAAGCTAGGACTATTATTAATGCTGATGGGATAACTGTTGAACGAGGAAGTATTTTTATTAATAATAGTGAAAATATTGATTTAACAGATCAAATAAGTATTGGTGATAATTTGATATATAACCCTACTTTTAGTTTGACGAAGTTTGACGGAGATAAGAGAATACCTGAAGGTTGGAATTTATTTTCTGGAAGCTATCCCATCACTTCCCATTATTCTGTTGAAACAGGAAATCCTATTAATGAAGAAGGAATCGGTATTAGTTATTTGAAGATAAACCCCTCTGGTTCTGGTATACATAATTTTTCTTCTATGAAAATACCTGTTGAGGAAAATAGTATTTATTCATTATCTACTTATTATTATGTTCCCTCTGGTACTTCTGATTTAGATATGGTGTTTTATCTTTATTATTCTACAAATTCAAATAATATTAATAGTTTATATGATACTAGTTCAGATAACATGTTAATTCCTCGGGGAGATGTTTTTGAGTATTTATATGATGGGGATTATCCCGTCATTGAAAGTATCTGGCGAGAGAAACAGTGGGAAGATATTAGGATAAATAATGATGGATATCTTTATATTATGGGAACTGTTAATCCTGATAATGACTGTGTTACTACAGATGTTAGATTTACAGGCATTCGTCTTGAGCGGGGGGATAGATGCACGAAAAGAAAACAACAAGAAATTGAGATGATTGAGAAAAAATTAAGTTTATATAAAAAGGGAATGGCTAAAAGTATGCAAGGAAAATATATAATAGAGGGCTTAGACCTTAGTATAGGGTAATAAATTATGGCACAAATTGATTATGTAATAAGTAAAGATGCTGGAGTTAATATGTACAATCCATATACAAATTATGGTTCTGATTCTATAAATCAAATGGGATGGCAAACTAATAATAATATTTTTAGATATTTGCTATATAGTAGTTCTTTTTCTTTTACCCCGAACATAGTGGGGGTTTATTTTTATTTTAATGTAGCGGCGACAACCGGAACTCAATATACAATATCTAGCTTATCTGCAGATTGGGGGGAAACAAGTGTTACATTTTATAATGCTCCTTTTAACTCTGATTTTTATAATGAGACATTACAACTAGTAGATGGTAGTTTATATCGTATTAGAATTAGGAACTACTTTTGGGGTTTGATAAATAACCATGGTATATGTATAGGTGAAAGAACTCAATATCATCTTCTAAATATATACAGTAAAAATTCTATTACGCCTCCGTTTATAAGATGTTACTATGCTAATAATCCAATGTTTGAGGATGGTTCTTGTTATCAAAATGGTAATAATGTAGCAAGACTTAGGTGGACTAGTTTGTCTTCAGAAGGATATTTTAATAAATATATTATTAGAAGGGATTCTGATGTTGGAAATATTGTTTATCAGGGAATTGGTACGGCTGTAGATACAACTCAAACAAATGGTACAACTAAAACTTACTATGCAAAGGGATATTATGTTGGGGATACCTCTGTGGAATCTTCGACGTATGACACCGTGAATGTAACGGTTATGAATATCCCTTACAATGTAAGTGTTTCAGCAGGTAATAGACAAGCTACAATTAATTGGACAGGTTGGGCTGAAGCAGCACATTATCATGTTTATCATAGTACTACTGGTTATGGTTATTCATTAATAGCAGATAATGTAACAGGAACATCTTATACTCATAGTAATATAGCTTCTGGAATACATTATTATGCCATAACAGCTTCTTATGCTGTAGGGGAATCTGGAAATTCTGTGCCTGTCAACTGTTCTGTTACATGTAATCCTCCCGTTAACGTAATAGTTACCGGGTATAATCGACAGTCTTTGATAAATTGGTCAGCTTGTAGCCCTCAACCACAATATTATGAACTTTACCATTCTACCAACGATAAAGACTATTCTCTTGTATCTTCTACTATTCCTAGCAGCCAGCTTAGTTATTCTCATACAAATATAAGATCAGGAACTAGATATTATAAATTAAAGGCTAGATATTCGGATGGTGATATTTCGGGTTATTCTACTCCAAATTCAGGTATAATTGTTTGTGATGGTCCATCAGATATAGGATTATTTACTGATTCTGATGATGATTTAGGAGTAATAAAGATAGGAAATAGTTCTACAGGGAGTTTTGAAAATCCCGGTGAATGGATAGCCCCACCTACAACTAATCCGACTGAATACAAAATATATAGAGCCTATTCGCCATTAGGGGTGCATGATGCCCCAATAATATCTTATACAATGATAAGTACAGTCAGTTCTCCTAAAAGCTATATAGATTTAGATTTGTATGACGGAACATGGTGGTATAGAATAACAGCATTTTATGGAACAGGAGAAACGGAGGAAAGCGCATAATGACAAACCCTAATCCAACTTTTATAGAAGTAACAGATGTACCGACCGATAGACTAATTATTGGAGAAGGTTATGTAAACATTCATGGAGAAATACTTTATATTCCTTCAGGAACTTTTATTCCCGCTAGTGGAGATTCTAAATATTTTAATGGTAATAATGGTACATGGTATATATTTATTAGTCCCAATGATAATGCCCAAGAATATTATTATGGAAATAATTTTACTCTGAGAACTAGCATAGTCAATTCCGGTTCTTCTGATGAAATGCTTATAGCATCGGTTAATAAGATTAATACTGATTTGTCTTCCTTAGTGCCTCATAGTGGTAACTTTAATATGATACTTGATGATGCTGTTTCTGCTAGGACAATAAATTCAGATGTAGCTGGCAGCGGTCTTATGCAAGATATAGATGGATCATTAAAAGTAAATGTTGATGATGTTACCCTACAAATAGTCTCTGATGTAGTAAAGACCAAAAATGTTCCCGGCCAGCTCATGACCAAGGCCGCAGCCCCTATCACCCTCGGCGGTGCCGCTGACTGGTACACGTCTTCAGCCGCTTGGTACACGATCCGCAACGGGGACACGCCCGCCAAGTACCTGGAATACAACTATACTGCCCCCGCTGATGGCATCCTCCTGTTCCTTGTTTCAATGCCGTGCAAACACGCTGCCGCCGCAGCGATTGTCTCGTTGCGGATTTGGGAGAACGCGGCGGGTATTCAAATCCCTGCGGGCTGGGCACCTTCCCCCATAACCAGTGCTAGTTATTTTCTGCCAGCGTTTCTTTTCGCCGCATATCCGGTCACAAAAGATACGGCCTATGAGTTCAAGGCACAGTTCTACTTAGCAGCCGGGGCTGGCTACAATCTTACCATTGACCGTACTTCGTCCCAGATGATTATTCTGCCTTGGACCAACCCATAAAAGGGGTAAATGTGTCTATAATTTATGGTTTGATAATTTTTTTGATTTTGGTGTTAATACATAGTAGAGAGGAGGTAATGGAATGCCAGAAGAAGTTCGCAAATGTGAAATTTGTGGAAAATTACTCGTTAATCAGCAAAAGAAATTTTGTTCGGATTTATGTAGGGGTAAAGCAAAAACTTTAAATAATACTATACTATGTATATATAAATATTGTGAAAAAGAATTCAGAATTTCTAAAAGTCATTTTAATAGAAGTGAAGGAGAGGGCAGTTTTTGTTCTAGAGAATGTAGGGGTAAATCAGAGACTACAAAAATTAAAAGAAACTGTTTATTTTGTGGAAAAGAATTTGAGGCATATCTTTGTAGGATTAAAAATAATTTAGGAAAATATTGTTCTAAAGATTGCGCCGATAGGGATAGGGCTAATAAATATTTTGGCGAGAATAGTTCTAATTGGAAAGGCGGGCCAAAAATAATTACTTGCTTACATTGTGGAAAAGATTTTATTGCCCCACGTTCTAGGATAAATATTGCTAAATACTGTTCAAGGGAGTGTAGTGGACTGCATAATTGGAAAGATATACAAATATATATAGATAATGGATATAAAATTTCCCTTAATTATGGAGAGTATATATTGGAACATCGTCAGGTTGTCTCTGAAATAATGGGAAGAAAATTATTAATGGAAGAGGTAGTTCATCATAAAGATTTTAATAAGAAAAATAATAACCCGAGCAATTTAGCTTTATTCGCAAACCAATCCGCACATATGAAATATCATATGACAGGAATTATAACTAATTGTATTTGGGATTTAGGGGGTGTAAATTTATGTTACCAAGAAACGTTCGTATATGTTTAATTACAAGTCTTCAAGGGCCACCGGAGGAAACCAGCCCAAATGATAATTTAGACACAAGAAGAATTGGTATTGCTTTAGAAAATAGATTTAAGGCTGCGGGATTTCAAACTAATCTATTAAATAGAGATGATTTTCCTAATGAAGGAGATGCTTATCTACACGCTATTCAATTAGCCCGTGTATGGGGGCCAACTCTTATAATAAATATACATCAAGATGATATAGGGAATTCTACTGAAACGGGATGGTTAGTAGAATATAATGATGGATTTGTTGGTTCTAAAGAATTTGCTGAAGAGATTGCTGCTGTATTTAGAACTATGATTCCAATTGGAACTTCTCGCCCGGCTACGGGCGGGGTAATAATAGATGACCACGTAGCAGCGACAAAAAATGTTTGGGACATTCTGATTGAATATGGGATGTATGGAGGAACTGATGAACAGAAAGTAACTTTAGAACAATGGGCGGAAGCTACATATCAAGGAACTTTGAATTGTTTAATAAAATATTTTGGCTTGAATTTAACAGGCACAAAAGGAGGGAAAAAAGAAGTGGCAGTATCACCATTAGATAAAATGAAGAATGAGGGGAATTTGTTTGTATTCTCTACTTCTGAGGCATGGTATGACCTTGGAAATAGGAAGGCAGATTGTTTTCTAACTATCATAAGTGAAAGCGATAGTCCTATTGATGGGGCTTTCTTTTGCAAGCCTTGGAAGGATGGAGCACCCCCGAGTGGTTATCCCATTCATCTACCTGAAAAAAATAATGAGGGTTCACGACAGAGTTTTAATCTTGCAGAGTATGGACCAACAGGGGGATTCGGAGTAACGGTTAAATTGAATAATGACAATGTTAATTGCAAGGTTAGCATACTAGAGATATAAAAACTTGACTTTTCGGTAGAGTTGTGTATAATAGAATTAAGATAAAAACATGACCTAAGCAGTAATCAATTATTATTAAATTTTTTAGACTAGTTTAGGTCATGTTACCAGATAACAGAATCGAGGTTGCGGTCAAGGACCAGGGGGAATAGAGAACAGCTTCACCGTTTTACATGCTTGCCCCGGGGTTATATACTCATTTAGCCGAAAATATTGCATGATATCGCTTGCGGAGCGAAGGAGGTCATATGGCTGAGGAGTTGCCAAAGTTCTATGTGAATGTTGTTGAGCTAACCGCATCGCCGTATGATTTCACGTTCGATTTTGGCCTCAAGACGCCCGAACAGCTCAAGCAGGGTGGCTCGGATTTTGAAAGGACTGTGAGGATAGCGATGAGTCCCTCACATGCCAAGAGCATGCTGCCGATATTAACTGATAGCATTAGAACTTATGAGGAGAATTTCGGCATAATACCGAGCCCTCATTACGATAAGGACGAGGAGGGGTAGAAAGTGGTATTTACGAATGCTGCTAACCAAATTGCAACGGTGATGACCACGGCTGAAATAGCTGTGGAAACCATTTTCGACAGGCGCAACGATGTTTGCATACTTCCTTTCATCGATAACCGGCCCGAATTGGATGCAACGGCTTTGATTTATCGGTCGCCAGAACTGCTTCGGGACATCTTAATCGCCAAGGGCACCTTGAGCGAGGTTGAACTTCTTACGCACGATGATCTATTTGGTTAGAAGTTTCGCAATCGAAGATGGCCTATACCGACTTCTACCATCCGAGATTTGCAGATTGTCTAACTAGATATGGCTCGCTTAAAAAAAGAATCGAAACAAAGAACAACTACATCCTACAGAAGCCCGATATGGGTGAACAACTTCAAGGCGATTTAGAGGGCTATCGCAGTTACCCGCTTGCTAGGTCTTTCCTTATCATTTATATAGTCTGCGACGATTGTCGCCGGCTTGAACAGTTGGCTGAACGTGCCTGTAACCGCTGCGGAGAAATCCCCGAGGAAAGCGTTATTTTTATGGCAATCGGGCCATATGACGATGCGTACAAAATGGCTAAAACCATAACCGAAATAGATTTCTAGGTTTCTAAAGTATATAATTCCCAATTAAAGAGGGTAAGAACTGAGTCATTCGGGTCTTCCCTTCCCAAGAGAGGTAAGGGCGGCTGCGGCAGCAGCAGGTTCTCTCTCACTAGATAAATACAACAATAATTAACAAGTAAAACATGTTGAACATGATTTAACCTTTAGATTATTTTACTCTAAAATCAGGTTGTATTTATCAATCTGGTTATTTTTTATTTTAAAGGAGGAAATGGAATGGCATACGACAATAGGACTTTTGAGGAGAGAGTTTACAAGGTAGGAACTAAGGAATGTAAGTATCAAGTTTATTTTAGTAAGAGAATGTCCCGTAAGAAGCCAGCAATTGAATTAAATGAAGTGGAAAAACTTTCGGATTTTGCAGGTTTGAAGAATTGGACTATTAAATGGATTAATGCTTACGAAGATTTTATGTTTTACTCTTCTGATAATCAAAGGAAAGAATTTGGAGAGAAGTATCCTAGGGGAATGAGATTTATTTGTTGTGCTGGTGTTCAGGATAAGGATGGAAACTTGTTTGAGGCAATTGGTTCGGCATCTCCAGACTCAGTTGACCTTTTGAAGAACTATACACCGGAGCTTGCGGAAAAGAGGGCGAAAGTTAGGGTAGCTTTGGATGCTCTTGGTTTGCATGACCTTAATGCTGGTATCGAGTTTAGTGATACGGATAGCCCTAATAATTCGGATGATTCTAAGCAAACCGAACAAGTAGAGCAAGACTATGATGAGCGTGAGAAACTGTTTGATGAAATGTCTAAATTGAAACTGGAATTAGGCTGGGATAATGATACTTTCAAAAGGTTCTTGGCAGAGATAGAGCTTGGAAAAAATCCGGTTAAAATGTCTATAGAAGAGTTGACACAGGTTCTAACTGCTATGCAAAAGATGGTAAAGAAAGCTAAGACAAAGGGGAAGAAGTAAAAATGGACCCACAGGAAGTAGTAAAGAATTATATAACAAACACTATTAAAAATCTTGTAGCATTAGCTGGGGATAATTTAGTATTTGAAACTTTTGTAGAAATATGGTCCCCAGAAGTGGTTTATAATACGGTTGCCCAGCTAATGACGGTGTTAAATGTAGAGAAGACTATAAAGAAGGACTAACAAAATGGATGTAGAGGAACATATTTATAAAGCAATACAAGACTTATCCATCTTTCCTGTAGAATTCATCATGGAAGCTTTTATGAATGTATTCGGCGGCAAGGAAATAAGAGAAAAAGTTAGCCCCCTGCTGGATAATAAAGCTGAGAAGAAAGTTTACAATGCCATGTCTAGAGGATTACGTAGGGAAATCATAGCTTGGCTTGATGGTTACAAATGTGTTTTTTGTGGAGCTGAACTAGGGGAAGATTATTTATTGTCTTATTTCAATGGGCCGGTTAAGTCTTTTGAGGAAGGGCTTTATACTATCTTTACTTCCTGTGGTAGTTGTAATAAAAGAAAAAAAGGAATGCATAAAGAATATCCCTATGAAAAGTTGATACAAAAAAGAAAAGATAATGTTTTGGTTATGATAGATTTCTTGTGGCATGACAAGATAGGCAGGAGAGCTTTGAAAAGGGCCATAAAAGCGTATAGACAAATTATGCAAGAAGAAGGTCAAGAAGATGGAAATGAAGAAATTGGACTTGGAGATTGCGAGTTGGAATTTGATAGGCAGACCCGAGACATTCAAGGAGAAGATGGGATCATTGATGAGGATAACTGATGGTAAGGTTCCCGCATCGGAATTAGGTCATATGATTAAACGGTACAATTTTACCGATATAGTTTCTGCATATGCGGCCTACTTTGAGGAACCACGGGATAATAAGCATAGGATTCCTTGGATTAAATATTTCCTCAATAATAGAGAAAAAGATAAGAAAGAATTGGAAAGCCTAAAGGAACGGTACGCATAGCGTGTCTATAAAGGAAGAAAGGTTTGTTCTATCTGTCATATTAAATAATCCTGATTCTTATTGGGAAGTAAGTAGTATTTTGCAACCTTCAGATTTTACTCTGATATCCAATGCTCATATCTATAGTGCTATTAAATCTCTTTTAGAAAATAATCAGGATATTGATATTGTATCAATTTCAAATAGTTTTGACAAGCCTATTAAGAAGACTTTAGAAAAGGAAGCCGGGGATATATTACAGTATTTACAAGCTCTCAAAGAATCCCCTTACTCCAAAAAGAACTTATTAGCAAATGCAGAGAAAATAAAATTGGAATCGGTTCGCAGGCAACTTGGATCAGCATTAGAAAACATGTCTAAGGAAGTATCAAAATTAAAAGTTGAATCTATTGATGAATTAGTAGGTATTTGTGATGAAAGAATTATAGAGATAGGGCTATCCAATTCTTCACAAACCGATGATGGGCAAGTAGGAAAAAATGCAGATGATTTTTTAACTGATAGGGTTGTTGAAAATAGGATTCAAATTGGTTTCAAACATTTAGATAATTTGACAGGAGGTTTTGCACCGGGGCAATTGACAGTAGTAGCAGCCGTTTTTAAGACAGGCAAGTCCACAATATTATGGAATTGGGCTTTGTGGTTAGCGAGGGCGGGTTGTCCTGTTCTTTATCTGGATACTGAAATGACTTTATCGGAACAGCAAGCAAGAGCTTTAGCCAATATGACAGGTATAAGCGAAAAGAAGATTACCAATGGTCTTTGTAATCCAATAGAAAAAATGGAATTAACTGAAGCTATAGAAGAACTTAAAGGGATGCCGTTCTATCATGTCTATCTTCCCACGTATACTAATGAGCAAATTGTTAATATAGCTAGAAAATACAGAATACAGAAAGGTGTGAAGATAATATTCTTTGATTACATCAAGGTTCCAGAGGTTTCTAATCAAGAATGGCTAGAATTAGGATATCTTACTAACACACTAAAAAATAAAGTGGCGGGGGCTTTGGAAGTTCCTGTTATAACAGCAGCGCAGTTAAATAGATCAGGAATTAATACTAATACTTTTACGGGGGAAGAGATAGCGGGTTCTATTAAGATTCTTCATTTAGCAAACCACATTCTTTATCTAAGATATAAATCTAAATCAGAAAGAGAAAAGCACGGGAGGAAGCAGGGGAATATGATTTTGAAAATGGCTTTCTCAAGAAACTGTCCTACAGGGTTGGAGTTTTATTTGAACTTCCAGAAACCTGTTTTGAGGATTACAGAAGTAGGCATTAATAAAGAGAGTTATGAAGAGATTGGGGAAGATTTTGAACTGGACTCAGATTTTATCTAATATAAATATAAAAGACTTACTATTATCCTATGGGATCAAAGGAAGACAATATAAAGTAGATGAAATTTTTATTCCATGTCCTTTTCATTCAGAAAAAGAACCTTCATGCTCGGTTAATACCATGAAAGCTGTTTTCCGGTGTTTCGGCTGTGGAGCTGCTGGGTCTATTGTTAAGTTAATTCAACAACTAGAAGGAATAACTAGAGAAGAAGCTTTTCAGAAAGTTTTGTCTTTAGCCGGGGTTCAGGAAGATTTTGAGGGACAAGTTGCTTGTAGTCAAGAGGTAAATGACTTTATCTCTTCTATAAATAACCTGAATGGATATAAAAAATGCCCCGTCATCTCTGAAGATTTTATTAAAAGATGTACTCAAAATGTAGATTATACTTATTGGATTGAGCGTGGTTTTTCAGAGGATACTCTAAGGTTTTTCAATGTAGGTTTTGTCAAGGAGGGTATTTATGCAGGAAGGTTTATAATACCAATCTATGATGAAGATGGTGGACTAGTAGGTTTTAGTTCTAGAAATATAGATAATTCAGAACCACGCTATATTCATATGGGTAATATGGGAAAAAGTGCTGTTCTTTATAATCTAAATAATGTTAATGACCACATGGAGAATAGTATGCTGATTACGGAAGGATTTGTGGATACTTGGCGGGCTTGGCAATATGGATACTCTACTGTAGTTGCTCTAATGGGGGTAGATTTAAGTAGGGACCAGCAAAGACTACTGACGAGGAATACTTATAGTGTTATTTTAGGATTAGATAATGACAAGGCAGGCCAGGAAGCTACAAAGAAAATTGTTGATAAATTAAAACATCTAATGGAGATTAGAGTTATGTTGCTTCCCGAAGGTAAGGACATTGGAGATTTATCAGAAGAAGAGTTTAAACAAGCAATTAAACAAGCCAAGAGGGTCAAAGTATAATCGTTTTTGGTGAAGAATTACAAAGAATTGACTTATGAAAATTGGTTGAAGTATAAAAACATAGGCTAGACTATGTATATTAAAAGACATTTTAAAAAACTAATAAAAAAGGAGAGATGAATGTACAGTAGGGTAAGAAAAATTGATAATAGGTATGTTGTTTTTAACCCTGAGAAGATATCAAATAGTATAACTAGAGCTTTAGTTTCTACTAATACTAATGGGGTTGTACCCGATGATTTGACTGAAGAAGTTATAAATATTCTACCTGAATATGTTAAATATAAAATTGCCAGTACAGAAGAGATAGCTAAGGCTGTTGAATTTATTCTTATGGATAAAGGATGTTCAGAAGCAGCTAAGGCTTATATTCTTTATAGGGAAGAAAGAATAAGGGCTAGAGAAGGAAAAAGTAGTTTGATGCAGGCTGTTGAGGAAATCACTACAGAATATAAAAAAGATAACAGCAATACCCCACCTGGATTTTCGGCTAAAGTATTTCAAGTTTCCGAAATGGCTCTTATCAAATACAATATGCAAAGGGTTTTATCAAAAGAATCTGCTGAAGCACATATCAATGGGGATATTCATATTCACGATTCTTTTGCGGTAGGTCTTGCTTTTAATTGTTTATATATCCCAATTAGAAAATTATTATTGAATGGCTTTTCTACAGGAACAGGACCGATAAGACCTCCACGAAGGCCGGATTCCATTTTTGCTTTAGCCGCTATAGTTTTTCAAAGTGCTCAAAATGATGCTTTTGGCGGCATGGCTATGGCTCATTTTGATGAGGATATTGCAGAAGTTTTGAGACAGAATTGTAAGGGAGGTTTTTCAGATAAGGAACTATTTCAAGCGGTTGAGGGTTTTATATATAATCTAAATACCCTTTCTAGCAGATTTGCAGCACAGCGCCCTTTCAGTAGCATAGGAATAGGAACGGATATATCCCCAGAAGGCAGGGCAGTAACAAAAGCTATTCTTGATGTTATGGAATTAGGAATGGACGGTCTTACTTTTATATGGCCTAATATACTTTTTAAAATTAAAAGTGGAATAAATTATGAGCCGGGAACTCCAAACCATGATTTGTTAATAAGAGCTATGGAAGTTTCAGCCAAAAGGCTTAATCCTACTTATATTTTTTGTGATACAACATTTAATAAAAGTTATACAGAATGTATATCAAGTATGGGTTGTAGAACTCGTGTATCTTATGATGTGCATGGCATAAATACACAGGACGGTAGGGGTAATATTTCTTTTACTACTATTAATCTTCCTAGGATTGCTCTCGAATCAAATGGAAATGAAAATAGATTTTTTGAAATATTAAATGAAAGAATGAATCTGGTAGAAAAACAATTAATTGAAAGATTAGAATTAGTTGGAAAATTAAAGAAGAAGGATTTTGCTTTTATTATGGGGCAACACCTTTATGCTGAAAGTGATAAATTAAAAGAGAATGATGATATTTATCCTTGTTTAATACATGGTACTCAAAGTATCGGTTTTTGTGGTCTTGATGAAACAATTAAAATTCTAACTGGAAATTTTATGTGGGAATCTGATTCATCTTGGGAATTAGGCTATAAAATTATAAAGTTTATGAGGGGATGTACAGACAATTATACTAAGAAACATAATCTTAATTTTACTCTATTTCAAACTCCTGCTGAATCGGCTTCAGGTAGGTTTTGCAGATTAGATAAAGAAAGATTTGGAGAGATAGAAGATGTAACGGATAAAGATTTCTATACTAATTCCTCTCATATGGCTGCGGATGCTCCACTTACTGTTGTTGATAAGATTAAAAAAGAAGCCCCTTTTCATGCTTTAACTAATGCAGGGCATATATGTCATTTATATTTAAGTTCCCCTCCATTGGGAAATGTAGAGGCCATTAAACAAATAATTGATTGTGCATATGAATCTGATATAGGGTATTTAGCAGTAAACTATGCTATAAATGAATGTTTGGGTTGTGGATTTGGAGATCCAATTACTAGGGATAAATGTCCGAAGTGTGGTAGTGAGAATATAAATAGGTTAGCAAGAATTACGGGGTATATTTCTCCGATTAATATTTGGAATGATGGAAAACTTGCCGAGCTCAAAAGGAGGCCAGATGGTAAAGGAAATAAAAATTAATGCTTTGTAATGACTGTGCCTATTCTTTTGTAAGGGTTTTCTATACTTTGAATAAGACATATGTATTGTGTGAGAATCTTAAAAGAGGAGAAGCTTATTTACTTTGTAAGGATTATGTTGATGATGAATGCAACCATTATAGAAAAGAAGAGGATAAAAGTATTAGAAAGGACTTAGAAGAATTAAAAGGATTACTCAGAATTAGAAATCAAAAGGATCTAAGAAAAGGCGGTAGAGGAAATGAGATATAGATATGTTGTTAGCGATGATTTTTCTATTGTATACGGTACTGGTTTCTTTGTTAGAACCGCTGTCAAAGATTGGGCAAGGGCTTTATTAATATTTGAAGATTATATTTGGCGTAGAAATGATAGAAGAAGAAGTTATGCATTAATTGAAGAAGATAAGAAATTTTTAGAAACACTAAACGGGGCTAGGGAACAATGGGGTAAGAGTTGGTGGAAGCATATTGAACATCATGTGGAAAAGGAAGATTCAAAAATGCCTAAAGTAGCTATTTGGGGAGCATGGGATGAATCCTATCCTTATGATGTTAGATTATTATCTTTTCCTACTTCGAAGAAAGCTATCAAAGCTTTAGAAGACGAATGGGAAGGGGAATTTAAAGCTAGGTTGAAGAGGAAATTACCTCGGTTTGTTAAGGTATCCGATTGCGCTTTTGAAGGTTGGCCTAGGAACCCCTGTGATGATACTAATTGCAGGCATGAACATTGGGCATTTGTTTGGCGGCTGGAAGTAGGGTATAAGGAGGATTTTGAATGAAGGATATTATCTATTCAATTTGGGATTATGCTAATGAAAATCCTAGATTATTTATGATTCAAACTGAGAATACTAGAGATGAATTTGAAACAACAAAGAGTCTTTGGTGGGAAAATGGTATAGGAACAATAACAGAAGTTACAGAAGAAGAGTTTGATTTATTGGCTAAAAAGGTAGGTAAGAATGATTCGGATAGGCAAAGTTCTTAGAGATTCGGTAGTGGATGGTTCGGGACTTAGAGTAGTTGTTTTTCTAGCCGGTTGCTCTCATAAACCTAAATGTAAAGAGTGTCACCAAAAATGGCTCTGGGAACCAGATTCAGGTGGAGGATTTACAGTAGAGGAAGTTTATCAACAAGTTATTAATGCTGGTTATAACAAACCTAATATTGCTTTGACGATTAGCGGCGGGGAACCTTTGGATAGTTATGAAGAACTTCTAAATCTACTACGAATGATTAAGACTGAGTATCCTTGGAAAGATTCTATCTGGTTGTACACAGGGCATACTTTTGATGAAGTAAAGAAGAGTTATCCATTGATTCTAGAATATGTTGATGTTGTTATAGATGGTAAATATGATAAAAGTAAAAAAGAGTTAAATTTTGGTAAGTATCGTGGAAGTTGTAACCAAAATAAATGGGCAAAGGATGGCCTGATATGGAAGATGGAATATTAATTGGAGAATAAAATTCAACTGTGGGAATTACAACAAAAACAGTCTCTTCCTTTAGAGATGAAAGTAATTATGACTCAAAGAAGGATTAGAGATTGGTATGAACATTGGGGGGGGGCAAGTATATGTATCTTTCTCTGGTGGCAAAGACTCAACAGTCTTGTTAAGTTTAGTAAGGGATATGTATCCTGATGTTCCTGCTGTGTTTTTTGATACCGGACTTGAATATCCAGAAATCAGGGATTTTGTTAAAACTTTTGATAATGTAGTATGGCTAAAACCTAAGAAAACATTCAAGAAAGTTATAGAGGAATATGGTTATCCGGTAGTTAGTAAAAATGTTTCTAGATTTGTTTGGGATTTACGCAGACCCAATAGCGCAAAGAATGAAAATGTAAAAAATTTGAGATTAACAGGATATAATCAAAAAGGAGAATACTGCCCTTCTATGAAATTGTCAAATAAATGGACGAAACTTGTTGATGCCCCCTTTGATATTTCTGATAAATGTTGTGATATTATGAAAAAAGACCCCGCGAAAAGGTTTGTTAAAGAATCAGAAAGTAATCCAATTATAGGAACTTTAGCTGAAGAATCTAGAATGAGAACAAGAGTTTATTTAAGAACAGGATGTAATGCTTTTGAATGTAAAAATCCTTATTCGATGCCCATGAGTTTTTGGACTAATCAGGATATTTTAGCATTTCTGAAAAAAACTACATTAAATTATTGTTCTGTTTATGGAGATATAAAAGAAACTAATGATGGATTAATTTTAACAGGAGAACAAAGGACGGGGTGTATGTTTTGTATGTTTGGAGTGCATATGGAAAATAACCCTAATAGATTTCAACGTATGGCTATAACACATCCAACACAGTATAAATATTGCATGGAAAATTTAGGATTAAAAGAAATTCTTGAATACATTGGCGTAGAATATAAACCATCTGAACAAATTAAATTATTTTAAGGAGGTATTGAAATGTCAGGAATTGTGCCGAGCTACCCAAAGATTTTTCATTTAGGTGATGCTATGATAGCTAATCTTTTTAAAGGTTCAGTAGAGATAACAGAAAAGATCGACGGCTCTCAATGGTGTTTCGGTATAGATGCTGATGGTAATTTTGGGTATAGGAGTAAAAACCAAGATTTGAGTCACGGTGAAGTTCCTAATACTTTTGAGGGTGCGAAAGAACAAATGGAAAGAATAGAGAATATACTTAAAGATAATAATTTTAGAAACATATTTTTCTACGCTGAATTTCTTAGGAAAGAAAAACATAATCTTTTAAAATATAACAGGATACCTAAGAACCATCTTTATCTTTTTGGTGTTTTAAATAAAGGCGAATTTGTATATAATTCTTTTCAGTTGATGGGGTGGGCAGAAATTTTGGACATTGAACCTGCCAATGTCAGGTTTGTTGGGGATATTTCTAATATAGATGATTTGTATACTTTGCTCGATGTGGAGAGCATCCTTGGCGGAACCAAGATGGAAGGTATTGTCATAAAGAATTATAATGAACCTTCAGGCCGGGGGTCATGGATACAACCTATTTCACTAGGGAAATTTGTAAGAGAAGAATTTAAGGAACGGCAGAATAAAGATTGGAAAAAAGAATTTACAAGTAAAGGTAAGTTAGATATATTTTTAGATTCATTCAATACTGATGCCCGCAAACTCAAAGCCATACAACATCTACGTGACCAAGGATTGCTTGAGAATACACCCAAAGATATTGGGGAGCTGATGCGGGAAATCCACAGAGACATTATTGAAGAAGAGTCAGAGAATATTAAAGAAGAATTGTTTAAGTTGTATATTAAAGACATTGTTCGTTATGCCCAGCGCGGCCTGCCAGATATGTATAAGCAGATGTTGGCAGAAGCATCTTTTGAGGAGTTAGAAACTTGACAAAGTTTAATAATGATGCTATAGTTAGTGAATACGGAAACAACATCCTCATAAGATTTCCCTGTGGTAAGGAAATAATAGTATTCATACCATTTGATAAAGAACTTGAGTTAGAACCTGTTGATGATGATTTTATTGTTCAGCTTTCTCTGCCGTTCGACCATTGTGAACATTGTACTTTTGTGAACAGCGAGGTTTGTTTCGCTAAATATATAGATAATCAAGGAATTTATTATTGTTATGAATTAGAAGGTAAAAGAATCTATCGAGATTCCCCCGCCACGGAAGAAGAACTCAGAGAATTATTTAATTTGGAAGGAGAGGAAGAGAGTAAAATAGATTTATTATGAACATCAAAGATTGGATATGCCCTATATGTGGTAATTATTATGATGGTGAAAGATGTTTAGAATGCGGTCACGAAGATTTGAAAGAGAAAGCAAAACTCTTAAAATTTATAGAACTTAGAGAAAACAGAGAAAAGAAGGAAAGGAAAGAAAAATGATTGAGGAATTAAAAAAAGAGGCAAAGGATAAAGATAGGGTGATGATAATTATTGTTACCCCCGATGGATCGGATGGTGTTGTGGCAGCATGTGATATTGAAGGAGAGCTTTATAGAAGGAAAATAGATGCCGGTAAATTGGAATCTTTATTATCTGTTGCCTTTCGAAGAGCAACAGACTCACTAATGAAATATGTTAATGAAGATAAGGAGGAAAATTAAATGGCTTTGAATCGTGTAGTAGTTTCAGGAAGGTTAGGAAAGGAACCTGAGCTTGATTATCTGCCATCAGAAAGAGCGAAAATATCTTTTAATATAGCAAATGATGTTGGTTGGGGGGATAAGAAAAAGACTAATTGGATTCCTATAGTTGGTTTTGGTACGCGGGCTGAGTCTCTTTCTAAGATTCTTAAAAAGGGGCAGGAAGTTATTATTGAGGGTAAGTATATGGTAGATTCTTGGAAGACGGATGATGGTCAGTTTAGGAGTAAAACTTATCTTCAGATGGATGAACTACATTTTACTAGTGGTAATGGTAAGTCTGAGGCTGCCCCCAAGAAAACTACCCCCAAGAAATCTAGCGAGTTTGATCTGGATTTTGAAGAGGATGAAGAGGAAGACATTAATGAAATGCTAAAGAAGCCCTCTGAGTTGGAAACTGTGGAAGATGATGAAGAGGATAATTGGATGCCTTAAAGGAGTAAAGACAATGCCTAAGTTTGTTATTGATACAACAGAACATGTTTATAGACGATACATTGTTGAAGCTGAGAATGAAGTTGAAGCGTGGGATATTTTTTATGATAATACGATTGAACCAATAAGTATTGATGCTCAAGGGGAAGATGATTACGAAATGACTCCCGCTGAATTGTATGGAGATTTGTATAAATAATGAAAGCACCTGACTATATTTTAGCAATTGATCCCGGTACAGTAAACATAGGGTATGCTCTCTTAGGATATGATTCAGATTATCTTCTTGGAGGAATTATAAAAGTAGAAAAAGAGGATAAATTAAACCTAGGAAAATTACGAAACGACCTTATAGCAGTATTTATTGAAGTACAGAAAACGATAACTCATGGTTCACTCCTAGTGGTGATAGAGGAATTTGGAATGTTTGGTCTGAGGGCTTCTGTAATAAATGCTTTTGATATGGGCAGAGTAATCCAACTAATCAAAGATGTTTTTTGGACTTTTTATCTTAATAAAACTATGAATTTTCCTTATCCCATGTCTGCTAAGAACTGGGATGTGCGTCAATGGTTATGCGGCAATGGTACGGCAAAGCCAGCTCAAGTCAAAGAAGCACTCAAACTAATGGGGGTTACACAAAAGACTAATGAACATGTAAGGGATGCTATAGCTTTAGGTTTATATTCTTGGTATATGAGAATATGGGAGCATGTAAATGGGTAAATATGGAAAAAGATATGAATTCCCTAATGTTATTTGGATAGTAACAACAATTAAAGGTGGGATGATTAGAGATGATGGGCAGAGAATATTTAAAAATCGTGAGTCTGCTATTGATTGGATAAAGAAAAATGGTGGTTGTAAAAAAAGTCCAGACGATTCTTTTTGGTATTGTACAGAACCCCTTCTGTATCATTGGTTAAAATTTTGTTCTCTACCTAAAGGAGATTAGATGAAAAATGTAGCATTTGCTGGATTAGCTTGTTCCGGTAAAACAACTGCGGCAAATTTCTTTGAAGAGAAAATCAATAGTAAGAATTGTTTTAGGGTAAAGGTTGCTGATCCTATCTATGAAGTAGCTCATCAAGTATTTGGGATGAAGAATAAAGATAGGAAATTGTTACAACAAATAGGGGAAAAATTAAGAGAGATAGACCCTAATGTTTTTGTAAATTATATTCTTAGATACAAGTCCTATAGTAAATTTCCAATCTTTATTGATGATGTTAGAAAGAAATCTGAAGAAATAACTCTTAGAGAGAATGGGTTTATTACAGTATTAGTATTATCTGATGAAAAGATTCGTAAAGACCGTTCCGATGCTCAAGGCTATGCTTGGCATCCAGAAGATAGCACAGAACAAGAGATGAAAGAATATACTGAAACTAATTATATAATAACGAATAATGGGAGCCTTACCGAATTTAAACAAAAGTTAGAAGAACTTTATAGCAGAATAGAGGAAAGGGAATAATGAAATTTACAATTGAACAAGGAAAATTAAACTCAGCATTGGGGATAGTTTGTAGAGTGCTAGATGATGATAAAAAAGTTATTTTACAATCCACAGGAAATAAAAATAATGGTAAGCTGTCAATTTGTGGTGGTTCTTATAATCAATTTTATGAAATATGGATTAACGGCGTTAATGTAGCTGAGTCAGGAAGTTTTACGGTTGATGGAACCAAATTAAAGAAAATGACTGATAGAAATCCAAAAGCAGACTTGAATATTATAGCCGACGATAATACCATGTCTCTCCATACCAAAAATTATGATGCTTCTCTTAACAAGATGATTCAATCGGTTTTTTTAGAAAAACAAGAAAGGGAAGATCACATTGAGTTAGAGATGGGAATTTTTAAAAAATTGCTTGATAGCGTAGCATGGGCATCTGGTAAGTTTGGAGATAACTTTAATCTGGATACTGTTTTTATTACATTTTCTAAAGATGATATTTCCGTCCTAGCTAGCGATTCAATAGTCATAGCCACCAACAAAGCTAAAATTAAAACAGGATTAAAGAAAGATGTAACTATTTCTCTACCTCTTACAGCAGTAAAAGAGATTCAGAAGTTTGGGGATGGCCCCGTAGACATACGATTGGCGGGGGATAGTATAGAAGTTGTTCAGACAAATGATTCCACTACAACACATCTTATTAGCAGGCTTTATGCTATTTCAAGTATTCTCGAAAAAATACAAACATCTCTAAGTGGGGGTGTTTCCAAAACTTGTATAACTTTTAATGCAAAAGATTTTGAGGAAGCTATCCAACAGACTAAGATATTTTCTTCTACAGCAGGCTTCATTACTTACATAAAACAAGGAAAGAATAAACTGGTAATCAAAGCTGAAGGATCAGAGGGAAAATTTGAGCAGAGCTTCAAACAATATAATGTAGTTGATTCACAAGAAGTTATCGAGATGAAAGTAAATGCTGACTATTTAACAGATGCTCTCAAGCATTGTGAAAATGCTGAACTTCATTATGAGGGAGAATTAAAGCCTATCTGGATTGCAGAGGGAGATTATAAGGGTTTGATTAGTGTAGTAAGATTAAAGGAGAAAAACGTTTAATGGATTGGTTAGAAGAGTTGAAGGTTGAAATGAGCAAAGAAGGTATAGAAGCACAGAAATATTATAATGAATGCTTTGAGGAACAAAATAATCGTTTTCATAAAGTAACAGAAAAGCTCCGTGAATACAATATAACTGCTATTAGTTCAGATAGGTTTTTTGAAGAGATAGGGAAAAGAAAATGGCTGTTCAAAATTGATGGTTACGGTGTTGATGATGATACCGGGGGAGAAGTAGAAGCTAGGGTGTATGAGTGGGCTTGTTATACTTCTTATGAAGGTTTTACTGAGTGTGATGCTGAACAAATTGGTTTTGGTAGGGCATTGATACCTCTTTGGGCTATCGGTGCGGCACTACTAGAAGCATTAGGAGGAGAAATAGATGAAGGTTGAACGTGTAAGTTATTCGGCAATAGAAGCTTTATATCAATGTGAGTATAAGTATAATAGGCTATATGGGCCATATCGCTTGAGGCTAGAAACAGACCCGATGAAAGTTGGCACCATAATGCATGATGCTCTCTGTGATTTTCATTCACAGGACAATATGGAAACGCTAAAGAACCTGTTTCATAACAAGTGGATTACTTCAGGGATACTAGATAACACTCTTTATAATGAGGGTTTGAAGATGGTTAAGGCTTATGAAACAAAATTTGCTCCCCGGCAAGGTGAGGTAGTAGAGAGGGAAGTAAGGTTTGAATTAGATGTTGGCCTTGGTATTCCTGTGGTGGGGGTTATTGACCGAGTAGATTTAATAGATGAATTTATGTTTAACTATGAGATTACGGACTATAAAACAGGAAACTATGTAAAGAATCAAGATGAAGTAGATGCCGATATGCAGCTCTCAATTTATGATTGGGCTTTACGCAAGATGTGGGATGAGGGATACTTTCCTTTGTTGCCCGAACCGGAGGAAGTAAAACTGAGCCTGCTCTATTTGAAACATGGTAAGTATTCTACTTCTCGCACAGACCAAGATCGTAAACTTGTGGAAGATATGCTGCGGGCTACCATTGAATATATATTGAAGTTAGAAGATCCAAAACCTAAACTAAATACTTTCTGCCGTTGGTGTGTTGTCAAAAGTGATTGCCCTCTTTACCAAGAGCTACTTGATTTTGTTCCTAACTTTGAGAGAGTCCAGAATTTGAGTGATGATGAACTGCTAGATATATATAAAAGACTCACTACTCAAGAAGGCGGCATTAAGGATTTGAAAACTGAGATAAAACAAGAGGCATTTCGTAGGATGGATAAAGCTGAAGTTTCTGAACTCACCGGCGGCGGCTGGGTAGGCAAACCCCAATCTAAATCTTCTAGGAATTATGATATAAGAGCTATTCGTTCTATTTTCGAACCTATCGGGGTTTTTGAAGATATTATTAAGGTAGATATTAAGGCTCTTAAAGATATAATTAAAGAACATGAGATAACGGATGAAATGTTAGAGGGTACATTTGTTGTTACTTCATCCGATCCTTATCTCTCTATTACTAAAGGAAAGGGATAATGACTGATTATTACAAAGTGAAACTTCTGATTGATGGGGAAGTGGTGTAGACAATGGATAGTCCTTTTAATATTAAACTTATGATTGATGGAAAAATTATACAACAAAACATGGAAGAGATTTTAAAAGTAGACGATTCAAATCCTCTTGCTTTGGCGAATCAATTGAAAGACAATCCTAATATTCTTTTCTATTGGGGGAGTTTGGGGGAAAGGTGTTCTACAAGATTGCATGATATCGAAATGAAGTTTGATGTTTGGTATGCAAACAAAGCAGCAAAAGCGAAAGAACAATTGTTGGAAAGTGGAGAGGTAACTAAGTCTTCTATCACAGGGAGTATTATAAAAAACAAAATCATTCAAGATAATCAAGAAGAGTGGATTAAATTTAAAGATGAAATAAACCGTTGGTCATATTATGAGGGAATTCTTTCAAAAGCAGAGAAAAGCATTAAAGCAAAAAATGATGTACTGGTTAATTTATTAAGTTTTCATAAAGAAATGGCAAGAAATGTATGAAAGAAATAGCCTTAACCCAGGATAAAAATACTATTGTAGATGATGAATGCTTTGAATGGTTAAATCAATGGAAATGGTGTGCTAAACGAGATAGAAATACTTTTTATGCCGCTAGACATGAAACTAAAGAAGAGTATCTTGTCGATGGAAGAAATTCCAAACAAAGAAAAACCATCTTGATGCATCGAGCTATTATAGAAAGAAAATTAGGAAGAAAATTAGAATATAAAGAAGAGATTGACCATGAAGATCATAATGGTTTAAATAACCAAGAAAATAATTTAAGGATTTGTACTAAACAAGAAAATCAGTTTAATCAAAAATCAAAGAGGGGCGTTTCTGAATATAAAGGTGTACATCTTGACAAAGAAACAGGAAAATGGGTAGCAAAAATAACCATCAATGGAAAAAATAAACATTTAGGGTTGTTCGATGATGAAACTCTTGCCGCAGTTGCCTATAACAAAGCAGCCGTAGAATACTTTGGTGAGTTTGCTTATTTGAATGAGGGGCCAGAACTTGACAAATATACTTTTGAAGATATTGATAAACTTAGGTATAAAGGAAATGGGAGTTCAAAGTATAAAGGCGTTAGCTGGAAGGAATCCAATCATAAATGGAGAGCCTTTATTTATATTAATGGGAAGCATGTTCATTTAGGGTACTTTACAAAAGAAGAGGATGCGGCCCTAGCCTATAATAGTTATGTTTTAGAAAAAGGATTAAATAAGAAATTAAATATTATAGAAGGAGGACTATAATTGGCTAAAAAGAAAAAGGAAGAAACCAAGGAAGATTTTCTTGATGGGTTAGAGCCTGAGATAAGCCTAGCTATCAAAGAAATTAATAAGAAATATGGTGATGGTTCTATACAGATAGGAACTGATGTTGTTAAGAATGTAGAAGTTATACCTACTTCTAGTTTAGCTCTAGATGAGGCTCTTGGTGTAGGGGGTATTCCAAAAGGATCTATCGTAGAAATTTATGGTAGCCCCGGCGTAGGCAAGACAACCCTTGCTCTAGAGATTTTGATAGAAGCTCAGAAAACAGGTGAATGGATTGGTATAGTTGATATGGAAAATTCTCTTTATCTGGACTATGCCGATAGGTTAGGACTCAATCGAGAAAAAATAATGTTTGCCCAGCCAGGGTCAGCAGAGGAAGCTCTGGATGATGTAGATGTTATGATAAAAACAGAAAAAGTTAAGATGATAATGATTGATTCAGTAGCCGCTTTGGTTCCTCTGGCAGAGCTAGAAGGGAAGGTTGAAGATCAGCACATTGGTAGACAAGCTAGATTAATGAGTCAGTTCCTTAGAAGGATTTCTCCTATAGTAAACAAGACAGGTTGCACAGTTATTTTTATTAATCAGACTAGGCAGAAGATTGGAATGTACGGTGGAGGAACGACAACCCCCGGCGGGAATGCCCTTAAATTCCATTCACAGATTAGGATAGAGATTAGTCCTATAGAACAGATTAAAGATACGCAAGGCGTACAGATAGGGACTTTAATCAAGGCTAGGATAGTGAAGAACAAATTTGCGCCGCCTTATAGGGTAGCTCAGTTTGAATTAATATTTGGAGAAGGTATAGATCAGACTAGAGAAGTTCTTGAGTTAGCTATCTTAGATGGTTGTATTAATAAAAATGGGGCTTGTTATTATTACTTAGGTGAGCTGGTAGCAAGGGGTAGAGAATCTATGCGAGGATATCTTAATGATAATCCTGATATACTGGCTGAAATCAAAGAGAAAGTTTTGGGGGATAGTGAAAATATCTCTAATTGACGTAGACAGTAAAATACCAAATCTTCCTTTGATGAAATTATCTACATGGCATAAAGCACAAGGGGATGAAGTAGATATCTATAGCCCTGTTTGGAGCAAACCAGATAAGGTTTATGTTAGCAAAGTATTTAACTATACTTCTGATTTCAATTATTTTCCTGATGGTGTGGAAATTGTTAAAGGAGGAAGCGGATACGATTTAAAATCTGAATTACCCGATGAAATAGAAAATGCATATCCCGATTATCAAATATTTGATTGTGACTATGCTATGGGATTCACAACTAGGGGTTGTATCAGAAATTGCCCATTCTGTATCGTAAGGAGAAAAGAAGGAAAGATAAAATCTGTTGCTGATATTTATAATTTCTGGGGGGGGGCAGCAAAGAATACGTTTATTAGATAATAACCTTAATGCTCTTCCAAATCATTTTGAAATAGTAGTTAAGCAATTAATAAAAGAAAAGTTAAAAGTTGATTTTAGTCAAGGATTAGATATTAGATTAATAACATTAGAAATGGCACAGCTTCTTGCACAGGTTAAATTGTGGAAATCTATTCATTTTGCATGGGACAATATAAAAGATGAAAAAGAAATTAGAGAAGGTATTAAAATTCTAGAAAGAGGAGGAGTCAAACTTTATAATTGTATGTTTTATGTCTTAGTGGGATTTAATTCTACTGAAGAAGAAGACCTTTATAGGATTAACACTTTGTGGAAAGATTTAGGGGTTTACCCATTTGTGATGCCTTTTAATAAAAAAGATAGATACCAAAAAGATTTAGCAAGATGGGTTAATCATAAAGCTATTTTTAAAACTGTAGAATGGAAAGATTATAGGAGGAGTAGGAATGTTTATTTATCTAATTCTACCTGTTAGAAATGTGGAAGAAAAATTTTCAAAGGCTATGGATGGCTATGTTGGAGAATTAGAAAGTAAAGGAAATGTTGTGCATTATCCACCAAGAGACACTAACCAAGAAGATATTACAGGATATAATATATGTTGGGATCATTTTGAAGCTATGGAAAGTTGTGATGAGGTTCATGTAGCGTGGGACGGTAAAAGTCAAGGGTGTTTGTTTGATTTAGGTATGGCTTTTGCGTTGAATAAGAAAGTGATAGTGATTGAGGGATACTTTCCTGAAGCTACAGAAGGTAAAAGTTATCAATCTATGGTTAGGGAATGGCAAAGGAGATATGTTAGTGAGTAGAGATTTAGAAAGTTGGAGGGAAGCAAATAATACTATCTGTCTAGATTTTGATGGTGTTATACACAAATACAGTCAAGGTTGGCAGGGTGGAAATCTTTATGATGAGCCTATTGATGGGGCAATAGAATCTATTTGTGAACTTTGTCAAGCTGGTTATAAATTAGTTATTCTTACTGCTCGTTGTGAAAAGCATAATGAAATACTTGATTGGTTTAAAGATGAAGCAGCAAAAAGAGGTCTTTGCAATTGTCGCAAAGTAAATTGTCCTGAAGTTACTAATATTAAACCCCCCGCTCGGGTTTACATAGATGATCGTGGAATAAGATTTACAAATTGGAATGACATACTTTCATATTTTTTATAAGGAGGAAAAATGGCAAAGAAAAGTAAATTGGAAGAGAAGGTTGAGAAGGCTATTAAAGAGGCATTTCCCAATCGACCTTTAAAATCACAACAGACCATTAAGAAAGGAGATAAGACTTTTAAGGTTGATTTTGTTCTTTGCGGCGGGCCTTTGGATGTAGCTTTTGAGGTTCATGGTCAGCAGCATTTTGAATACACTCCATTCTTTCATGGTGACCAAGCTGGTTGGATGGAGCAGGTACGGCGGGATGAAGATAAATATGAAGCTCTTTTAGAAGTAGGTGTTCCTTATATAGAAATTTTCTATAACGATACTCTCAACAAGGAAATTCTTCACAGGAAAGTTAGTGCTGCTCTAGATTTGGTACAGAGGACTCAAAAACCTTTCGGGAAAAATGAGACATACTATCAAATCCTAGAATCAGTAAAGAATAAAAGACAAGCATATTATTTGCAAGCAATAAGTGAAGGAAAGCAAAGGAAATAGTTTATGATTATAAATGAATTTACAATATATTACGACAACATAGATGAAAATTTTGTATTTGTACCTTTCGGAGATTTCCATCTAGGTTGTGTAGATTTCGACCGCATTAAGTGGGAGGAAACTGTTGATTTCATGGTTAATTCACCTAATTGTTACACAATGATAATGGGGGATGAGGGCGATTTCGTACTCTACACTGACCAAAGGTACGATCCTAAATGTGTAGAAAAAAAATATCGTGAAGGGCAAGCTTTTGCTGATCCCGTAGGTTGTCAATATCAAGAAATTAAAGATGCTCTAATGCCGATGAAGGGGCGTATTCTTGGAGTACATGAAGGAAACCATGAGCATACTATCAGGCGAGATTATCTTAGAGACATTACTCTAGACTTAGCTAGGGAATGGGAAGCAAAACCACTCTCTTTTACTGCTATGACTAGGCTGACCTTCGCACAGAAACGCAAGAATCCCCGCCAGGATAGGAATGAAAAAGTAGAAAAGAGCATTAAATATAATATTTATTCTACTCATGGTTCTGGTACTTCTACTACAACAGGTTCTAAAATAAATAGAATAGAAAAGTTGACTAAATCATTTGATGCTGATATATATCTTTATGCACATACACATTTGAAACTGATTACAGATAGTCAGAGAAAGTTAGGTCTTTCTAAAACAGGAAATTGCAAGCTAGTAGATTCTAATAAAATATTTGCTCTGACAGGTGGATATTTAAAACAGGGACAGGACCATGATAGTCATTATTCGGAGAGAAAAGGGTATGAACCGCTTCAGACAGGAAGCCCCGCCTTGTTATTCTTTCCGGGTAAGCAAAGAGTAGAATTAATAAACGATGTGTTAGATTTGAAAAATAGGAGGTTTTAAAGTGGAACTAGGAACTATGAAATGTAAAGATTGTATATTAGCTTGGAATTGTTTAATGAATGACCCATTTGATCCTTATGGTGTGGCAGATGATTACGGGTGTGATATGGATGCGGAGGAAGGTTGATGGATTGGTTTAAGGATAAAACCTTTCGTGCTTTCAGGCGCTCTGAGTGTGGAAATTGTTTAAATTGTTATAATTTAATTATGGGAGAAAGAAGGAGGATTAAATGAATATTTATAGCCTGATGAGGAAGCATCGAACGGCGCAGGAGGTATTGGTAAAGGCTTCAATTAAATTTAAATTCAAAGTTATAGATGAGGTTATTGGTAATAAGATACCTTCTAAAGCTAATTTTATTTTAGTGGATAAAGATATCGATTCTAATATTATAGCTTTTATTCAATTAGATTATATTGAAGACCACGCAGACATACTTTTGTTTGCCCCTCATTTTAGTGAGGCTATAGAGTCCATCGGGGTTGAATTGAAAGGATATGATTTTAGGTTTGGTGAAAAATATCCTAAAGCAGAAGTAGAGTTTCTTTAAGGAGGAATAATGGGAGTAATAGGAAATTACGATCCTGATACTTTTTGTAAAGACGTTTTAGACAATCAGGAAAGAATAAAAAAAGAGCAGAAAGACACCATTAATAAACAAAAGAAACGTGACCTTTATTATCTTAGTATTGCTGAGGCTGTGGGCAGGAGATCTAAATGTTTGAGTCGTAAAATTGGCGCGGTACTGGTTAAAGATGATATGATTATTGCTACAGGATTCAATGGACCCCCTCAGGGAATTCCCCACTGTGATTCAGAAAATGCTTATTTTAGGGTTTATGAAAATGATAATTATGAATATTACAGCTTTGAAAGTAATTTGCTATTGTCAGAAACTCAAGGTGGTGGAAGGGAAAAAGAAAGACTCTATGGGGATTGCCCCCGCAAGCTGGCAGGGTATGGGTCTGGTAAAGGATTAGAAGTATGCCCTGCTGTCCATGCAGAGAGAAACGCGATACTTACTGCTGCTGCTAATGGGGTATCTACGAAAGGTACTACTCTTTATTGTTTCTGTCCTTATCCCTGCGCCGATTGTTGTAAAGAAATAATCAATGCCGGTATTAAAAAGATAGTTTGTTTAGAAGGAGATTACTACGATACAATGTCGGAATGGTTACTTGAAAAAAGTAATATTGAAGTAATAACTTATTCTATAGAAGAGATTTCGGAATGGCTGGAGAAGAATTGAACCAAATAATTCAAGGTAATTGTTTAGAAAAACTTAAAGAATTAGAAGACAGCTCTTTTGATTTAATGGTTACTGACCCTCCTTATGGTGTGTCTTTTATGGGTAAATCTTGGGATAAAGCTGTTCCTTCAGTAGACATTTGGAAAGAATGTCTAAGGGTTTTGAAGCCAGGAGCTTTTGCTTTTATCTGTTGTATCCCCCGCCAAGATTGCCTTTCAAGAATGATAATAAACTTAAATGATGCCAAATTCAGAACAGATTTCACTAGTATTTATTGGACTTATGCAACAGGTTTCCCCAAAGGCATGAATATAGGAAAGAAAGAAGAATCTTTGAAAGGGGCTTATGGAGGGTTTCAACCTAAACCAGCCGTGGAGATAATCATAGTTGTAATGAAACCCCTCTCAAAAAAAACATATATTGACCAAGCATTAGAAAATAACAAAGGAGTTACTTGGTTAGATGATTGCAGAATTCCTTATAAAATAAGATTTACGGGAGAAATATTGCCGCCCGAAAACGGGTGGAATGAAAATGAAGTTCGGCGTACAGATTTTAACCAATCACAAGGACGTTTCCCCGCTAACCTTTTAGTATCAGATGATATTCTTAATGATGGAAAGATTACTAAATCAAGTGGAGGGCAATCCAATAACCAGTTTAGAGAAATACATAATATTTATGGAAATGGAATAGAAAATAAGCAAAAAGTTAATCCAGGTTTGGGGGATAGTGGCTCATTCTCTCGTTACTTTGATTTAGATGCATGGTGGGATACTTTTCCATTTGCTGTTGTTCCTAAAGCATCGAAGTCAGAAAGAAATAAAGGTTGTGAAAAATTAGAAGAAAAAAATTCTAAATTATTAAACAACCACCCAACAGTTAAGCCTATAAAACTTATATCTTATCTAATTACATTAGGTAGCAGAGAAAATGATATTGTACTTGATCCTTTTTGTGGTAGTGGTACTACTTGTGTGGCTGCTGATTTATTGAATAGAAAGTATATTGGAATTGAACTTGAGCAAGAGTATGTTACAATATCAGAGGCAAGGATAGAAGGATGGGGTAAACCAGGAATACCAAAAAAGGAAAAAGAAGATACAGAACAACAATATTTATTTTAAAGGAAAAGGAATGACTTTTAACCTCTTTACGGCCTATGAAAATTGGATACCTAATAAAAGAATAATTAGAACCAAAGAGGGGTTGCAGGAACTTGTAGATAGGCTCAGTAATTCTAAACTATTTTCGTGTGATGTTGAAACCCCTGAGATTGGTTCTGAAGAAATGTATATCTTAGGTATAGGTTTTGCAGAAGGTTCCGATTCTTGGTACATTCCTGTTAATCACACTTCTACTTTTGAACAGCTACCGATGAAGGCAGTAGTGAAGGCTCTCAAGCCTGTATTTTCTGACCAAAAGATAGCTAAAGTATTCCATAATGCCAAATTTGATGTGAATATGTTAAGTATTTATGACGTAGAAGTCAAAGGATTGATACTCGATACTATTTTCATGGTTTGGTTATGTCAAGAGGAGCATCAGGATAAGGATTTGAAAAACTCGGCCCGCCGGGATTTGGGTATGGTTCTGAAAAAATATAAAGATGTTAATGGCGGCGATCTAGAAAATGCTTCAATCAGAGAGGTTGCTCATTATTGTCGAATGGATTGCAAAGCTACGCTAGGTCTGTATAATTTTTATAAACCTGTAATCCAAGAAGAAGAATTGTCAGTGGTGTTTAAAAATGAAATGGATTTGCTTCCTGTAACTATGGCTATGGAAAAAGAAGGGATGCTGATAGATAGAGAAAAACTAGAGGCATTAGGGAAACAGTTAAATGAGCACATTCAAGAATTAACCCCACAGATACACAAGCTCTTAGGTAAGAGGATTAATATCAAATCAACACAACAATTAGCTGAGATTCTTTATGATGAATTAGGGTTAGTCTGCGAAAGAACAACGAAGAAAGGAAATAGAAGTACCGATATTGAGGCATTAAGAGATATGCAGGGACAGCATGAGGTAATAGACTTATTGATAGAGTACAGAAAGTATAATACTTGGTATTCTACTTTTGTTAAAGGGATAACTAAAAAGATAAAGAAAAATGGTAAAGTGTATGCTAACTTTAATCAGGCCGGGGCTATCTCAGGAAGGTATTCTAGCTCTAAACCTAATCTACAAAATATACCTAGAGATGAAACTAATCTAAAGATAAGGGGAATTTTCATAGCTCCCCCCGGTTACAAGATTATCTGTGCCGACTATAGCCAGCTTGAATTAAGATTGATTTCTCGTTTCTCTGGTGACCCTAAATTAGTTTATGCTTACAAAAATGATATAGACGTTCATACCCTTACTGCTAGTCAGATGTTCAAGGTTGATTTTGATAAAGTTGATACTGAACAGAGATATATAGCCAAGACCATTAACTTCGCAAGCGGGTATGGTACATCACCAGGAACTCTTAGAGAAATATTAAGAGATGGGGGTAAGACAGTAGATATGGATGAAGCTAAAGAATTACTTAATATGCATCATAGAGTTTATAAGAGATGGTATGCTTGGGGCGAAGAGATGATTGCTGAGTGTGAAAAATGTGGTTATGCTAAATCTTGGTTAGGCAGACGTAGGAGATTACCTGATATTAATGCTAAAGAATACGGTATAAAAGCTGAAGCAGGTAGACAAGCCGTGAATCATATTGTGCAAAGTTGTATTGAAGAATCACAATCTATCCTTACTAAGAATGGGTATATTCCTATATCAAAACTTGATGGAGAGTCTATTTTTAATGGAGAAATATGGACTTCCAATTATAATGTGTATCCCACAGGAGAAAGAGAAGTTTATAGACTGAATCTATCTGGTGGAAAACATATTTTATCCACATTAGAACATAGATTTTTCAAATGGAATCCGGCTTCTTTAAAAATAGAAGAATGTTATTTAAGAGATTTAAATCCCACAAAGGATTGGGTAGTGACTTCTACGCAAGGATCTATTGATGGGTTATTAAAAGAAAATGTTAAAGGAATTTACGATGGTCATTATAGGGCTTCATACAAAAAATTAGAACAACCCAAAGGAATTACTGAAGATGAAGTTTATTTGTTGGGGTATTTAGTAGGAGATGGTTACTATGGGACTAAGAAAGGGAAAGACCATTATGGCTCTATTTATATTGCTTTTGGAAATATTGAACATCCAGACATAGAAAAGGCCAAAACATACAAAAAGGAAACAGAAAGAATTTATAATCTTTTAATACGCCTTTATCCAAATCTCAATGTAAGAATTAGACAAGCAAGAAATGGGAGTCGCACGGGATTTAATACAAATCTATGTTTTACTTCTATAATTCTTAGAGACAGGTTGGAAAAATTAGAATTGGGTCCTGTTTCTAAAAAAGATAAAAGAATACCGTCTTGGATTTTTACATCTTTGCCTAAATATAAAATAGCTTTTATAAAAGGGTATATGGATGCAGACGGTAATATTTCAAAAACAGGGCTTGTTCAATTAACAACAGTAGTCGAAGAATTGGCACATGGAATGTTATTATTATTAAATTCATTAGGAATTGACGCTGGCTATCATAAGTATGGAAAGGGTAAAAATATCTTTTTTAAAGTAAACATAAGAAGTAAGGATATCCAAAAATACTATGAATTGGTGGGGTTTGAAAATTTCTCTAAAAAAGAAAGGTTAAAAGATTGTATAGAAAAACAAAAACACATGCGAAACGGCTTGAACACAAGCATTTCTGGATTTGAACAAGTTTTTAGCATTGAGAAGGTGGGGGTTTATTCAACCTATGATATTGAAATTTTAGAAGGTAAACAGGCTTTTGTTTGTGAGGGAATACTTGTTCATAACTCAGCAAGCGGTGACGTAGTTAAGACAGCTATGATAAGACTATTTAATTCAAAAAAATTTATAGAGTTGGGTTGTAAGATAGTTAGTCAGGTGCATGATGAATTAATCATTATATGTCCAGAAGATAATGTTGATGAAGTAGTTCCTTTGGTAAAAGAAATTATGGAACACCCTTTGGAAAAAGATTTAGGAATAGATTTGCCTGTAAGTATAGGTATAGGTAACAGTTGGGATGAGGCCAAGTAAATGTATATATTAAGAATAGAAATAAGAGAAGTAGGAGAAGATTTAAATCCAGTAGGTAAAGATGTACTAGGTATCACAAAAATTTTTGGATGTACAGATGTAGGTAAGGAGTTATTGGGAGAAAATCCGGGCGAAGAGTTTCGCTATCAAATGAAAAGAATAACCGAAGAACTTGTAGAATATATAGACCCTATAGGGGAGATAATAAAGTTGACAAACTAGGCAAAAGGTGATAGACTAAATTATCATGGAAACTTGGTATTGTAATTGGTGTGGAGAAAAATTTGAATTTAGTATGTGTGATGCTGAGGCAGAGTGCCCCGAGTGCGGAAAAACATACAGTGTATATGTTGATGTTTATCTCATGCCAAACTATAGTTCAAATACTAAAATAACAACTTTAGATATTAATGGGATTAGGGAAACATGAAAGGGAAACATGAAAGAAATCAAATTTAGAGGAATTGAAAAGAACACGAATACTATGGTTTACGGGAGTCTCATTAACAATATTTATTTTAAAAACGATGGTTCACCTATTTGTTATATTTTTTCCACTAAAAAATGTGAAGGTTGTGAGTACAGTTGTGATTGTAATGAAGATTTTTTTACTTGCGAGGATGTATTTTTAGAAGTAAAATCAGAAACATTAACCCAATCTTCTGAAATAAAAGACTGTAATAATAAGAATGTTTTTCCGGGAGATATTATCCGTATTTACCCTATTGATAAAGATTCCTTTATTGTTGGTTATGGGATGCTTTTTTATTTTCCTCATATTAATATTGCTCCGTGGATGACAAGCGATTCTTTTGAAAAATTTGAAGTAATAGGTAATATTTTTGAGAATCCGGAGATAATAGATGGACCAGAACATAATCTATAAAATCTTATATGGTTCCCAAGTGTACGGAACTGCTGATGAAAATTCTGATACAGATATTCGCGGCATTTGGTTGCCTTCTATAGATCAGAGCCTTTCCATGAAAGAATTGAAAGACATTAAATATGTTTATGGTGAGGAAGATGTTCTTATCTTTCCCTTGCAGAAGTTTTTTAAGTTAGCTCTGAAATGTAATCCGTCTGTATTTGAATGGATGTTCGTGCCTAAAAATTGTATTATAATAGATACTCCTGCATCTGATGTTTTAGTAAAAAGTAGAGGCATGTTTCTTTCGCAGGAGATCTACCACAGGTTTAAGGGGTATGCTTGGTCTGAGTTTTCTTCTATTACAAAACTTAGCGGGCCGACAGGGGAGAAAAGAAAGCAACAGATTCTAAAGTATGGGTACTCGCCTAAAAATGGGATGAATTGCATTAGATTAATAGAACAAGCTATCGAATTATTAACCGAACAGACCATTCATTTTCCTCGGCCTAATGCTGAAGAACTTCTAGGGATTAAACATGGCGAGTGGCCTTACCAAAAAGTAGTGCAAAAATTTAATAATCTTTTAGAGAAATTGGAAGAAGCTAAAGAAAAAACTACTCTACCAGAAAAAGCTGATTTTGATTACATAAACGAGTTTATGGTGTTTATTATTAAGGAGTATGGAAAGTGATTGAAACTATTCAGGGAGATGTTTTTGATCTAGCTCGGGAGATGAAAGGATTTGCTGTAGTAGGAACAAATACTACTACCAGTAAAAAAGGTGAGGCAGTAATGGGTCGGGGAGCCGCAAAACAGGCGGCAGAGTTATATCCTTATCTTCCAAAATATTTTGGTGATTACCTTTCAGGATTTGCTGCCGAGAAAACAGAAAAAGGAACTATTCACCCATCTTGTATAGGTATTTATGATGTTTTTACTTATCAAGAGATGGTATGCGAAAAAATGATTTTTGGTTTTTATGCTTTTATAGTTAAGCGGGGCTGGTGGGAGGATGCTAGTTATAATATAATCAAGAAATCCTCTGAGATGTTGGCAGAGTTTATATGTAACGGTTATTACTATGATAAATATGAGAATAGTCCAGAACCTTTCTTAGTAACTAAAGTAGGATGTGGAAATGGAAGACTACAATGGGATAAAGTTAAACCTATTTTAGAAGAATACTTAGAAGAAGTAAATTATGATAATAATATTTATTTTGTGGAACCGATTGGAGGTTAATCATGGATAGGGAATTGAGACCAGATGATATGATTAGGATGAGGCTAAGGTGTGAACAGTGCGAGGAGTTGAAAAAACAAAAAGAAAAATTTCATAACATATTTAATAATGGTTTTGGTATAAGTCAAGTTGAAAGAGATTTGTCTTATGATTCTTATAAAAACTGTTTGGAGAGAATGAACAACTGCTATAAATGCGGAGGTATAGGATATATAGAGGAATGGGTTCCCCTTTTTAAATTTAAGAAAGAAGAGGAAAAGAAAGAATGAAACTACCGCCAGAGATTAAGAGTATTGTAGATCAAGTTGCCGAGATGGTATCCCCTTGCTATTTAGTGGGGGGTTCAGTTAGAGATATTCTTCTTGGTAGAAAAACTAATGATTTAGATTTTTGCTGTAAGCACACTCCCGATGAAATAGAAGATGCGGTGCGGGCCGCTGGCAGGAGGGCTTATTTAGTAGGTAAGAAATTTGGAACTATTGGGTGTAAGGTTGGTGGACAAAAGATTGAGATAACTACATTTAGACAGGAATCCTATAAAAATGGCTACCGCAAACCAGAGGTAGAATTTGTAGGGGATATTGTGTCTGACCTTAGCCGCCGAGATTTTACTATCAATGCTATGGCTATTAGAGATAACGGTAAATTCATAGATCCCTTTAATGGAAGAACAGATTTGAAGGAGGGAATAATTGAGTGCGTAGGTAGTCCGAAGACTAGATTTAGGGAAGACCCTCTGAGGATTCTACGGGCGGCTAGGTTTCTGAGTCAGTTAGACAATACTGAGAATCTTCATAGACCCTCAACTGAGCCTGAGGTTTGGTTTCAAAATTTTGGTATTGAAATGGGAACTTTTAATAAAATGAAAGAGTTAAGTTATAAATTACTTTCTATTAGTAAAGAACGATGGGTTATGGAACTTGACAAGATTCTTGAATCTAATAAACCCGATGTTGGATTGTATGCTCTTATGGAAACTAAATGTTTTAATTTTATGATACCGGAGTTAAGTTTGCAGGATGGGTATGACCAAAATAGTTCATGGCATAGTCTTCCCCTCTGGCAGCATACTTTAGAAGTTGTCAGGGAATGTCCTCCTGAACTAAATTTGCGCTGGGCTGCTTTGCTTCACGATTGCGCCAAGCCTTTTGTGCGGGTAGATAAGAAAGACCCTGTGCGAGGAACGTATGCAAAGCATGATATTCTCGGATATGAAATGGTAAAGAGAATAGGCCTTCATCTGAAGTGGAGTAATGATAGGATTAAAAATGTTAGTGAGTTAGTACGCGACCATCTAAGTGATGATTCTCCACTTAAAGAGTTTGATGATAGGGCAAAAGGGTGAGTAATATGGCAGAAAAAACATTAATAAGAAAAGTATGTGACTGTACAAACGGCATTATTCCTAGTGAGCAAAAGGTTATCATCTGTCCTAAATGTATGGGAAATGGTTATATAGATATTGTATTAGGAAACCCTTTTGAGGCTATAAGGAAATTACTTGATGTAATAGAAGCTCAACTAGAAGAAGAGGATTGGTAACTATGTTTGATAAAGTTATGTTAATTTTCGCGGGGATAATGATAGCTATTATAGGAATAGGCATAAATGTTGGAATTATCATTGGAACAATTATCTCTGGTGATTATTGGATACTATGTGTACTTCCTATGTCTTTGATTGTTTTAATAGCTTGTTTGATAACAGCTAAAGAGGGAATAGAATTAGGATTGGATTCATAATGAATTACAAAAAAGAAATTCAAGATTTCATTGCGAGTAGACCGTGGGCTATAGAGGATATTGGAGAACACCTAGTAAAGATTTATGAAACTGTAGTAGAAGCTAATCCAAATTTGGTCGTGGAATTGGGTGTTAGGACAGGTAATTCAACCCATGCTCTGAGTAAAGCCTGTATGGAAACCGGTGCTAGACTAGTAGGAATAGATATTAATAATTGTAATAAGGCTTGTCATTGGGATAAGTGGATATTTATTCAAGAAGACAGTGTTCGAGTTGCTAACCATTGGAAGATTCCTGTGGATGTTCTTTTTATAGATACTAGCCATACGTATATTCAGACTCTTGCAGAGCTTCAGGCTTGGGTTCCTATGATAAGTCCTGACAATATGGATGCAGTTATTTTAATGCATGATACTAATCCAGTAGGACACCCCGGCTATCCCGGTGTTAATGAAGCTATCGAGGAGTATTTTGGTTTTGAAATATATGATTGGAACAGACCCGCTAAAATGTATTTTGGTAGAGAGGTAGTTTTTGAGCACAATCCAAGTAGCTATGGATTAACAATTATAAAACCTTATTATTTTATAAAACCTTATTATTTTCAATAGGAGGATAAGATGAGGAAGAAAAATAAAGGAATTTATCTGAGTGAAAGCAGCTATAGGTATTGGTTTGCAAGACATTCTGAGTGGATTAAAGATGAAAATAAAACTAAGAAGAAGTTAGAATTAGCTGAATGTCATTTAAAAAATATAAAAGAAATTATTGATTTGGCTTCTAGTTTAATAGATTTGATGATAGAAGATATTGAAAAGGAAAACGGCACAGTTGGTCTTTGGAATATGGAAGACAGTCCTTATAAAGATAGAATGATTAAAGGACATGAATTCTTGGAAAAAATGAAGAAAAGAATAGAGGAGAGAAAACTCTATGGCTAAGATTAGAATATTCTGGTCTGAGGATGAAGATAAATGGAAAAGAATATTTGGGCCTAAACAGAAGTATTGTGAATGGGAAAGTTATGATTTTTCTGGTACAACATTAACTTGCGACAAACTTGCGACAAAACACGTGACACGCGCAAACGGTATTAAGTTATATTATTGTGATGAGCACATGGAAGAATACTGCAGTTATAAGTTTCAAAAAAGATAAGGTAGTGAAGGAATGTTTAGATTAAGAAAGAGAGACATTTTTGAAGCATCAAGACCAGCAGATGCAGAATGGAAATGTGTATTTCCTCACCAAATTCCCGGTACATGGTTGGAGTCTCATTGGAATTATACTATAGGTGAATTAATCCCTGAATTAATATCTTTGGATATGACAAGTGGTAAGATTGGAATTTATAAAATAGAATCTAATAGCAATGGATTGCAATGGACCGCTGACGATACAGGACAGAGGAATTTTAAAGGAACTTTTCTTAGATATGCTACTGAGGAAGACTTAGATAAAAGAGCAGGAGTAAACAAAAAAAGATATTGGGATGGGGTGTTTTCTAAAATATTAGAAGATTCGAGGTATTATAATCGTGAATAGTTTTATTTCGTGGCCCCGCGCTGGGGGCAAGACAACCCTTCTAGCGGCAATATCAAAACTTGAAATGCAACTGAAACAACGAGAAAAAATAATTTGGAAAGTTGAATTACAAAATGTCTCAGGAAAGGACGGAAAACCCGATACTGCTAATTTATCCATATTTACTTCACTCCCAAAAGTTATTTATATTGGTGTTTCTCTTGAAAGGTTGATGGGATGGGGCCAGCGTAGAAAACTGTTAGATGATTTGCTTGAGATGATAAAAAAGGAGACAGGAAAATGAAAAAGTGGGCTGTTATTTATTCCCCCCAATGGCGGCTTGATAAGGTTTGTTTTACTCATAAGTCTGCTCTTAGTTATTTAGAAAATCTGGTATGCGGAGTTTGCGGATTAAAACTAAAACAATGTGAAATGACTATGGCAGAATATGAAATAATGACTTTAGAAGAATATTATAAGTATGACAGTATAGTAGAGTTTATTCAGAACAGCCCTAGATGGGAAAGGATTTATCCAGAGTGAAAACAGCTTTTTTTATTAATCAGTCTTTTATGGTTGATTTGATACGCCCCGTTGTTCCTTGGCTAAATGATTATTTGGTCTTTACTGATAAAGAGTTCTGTCGTAGGGCTTGCGAGAAGTATGGACTGAAAAATATTTATATCAAAGACTACAGAATAATGAATTGGGAAATGGCAACTTATAATCCTAGTGTGTTTGTTCAATTTGATTGTCAACCGGCATTATTCCCCCGCAACGGTAGTGTTAATATCTATATACCAAAACAATTCAATATTTTTCTGTCTGACTCATTACATGCTTATGATTACATTCTGGTTTCTAATAAACACAATAAGAAACTCTTAGAGGATTTTGGCATCCCCGGCGGCAGGGTAAAGATTGTAGGATTTACTAAATATTCTTTATTAGCAGAAGGAAAAGAAGTAGAACTAATAAAATCAGAACAAATGGTATGGGATAAATATCAAGGGACTAATTATCTAAATTTAAATGCCGGTTCAAACATCGCAGCTTTTATAACAAGAGTAGGAGAGCGTAATAAACTTCCGACCAACTGGATAAGAATGAGGTAAAAAAATGATAAAATATTGTCCTTTGAGAGCTAATAATAAATACCCAACAAATCCTTTTTCAATAGAAGATACAGAATTAAGAAATTTAGTTATTGAAAGTACAAGAGGCTGTTTGAAAGAAAAATGTGAATGGTTTGAAGACTATCAAGGAGAATGTTCTATTAAAGTTTTAGGGGGATTTATTGCCGCTTATGGTGTTCCTATGTTTGAAAGGAGAATTGCTAAATGAAAAAAAAGGAACTGATTAAACAGCTTTTTGATACAGAGGAAGAAAACTTACGCCTTAAAAACAGAGAAGAATATTTAGAAAAACAAAAACAAGGATACGAGAAGGAATTAAGGATTGCCACTTACCTGTATTGGGAAAAGTGTAATGAGTCTTCTTCTAATCCCGTGTCTGCTCCTGAAGGAGAGCTTGTGCTTCCTGCCGCAGTTTTGTTTAATTCAAAGTTTCGAGTTAAAGATATTAAGAAGCATCTGGATAATCTTGGTCGTCCTAATGTATATGAAGAATTTGCTTTATGGCAATATAGCTCTTTTCTTGGATACTATTTAATGAATATTACGAGAATTGGAGAAACTTTTATGTTAAAAGCAGACCCTATGTATTATGCTGATACCCATTCTTGTCCTGGTTGTGGTGGGCCTCATCCAATTCTTTCTTTAGAAGATGTTAATCTAGTTATTAATGCAGAGGAGAAGAAATGAAAGTAATTCTTTGTGAAATAGATGGATACCTACCGTTTGTAGTTGAGCTAAAACCTTATATGGATTTTAAAACTACCGTATGGTCGATTATAGAGAATACTTATGGTTGGGATTCCGAATATGCTAATCAGATAGATGTTTCGGAGGATGCGGCTGTTGATGATGGTGGTTGGTGTTCATTTCATCTTATTGAGGTTATGCAAATAGAAGAATGGGCGGGTTAAAAATGAAAGCTAAGATTATAGAATGTATAGTTGGTAATGAATTAACCGTGTCACATGGTTGGGGAGGATTTCCTATTAAGAGAATTCTTATTGAAAATATAAGAGGATATGGAAAAGATTTTAAAAATATAGCGGTTACTTATTATGCTGGGGATGTTTTTGTATGGCCTAATTTTGAAATGGACAATAGTTGTAAAGAAATAGGTGAAATAGAAGTATCTTGGTTTTTATTAGATGCTGCTTTTTCTCTTTACAAAGCCAGGAAAGGTTTGCTTTTTTTAAATCCATTTCCAGTGGATGTTCCAGAATATAAAACTGAATATTTAGCTGAAATGCCAGGAGAAGAATAATGCAAGTATTTAAGTGTGGTAATTGTTATAAATATAAAAATATATCTGAGAAGAGGCAAATAGAAGAAATTGGTTATGATAGGATTAGAAAGCACAATGGATACGTGGATTATGAAGAATTGTTAGAAAGAAGAAGTAAACTTTGTATATGCAAGTCTTGTTATAATATTCTAGATGGTACGTATGAGATAATGGAAAAAGATTGGGAAAGAAGAATAAAAGATTTAGAAAATAAGACTATGGATTTTGGTCACGGTTTCCTTTCTGCGAGAGAAACACTAAAAAACCTCCCGTCTGAGAAAGAAGTAAGAGAAAAGTTTTCCTTAAATGAGGATGTAATAGTAACCGCCGATGATATAATATCAGAAATAAATAAACAGACTGAATTGAAAAAAGGAAAAGAATAATGGAAATTAATTTTATACTTTGCTATGAGGGGGATAATCATTCCTATGCTGGTGATAATATTCGTGTGTCTGACCTAGACTTAGAAAATATGAAATCTGACTTTGTAGGCAAGAGCCTGTATCTAAAAGTGGAAGATAATAATGAGGTAGTGGGTAAGATCACCAAATGCCAAATTCTGCATGATAATATGGGGAGACGCTACTTGCAAGCAACCGCTGATACCTCCTATCTCCCCCCGGCGGGGCCATGGGAAATTTAATACTGAAGTGGGGATATAAACTATACGCTTGGTTTAAGGGGGGGCGCAGAGTGCCTATCGAGGGGGTTCCAGATAATCTAGAGGCACATCTAAGAGGAATATTTCCTAAAGCGGAAAGAATAGAAGGACAAGACATAGGGTCTGGTGTTTATTTTGTTAAGATATATCCATTGTACAAATATGGAGAATATTATTATATAATATTTCCTTTTATCCAGTTAGCGGGGTTTCAAAATTTTACGGGGCTAACCGAAAGCGATCATTTTTCCAATAGCGGGTTCTCTCAATTTAACACCCTCCTGTTTAAGTAATTCATATCCTTTGGTAGTGATCTCCCTACCCCTAGCCCCAAGGATTACAAAACCTGTTTGGGTGAGGAATGGTTCTATAGTTCCGGTTATGGTACGTTCATCTGTCATTAGCATAGTAGAAAGGGGTTTCATACCAATAGCTCTTTGAGAGTTAGCAACCAGGGTGAGATAGTCGATATCCATATTATTTAAACCATTCTCGCGTATATTCATCAGTTTTAGCATTTCTTTGACATGGTTAATAGTGATTCGTTTACCCCGTCCTTTGACTAGATGATACTCAATTATACGTTGTGTAAGTAGGTCAGCCGTTCGAGGGGTGAATCTAGAAGCACCTGCAATAATCTTTATTGCCTTAACACTAGTAGAGTATTGAAGGCTTTCAAAGACCTTACTAACGATGATAATCATATCCTCTAGGCTATAATGCTCATATTGCAGGACAAGGCTACAGCGATCCCTCAGCGGCTTTGATAGATTACCCAGAAGAGTAGTTGCGCCTACTAGTGTAAATCTGGGTAGCGGGGATGTAACATTCGCTTCTTCAAACGCTTTAGGAATCCACCTAAATTCTTCTAGTGGCAGGTAAAGGGATTCTTCAGTACTCATCGACATTCTATGAATTTCATCTATGAAGACAATATCTTTTTCTTGGATTCTGTAGAAGACTTTTTCAGGGTCAAACGTAGCACCTAGAGAATAGTGTACTTTAGAACCGAGTTCATTGGCAATGATTTTTGCAAGTGTTGTCTTGCCTGTTCCGGGGGGGCCGGTCATTAAAACATGAGCCATAGCCCTATTCTCTTTATTAGCTGCTTTGATAGCTATTCTAACTTGTTCGACTATTTTTTGATTGCCAATAAAAGCGTTTAAAGATGTTGGCACGTATCCATAGAGACTCATTCAGAATCACCTTCCTTATTTTTATTATACTACGTTGTGATATAAAATCAAGTGTAGAAAGGAAATATATTGAAAGAAATTTTTTTAACTCAGGGTCTTATAACCTCAGTAGATGATTATAATTATGAATGGCTAAACCAATGGAAGTGGTGTGCAAATAGAAAAAAAGATTGTTATTATGCTTACAGGGCTGAAAACAAGAAAGAGTATGAAGCTGATGGCAGAACTTGCAAACAAAGGAAATATTTCTATATGCATAGGATGATTTTGGAAAGAATATTAGGCAGGAAATTAGAATCTTGGGAAGAAACTGACCATAGAAACAATAATAGTTTAGATAATCAAGAAAATAATCTTAGAGTTGGTACACATCAGCAAAATTTATATAATAGGAATTCTTTTAAAGGGGCTAGTTCTCTTTATATAGGTGTTTCGTGGAATAAATCTTTGGAAAAATGGGAAGCACACATTAAGGTAAATGGCAAAAAGAAACATTTAGGATTTTATAGTTCAGAAATAGAAGCAGCAAAAATACGGGATGAAGCAGCCAAATTTTATTATGGAGAGTTTGTCAAACTAAATTTTTAGAGAAAGTAAAACATAGTTATATAAGATTGGAGGTATTTATAAGATATGCAACTAGAGTGGAGTGAGGAGTATTGTATTCCAATAGTACATTGTAATCATTGTAACCAAGATGTTATCTTTAGTAGTATCCAAACAGATGAAGATAGTTTTTTATTTTATTGTTCTAACTGCTTTTGTAGTTATTTGCAAGAAGAAGATGCTGAGTTGTTAGGATACATCTCGCAGGGCGAATTGGTAGATTTAGGATTTGAAATTGTATTAGACAACGCACCAGAAGATGAAGTAGAAAAACTTTGGGCAGATGTAAGAGATGAATTCTAATATAAAAAAGTATTGACAAATATATCTTAGTAGGTTTAAACTTAATATTAGATGGGCACAACAGCACTATCAAAGTAAATAACAGAAAGGAGGGATGAAGATGAAGGTAACCAAGATAAAGTCAACGGAATTGAGGACTGAAACGGCCTCGATGCTCAGAGGGCTTAGGAATGGTGATGAAGGCTATGTTATCTACCATTATGGTGATATCGTAGGGTATGTGACTCCGCATATCCCTCCTCGTGTTATGGCAGATATCAAGTCTGAGAGACACAAAATAGCCACTGAGCCGAAAGTTAAGAAGACTACTAACGTAGGCTCCATTAAACGAGGCCCCGGCAGGCCGAGAAAGAATCCTGTAAGCGTTTGAAGCCACAGCCAGCCAAAAAAAGGAAATAGCCCCCATTTGGGGGGCTATTTTCATATTGCAATCTAACTATTTTGTTATACTGAAGCAGCCGCTTGTTGTGAATCAGAAAGTTTCCTACGAAGATCGCTTGGGCGTATTTTACGTTCGGTCTTTGCATCCTCAACTTGATTTATAAGATCAAGAAGAGCAATCCTTGTAAATTCTGCTGTACTTAGTTCCATCGAGATAGCCATACTTTTAATCTGTGCTGCATCGTCTTCCCTAAGATTAGTAGCAATTACTTTCCAACTCATTCCATTTTTACCATCATCATACTTAGTCGTTCTTCCCATGATTTAATCCCTTCCTAAATAATATTCTTTGTTTCATTAATACCATACTTGTCAATAGCTTTGTTGTAGGTAAATAAATCCCCCTTTCTTACCAAATATCTATTTCTATACAATTTCCTTCTACAAATTTAGTAACAGATTTGATGGTAAAACCATAATTTCTATTAGCTTTTATTATTTTCTTAAATACATATTCCAAATCCGCTTTAGGTACTTCCATTATCTTATATTTTTGTTGTCGCTTGTAAGGTTCTCCATTTAGCTTGAGTGGTGTTAACTTCTCTTCCTTGATAGGCAACCCAGCTTTGATAATAGTTTCAAATCCGTAACTGTTCACTATGAATTTCAAATCTATTTCTCCCTTCTTCCTAATTTTTTCCATGCCTCGGTTATCGGGTGTTCAGTATATTCTTCACAAAACCATGCTGCTTCTTCTGCGGAAATATCCTCAATTTTGTGAGCGTCCATGTCCGAGCCAATATAATTTAGTTTGCCACAAGCCTCACATTCAAAGTCGAAGAAGCCGCAAGTAGGCGCATAATAGATTCCTGGCACCCCACCAAAAGCATAAGCGTCCTCATCTTCATCCCTGTGTTCTGCACCACAGTAAGCACAGTAAAGAAACTCTAAATAGTAACGGTCACCCATTTATTTTCCACCTCCCAGCTCTTTAAGGATTTCGCCGCTTATGCCTCGGATGTTTTCTAGTGCATTGTAGTGCGTAAAATCCTTGCCCGATTCCTTGTTTATAGCTTTTAATGCTTTCTTTAGTCTCTCCACCTCTGCCACCGCCTTATCACGCTGGGATTCAAGTTCTTTTCCCTTGGGACAATCATCGCAACTGCCCCAGTAGCCAAGGGCTGTCATACAGTTTTTTAGCTCCCCCTCCAATTCGGCTATGCGGGCTTGGGCGGCTCGTAGATGTTCCTCTAATGCTCCTATGCGTTGTATCTCGGTTAGACCACGGATGCTATCCATCATCCATCCTCCTCTATGGCTTGGCGGGCACGTTGGCCTTGATCGGCTTCAACTGCTGAGAATGGTACTTGCAGATTCATACCCGGCCTCCAATCATTGTTAATCCAGTTGCCCCTATCCCCATAAAACTCCAACGCCTTCATTAACCGCTTGTTGGTGGCTTTCAACTGCTCGATGGTCGCATTGGCGGTGGAGAGCTGGAAACAATCTCTTTGAAGCGGACAATGAACACTACTGTAATAGAATCCCATCATCCACTCACCCCTCCTTATCGTGGCGGTTATCCCATGCTTGACATACCCGACAAAGCCACGCCTGCCAGCCCTTGGGAAGTTTTCGACCACAGCGGTAACAACGTTCCACGTCTCTAATGTAGGGTGGTGTTTTCATCCCCTACCCCTCCTTCAGTTTGGCGAGGGCCATCGAAGCAGCATCTATCGCATAGCAATATCCTCCCATTATTCTAAACCTCCAAACTTTCTAAAGTATTTAATATCTTCTTAGCCCAAGTAAGAGCACTATTTAATTCCCGGCGCAAAGGGGGACAAAGCATCCAATCATCTTGAGGAAATCTTTTCCGATACATTGTATGAGTCAGATGATTTATGAGTTTTTCCATGAATTCCCAATCAGCACATTCTTTCTTTGTTTTCGCATAGAGAGGGCATTTTTCGCAAGCATAATATGAATGGCAGAGTCCACAAGATTCGATAACTGCGCCATAAATAACCTCTATAGTATCTATAACATCATCCTTTCTTTCTTTCTGATGTTTTTCTTTTAACTCTTCCAATGCATTAATGATACTTTCCCATTTTTTGATAGATCCTTGAAGTCCTTCTTTGTATGGATTAATAACTTTTATTTCTATCATTTACAAACTCCTTTCAAATTATAGCGGAGAGGGTACTAGATAAAAACCATTCATATTCAAGCTATTATTTTTATCTCTTACTTTTGTAGCCCTCTCCGCTTTGCTTTATCCAATTCTATTCTATTATATTTTTTTAATTTGTCAAGTATTTTTTAACTAGGCGGCTATAAGTAGTATCATAAGAATAACAAAAACTATTACTCCTAGAGTGGGGTTAACCCACGACAATATAATTGCTACTCCTGCAAATGCAAGGAAAGCAGCGAATTTGTTAGGTTTTGTAGTTTTTTGTGTTTCCGGCATCTTCTTTCAACTCCTTTCTTATAATATTTAATTTTCTATTCAGTTCATTTTCTAAAATAGCACGATGCATTTGTATCTGTTTCTTTTTTCTATCAACATATTCTTCTTTTCTTTCACCCCTAACAGCATAGGAAGTGTTTTCTTTTTTATGAGCGCACCATTTCCATTGATTAAGCCACTCATAATCTTCATCATCAACTAGAGCAAATTTTCCTTGAGTTAAGGGTATTTTTTTCATTCTTTAAATTTCTCCCAATTCTGTGATATTTCAAACAACCTACTTTCAAGCTCCCGCTGTTCCATCATCAACAGGTTTGAAAGACTCGACAAGCGGGCTACGGCACCAACCTTTAGAAGATTTGTTTGTACTATTTGGTTAACGTTAGCTCTAATAAGAGTAGCTTTCTTGGTGACTTCTGTTACTTCTTCTATTAGTTGATTAATAATCATCCCCGAACTTCCCTTCAATTTTAATGGTTGTTTCTCTAATAGAGATACCAGTAGTATACCATTCAGCTAGGAATTCTTTTAGAAGTTGTATCAAACATTTCCCGCGAGGCCATTGTTCTAACATATCACCGGATACAAAAAATTGGCAATCTTCTTCGCATTCTCCATCATTTGCTGGATAGGATTTATTACATTTTGGTATCATTTCCTAAGCCCCCATTCCCAAACCTCAAATCCTGCACCCGTTTCTTCATAACGATAACCACCTTTGAAAGTACCCTTTCTTTCTAATTCTTTGATACCCTTTGCGCTCTTCTTAATATCCCCTTTATCCTCTCCTTCATCCTCATCTTCAAAAATATGTATCCAATTATTAGCTTCAATCTTTATTTCTTTCTTGGCTTTTTTCATAGCCCCTTCAATAGTTGCATGGATGGAAGTAATGCCATATATTCCTTCAAACAAATCAGTTTTAATTACCACATAAACTTTCATTTTTTCTCCTTAAAATTTCTACAGCTTTCTTAGCATCTTCTACTGATAGGGAGTTATCTACTAATTCTTGTATCAAAGCTTCTCGCTCTCGATCTTTCTTTTCTTTTTCTGCTTTCTTGGCGGCTCGTTCTTTTTCTTTGGCTTTCTTTTCTTTTTTAATCTGTTTCTCCTTGTCCTTTCGCATTCTCTCTCTTATACACACAAAACTAGAGGGGTCAGGAAACTCTATAGGTCTGCCAGCTTCTTCATACCACCCCCACGCATCAGATTCTAACTCTCTAAAGATAGGGGTACAGCTAAACTTTTGCAATAGTTCATAAAATGTGCTGTACTCTTCTAAAGTCATACTGTCTAAGCTATCAAAATACTCTTGGTCTTTCTTATTCATTTTTCATCATCCCTTACATGGTAGAGTGGCGGTAACAAATCTAACATTTCTCGCAATCCCTCAAGAAACCCCCTTAGACCATATATTTCTGCTGTAACCCAAGGGGAAGTAGTGCTACTAGACGCCTCAGCTTTTTTAATTAGTTGGTTAGCTCTTTCAATAGCCCTATCCAGAGCTGCCGGTATGTTAGATTTTTTCATTTTCATCTTCTTTCTCTAGTATCTTTACCAAGGCTTTTGCGACAGCCTCTTGTCTAGTTTCTCCTATAGCAAAAACACTAGTTCCGTCTTTATCATCAAACTTCCAACAACGTATTCCATATGTAAAAGATCTTTCGTCAGTATGAAAAAACCACTCATAATATCTTCGCTCAATCTCACTGAATACATCATCAAGCGAAAGATATTTTATCATTTCAAAAGCTAGCTCTTTAGGTATTTCCATCTTTTTCCTCCATTTCAATCAACCCCTTACTAATGAAATCTCTTACTCCCCCGGTTTGCTCATAGTCAGTAGTAACTGCTAGAGATATTTCCTTGCCTGTAAGTAGTTCCCAGATCATCCTTACCCGCAATCTCCAAGGGTAGAGTTTGGAATACGCTCTTATACTAAAGTGCATGGAATTTGGGGGCCAAGTCGGGGCAGGATAATATTCAATTAATAAAGAATCTCCATCACACAAAGAACAAGGCCAAGCCCTACCATCCCAATCCACTAAAGATGAAGGCTGACTATCCCAAGCATTACATCTGTCCATTTTCTTTTCTCCTTTCTTTTCGATTGCTTTTGCACATTTTCTACAGGAATAATAATTTGGTTTACCTTCGAAAATATACTGAGCGCATTCCCAATAATTAAGGTCTTTAGCAATCTTTTTTCCACAGTAAGCTTTGCCGGTTTCCTTATTATAAAAATGGACTTTACCTCGAATAGACATTTTCAACCTCCGACTGATTTATTGAGGAATTCCAAAATATCTTTTAGATCTCTTGGCGAGTAATTGGAATAACCATAATCCCTATTTCCATCTATTTCCATCCTAGTGCAAACGCCTTCTTCTATTTCTAGTTTAATATCTATTGCATCACTTCTGTATGATAAAGAACCCTGATCTTCTCTATGAATTGACCACTTACCATTATACATTATTCTACCTTCCTTCTTTTGTGGTGGCCTTTGACCCATGTTTTATCAGCCGCAATCATCTCGCCACAGCCGCAGGCGCATTCATGCAAATCATTCTCAGATTCAATCGGAGTTTGATCTACTTCAGAATCTTTTATAGCTTTCTTCGAGTAGCGGCCTTTTCCTTTCCAGAAATCTTCAGCTATCATTTTCATTGTTACCTCCTAATAAGAAGCTACCCAATCATACACCAAAGCATATTTTCCTTGAGTTAGGGAAATTTTTTTCATTCCTCAGTTTCCTTAATCCAAGTTTCTATTCTTTCATCTAGTGGCCCTTCCCAAGTATCCTCAATATAGACCTCCGTGCCGGGGGCATATTTATAGTCACTATCTACTAATTTTTTAGCTATTTTAAAAGCTTGCTCCGCAGAATCAAGACAGTGAAATCCCCAACAAGCATTTTTTTCATAGCCCCCCTCTATAGAAAGGTACCAACGCCAATTAGTATTATCCTCCTCTTGTATCCGATACATTCTCACTTCTAGATCAGTCCAAGAAGGTCCGCTACTTTTTTCTACCATTTTTTCTCTCCTATTAAGTTCTTTTATCTTCAGCTCTACTCTTTTATTGTTTGTCCAAGTCTGGTGTCTACTCAATTTAATAGCTCACATGAATTAAAGCATTAAGCTCAAGGGCTTTTTCTAAGAATTTAATCAGCCGCGCTTTCTTGTCTACGAAATATTTTGTCCATTTGGCAGGATCATCATCTTCTGCTACCGGATTTAAAAATTGCATGAAATTACTTTGAACAATTTTTGTCATGGGAACAATGTTCCGATTTCGCACATCAAACAAAAACTTCTGAATATTTTCTCGGTTCATATTCTGAGCATCATCAAGGTACTTAGTGAAATCTAAATGGTCGAGCTGAAACATTAGGTTGTAAGGATTGTAACTATCCTCAAAATCTCCCCCGCCAATGTTCTTAAAAGCTTTCTCATACATTTGATCCTCTTTTTTTGAAAGTCTAGAATACTTCTTGCTCGGATAATGAGCATTACTGGTATCTAGCTTATGCTGAATTTCCAGATATTTGAAGTAGTATTTATGGAATGATTTGCGATCAATGATTTTAAATGTAGCTCCCATTATACCCAATCCTTCCATTTAATTTCAATCCGAATAATACCGTCATCATATTCTGAATGCTTTAAAACGAGTTTTTGTAAGAAATCATTAATATCCATCCATTTATCAACATACCCCGTGCCGTGGCAATATTCACAATCTCCTGAAATCAAAATAGGACACCAATCACATTCTTTTCTAAGATGTATTTGCATTATTCAATCTCCACTTTGTCTTTATACATTGTTTGTCCATAAAGTTCATAGTCAAAAGAACCATATTTATCTTTGTGTTCATCATAGTATTTTTCTGCATCTTCTTCATATTTGAACACACCACAAATATTAGGGCATTCGCCGGGCAGATGCTGGTAGATTACCCAAACATACTCTTTCTCTTCAGGATAGCCGGGACATACTTCTATACAATGTTTACATTTATTCTTCTGTGAACAATAGAAACAACAAGTTCCTTTTAAATCCTTCCCCGGCACTTCTGAAGCAGGGCACCACCTATTAAAACATTGCTTCAAATTAGAATCATAGAATTGACAATCCATTTTCAACCTCCTTTTTCTTATTCTCATTCTAAACTGTTTTGTGTAAGTTGTCAAGTATTTTATTTAAGATTTTTCTTGCATAGCCCGCAGGGATATGGTAATCTGATATTAGAAAGGAGGTTTAAGATGATAGATTTAGTTGAACATGCTAGGACTAACCTTGAGACAATGGAAAGGGCTGAGGTATATGCTTCCCTGTCTGACCTGAAAAAAGATGTGTCTGAGGCTATGGAAGATATCAAACCGGCTATCATAGAGGACATGGTAAGGTTAGAAGTTAGGAGATTAGGCAGAATTCGCATGGACATGGTGCGGGCAGCTTTGGAAGAGTCTGACCTTAATAGCAAGTCTGGTTTGTGTTGGCTTGAGAAAGAGTTAGAGAAGCGAGTAGGCAAGGAGTGTGCTAGGAAAATATTTCTTAGAATGACTATCCAGGTTAGGAAACTCCGTCCTGCTGCTGTTCTGAAGTCTGAGAGGGTTGAGCTGAAAAGTAAGTCCGTCTGCCTTGATGAAATTATCTGCTCGATTACCGGGAAGCGTCCTAAGATAGTGGTAGAAAAGTAGAACCCCCAACCCTCATTAGAAGTAAAGCCCCCGAAATGGGGGCTTTAATCTTTAACCCAAACTAATTTTCCTTTTTGAATTGAGCCTTTGAATCCTGGTTTTTTGATTTCTCTTGGTGTTAACTCACCCGCCGCTCTCTTTCCCCATCCGGTGCTTTCTGTAAGTCTCCAAACTCTCCCATCCTCCATTACCATAATATCCCCCGGCTCTGCATCCCAATTTCTTTCATTATAGGGTAATATCTTTCTGTCTTTTCTAGTCATTCTGTTACCTCCTTAAATCTTTCCTGCCAGCTTACCAACAAGCCACCACATAGCCAGAAACAACGCCGCAGCTATCAAAACATGAACACCATTAATACTAGACATTATACCTCCTCTAAAGGTTGAAAGCTTGTCATAACACCAATACTGTCTGTTTCATACTCAATAGGAATCCCGCGAGGGTTCCCTAAAACATCTATCAAGGTTTGCAATCCTCTGTGTTCAATATAGACGGGAAAAGTTGTATCTTCATCTTCAAGATTAGTCATCCATAAAATTGATACTGTTCCTTGATACTCAATATCCTCTATAATCCCAATTTTAGACATTAGTTATTCCTCCTTAACTAATCTATCAAGCTCGTTTGTATTTACTACATACCCCATTACAAACCTGCCGGTTTCATCTGTTTCCGAGGCTATCTGAATATATTGTTTATTTTTGTTGAAAGCACTTGGAATTATACTTGTTATAATCCCGTGGTAAAGACTATCTAACTTGACCTTATCCCCTATTTTGAAATTCAATTTTCCCTTGTTGCTATACTTCTGAGTTTCCCATATGTAGAAATCATTATCCCCACTGTTAGTATAGAAGTAAGTTTGATCTATTGCTGCATCCTTAATAGAAATATAAAGAGCATTATTATATTCATCTTCATACTCTGCTTCACCCTCTGTTATCTCTGCAATCAGTTTTTGACCGTCTGCTATGGATTCAACCTCGAATATATCATTTAGAACCCCACCGTAAACACATACTACCACTAACGTATGATTATCCATTTTTTATTACCTCCTTATAATATTACTTGAGGGTCAATAATCTCCCCTAAATCATGAAGTTTACCTTCAATAAACCTTGCTATAAACTGAGATTTACCCCTTTCGTTGCTACCACTAGTCAAATAAAATTCCACAACGTCTGCTTTTTTATCTGCATCATAGTAGCAGTTTACTCTTCCACCAGTGTTCCATCCTCTGATGTGTCCGGTGATCCCCGAATTCTTAGTTCCTTGTCTGGTCGCCTCCCCGCGATTGCCAACAATACTTGCGTAAAATTGCGACATTTTCAACCCTCCTTTGGTTGAACATGCCAGTTGGGAACATTGCCAATATCTTCTTCTCTGTTCTTTTCAGCCGTTTCCCATGACAAATCACCTTTGATTAAATCCCAACCTGTATGTCCTAATCTGTTCTTTGCTCCGTCCATGAAAAAACCGAGCATACTCGCAATAGCATCTAGACTGTGCCGGGCATCCTTCATAACTTCTCTAGCATTGTTCCCGGTGAAACTGTCAAGGAAAGCAGAGATACCATATTGATAGAGTGCTTCAACCTTCATTAAGTCTGTTATTTCACCTTCAAAATTCTCCATGCCAACACACTCTAGGGCATTTTGCAAACCCTTTACTCCTGCTTCACTAGGGGACACCGCATGAACCTCTACCTGATACTTAAAACCAACCTCCTTTAATTCTGATTCTGATAAGCTCTCCTCTAGATTGATAAATTCTACCACTATCCAATAATCAAAGTCTCCATTATTTAGTTTCTTTGTTACCCATGTGCCGCCGTATGTCTGCCAATTAATATCGCCTGTTAGAAATGTTAGCCGCATGATCTAAATCATCCCCTCTCGATTGATTGCGGTCACGCCTCCGCTTTTTCGTTTTGGAGCACTCCCGCCGCCTGCATCTGCGCGGCCAGATCAGTATCATCCAGGACCCATTGTAGATCCCAGTCCGCATTGTCGTACCATGCACATATCGCCTCTATGCAATCCATCAGCGTGTCGGCGTAGTGGTGATCGATATCCTCGTCGTACTCGCCATCCTCGGATGTAGCCATAATCGCCCAGTGGTATGTTTGATCGTTATGCTGGCGCAGATCGATGGAGATCGTAAGTCTCCCGTGATCCGTTCCTGTTCCCCAGTCGCCCTTGATTGTGGCCAGATCGAGGGCATCATTGTCGTAGCCATCCTCGTTTCGGAGGCCCAAACCCCGCCGTATGTGATCATACGCGGCGGCGCTACCCATTTCGGAGATCAATCGCCGCACGTCCTCCGGTGCCTGTCCCGCCCAAAGTGTCTTTCTCATTTTCCCTCCCCCTCTCCTTTCCGGCTATTGATCTCACTCAGTTTTCGCATGGCTCCCGCATAATCAACAAACCAATATTCTGCAGCTTTTCCGGGAAAACACACGCACCATTCTTTTGCTTTGGTTATTGGATCGGAATATTTGGCGTGGGCCTCTATGTTGTTCTCTCGCGCCAACTCTGCAACTTTGTAAGCATCCCTCTGATTCATTTCCCCTCTCCTTTCTCCTCCAGCCACTCAAGTAGTCGTTTTATCCACTCTCCCGCTCCCTTGGCGGATTGAATACATACTCCGGGTGTTCGTTCGTGTACTCCGCAAGCGCCTTCTCTGCTTTGTCAGGGTTGATACCATATTGAATACAGAATGAATCGAACTTAGTTCTATTTTTTACCCTGCCACTAATCCGCAATAGATAAGACAGTTCATAAAATACGCCGTACTCTGTTAATGTAGCATCCTCTATCGGCGTAGCGCACCTATCACAAACCGGGTAATGGTCAACCTCGTCAGTATCAAATATTACCCCATAGTCATTAGGATTAGGGAACCCGTTATCTTTTACGTGTTGTTCGTAACAATTAGGACAAATAATAACTCCCTCGTAAATATAACCTATTACCTCCATAACTCTAAACCTCCTTCAAACAGGCTCTAAGACCGTAAGGTGCCCGGCTAATTGTCCCGTCTGGTTCGATTCTGAAACTTCCAACTTTGTAATACCAGCTATCACCACAAACTTACAAACCTCCTTACCGTTTTGTCTCAAATTCTATCCTATTAAATTGGTCCAAGTCGTGTCCCATTATGTATTGCATATCACTGTCGGGATTTTCAGGCCATATAAGCAACTCTAGTGTCCCATCCTCATTAGCACAACCGCGAATGTCTAACACCCTTTTGGATTCCCCGTTATCCCTCATATAAATGGTAAGATCAAAACCTCCCTCCTTCGCCCTAGGGCCTCCCGTCAATTTTTCCTGCCGCCCGTCAATAATTCCTTCGATCCAAAAGTTACGCATTGACATTTTCCGACCTCCTTAATGATATGTAGCTTCTGATATGTAGCTTCCCACGTTATTTTATAGACGTTTATATCATCTCCGTGGTGTTCTTTGGCTAGTTTTTCCGCGTAGATATGAGCATCATTTTGATTATCAAAAGTCTTTTGGTGTGTCATTCCTAGATGCTCAGTTTTTACTATGAATCTGTCTTTGCGTGTCATAAATCAAACCTCCTTAACGGCCCGCCGCTGAGTGTGCAAACTGTTTCCCTCCTTAAATCAATTCTTTTTGATAATTCTAACCTAGCACTAATCGGAAACCGCGTCAATAGAAAATGTAAAAGTTATTTAACCTCGAATGTAGGGGATTCCATTAAACCGATATCACATTTGATTTGATGCTCTCTTGCTCGATCTTCGCGCCGAGCATCCGGGCTATAAGGCCTGTCCGCAATAGGTAACCCAGCGGATTTGATTTTAAATTTAAATTTAGAATCATGGGAGGGTTTAAAACCATTTATCCATTGCCAGTAATGGACTAATTCATGCAATAACGTAACAGATGGATAAGGACAAAAACAACTAATACGTATGTCACAGGATGCGCCACTTAAATAACTCCCCCGCCATCTAAATATCCCATAATAACTGAGGGCTTTAGTTCCAATAATAGGCGGAATGGTATTTAAATCATCAAAATATTGAGCTACTAACAATTCCGCGAGGTCGGTAAGCTCCTTGTTAGTCAAAACTTAAACCTCCTTGCGTGTGAAACGGTGATAACCCATTAACGCATTATCAATAATGAATTCATCTGAAAGTGTTTCTTTGTCTTTAGCTGAAAGATCAGGCGAATAAATAAGAATGTTATTCACCTTTGTTCGATCTAAAGCCGCATTAACATAGTCTCGCATGGCCTGAATCCGCGCCGGTTGTTTCACCATTTAATCAACCTCCTTAATAGCTTGCCATATTTCGGGAATCTGCCGTTGATATTTCCTGCAAAGTTTTTTAGCTAATACGGCTTGCTTAGGTGTCAGTTGATCAAACCCCGCTAGACTATGCCCTATATTTGCATCAAACTTGTTAAACCCTACACCATCAAGGTCGCGGGCATAATCACACATTCCCGCTATTGCCTGAATCCCTGCATGGATTAGTTTAGCTTGCTCAGATGTAATGGTTTCGGATTCCTTTTCAACCTGTTTACGGCTAATGTTTACCGTTTCAGGCTCAGGCATCGGGATAACAATTTGCTCAGGCATACCTTTTTGTGTTTCCTTATCTAATGCCCTATCAATTATAGCTTGCTTTGCAACTAGTG